TCCAGTGTACCCTGTACCACCTCCATCTGCACCCTGGGCTCCAGTGTACCCTGTACCACCTCCATCTGCACCCTGTGCACCCTGGGCTCCAGTGTACCCTGTACCACCTCCATCTGCACCCTGAGCTCCCTGAGCACCAGTCTCGCCAGTACCGCCCCCATCCGCCCCCTGGGCACCCTGGGCACCAGTCTCGCCTTGGGGTCCTAGATCGCTAGTATTAATTGTGCCAGCCATACTTGAATGATACTGACAAGCATAGTATAAAGTAGGTGCATTATATGGCACCGCAAATCTTATACTACCAACCGAAGCTCCGTTGTTTGTTACACCTGTGTTATAAATGTTTGCAGAACTGTAACCACCAGGAACTGTTTGGATCCAAAACGGGTGTCCGCCGGCGTTTACATTAAATATGTACGTGAATCCACGCAATAATGCTACTGTTGGATTATTTGCACCATCAATAACGTATCCAGCGAACCCGCTGTTTGTTACAGAATATGTTCTTGCACCCATATCACCTTGTGCACCCTGGGCACCCTGTGACCCTGCACCCTGGGCTCCCTGGGAACCCTGTGTACCAGTATAACCAGTACCGCCACCAGCAGCTCCCTGGGCTCCCTGGGAACCCTGGGCACCCTGTGTACCTGCGGCCTGACTACCTGCAGCACCCTGGGCACCCTGTGCACCTTGTGGACCATTAGGTTCACCCTGTGCTCCCTGGGCACCAGTATATCCTGTGCCACCCCCACCTCCGCCAGTAGCAAGAATCATTATAGGAGCCCATGGACTTGTTAGTTTAATAAGAATATCTCGTATAATATTGTTAGAATAATCACATACAAAAATATTACTAGAAACTGCTGCTAATCCATAGGGTAGATTAAATCGGGCACTTAATCCTAAGCCATTTTGATTTCCTTGAATGCTTCCCGCAAGTGTAGTAACATTTCCATTAGTATCAATCCTACGAATACAATTATTCTGAGAGTCGCCAAGATACATCACATCAGCAGAATCAAATGTAATACCCCATAAACCGTTAAAGGATGCGTTTAACGCTGGTCCATCTCTTTGGCCTGAACTACCATTTCCAGCAAACGTTGTAACATTCGACGTAAGAGGATCTATTCTACGGATACGTTTATTTAAGAGTTCTGTCACATATAGTATTCCATCAGATTTAAAAGCAAGTTTAGTAGGAAAATAAAATTGTGCATTACTTCCAGTACCATCGGCAAAACCCAACGTACTACCAACAAAAGTTGTAACAGTTGCCGTTGATAGTTCAATCTTACGAATATCATTATTCTGCTGCTCAGATACATATAAGTATGTACCAGACGGATCAATAATAACATCATTTGGGTAAAAGAATAAGGCATTTGTTCCTATGCCATTACCGAATCCTGGGGTAGTACTTCCTGCAAAGGTTGTTACATTAAAGGAAGTATCTATCTTACGAATACAATGGTTATAAGTATCTGCAACATAAATATTACCAGAAGAATCAATATCTAATCCGCAGGGTGTGTTAAATTTTGCCGAGATACCTTGTGCATCTTGATATCCTACTGGAAAACTTCCTGCTAATGTTGTTACATTGCTAGATGTATCTATTTTTTTAATTAAACCATCATAGCCAGTACAAATATATAGATTTCCCGAAGAGTCTGCTCTAATACCAACAGGAGAACTAAACCCACTCGCACGCGTGGTAACTACTGCATAACTTGCAGCATTTGAATCAACTATATCATATTTACTAAGTTGACCTGATGTAAGATTTAAAAATAAATCACCCGGCGAACCTGCATGATTTCCTGGCCCAGTATACCCTGAATAGATTTGAGTACCTATAAAACCTTGAGATCCTTTTTCACCTGTGCTGCCCTGAGCCCCTGTCTCCCCCTGAGCCCCTGTCTCCCCCTGAGCCCCTGTCTCGCCCTGAGCCCCTGTCTCGCCCTGAGAGCCTGTATTGCCCTGAGAGCCTGTATTGCCCTGAGAGCCTGTATTGCCCTGAGAGCCTGTATTGCCCTGAGAGCCTGTATTGCCCTGAGAGCCTGTATTACCCTGAGAGCCTGTATTGCCCTGAAGACCCTGCAAACCTTTTTCATTTAAACCAATATAAGGCAAAACCCTTCGAGAGGCTACCGCAAAGCATGCAGTTAATAATAAATTTCCAGAAGCAAGTGGCGACCATGTAACACCGTCATAGGAATAAGCCATTCCAGATGTTCCATATCCACCAGCAATCCAAAGCGAACCATTCCATGTAACGCTTAATACCTCTACGCTAAACGGTGAGCTACCTGTTGATGGTGTCCATGCCATTCCATCATATGAATATGCTAAAAAGTTTGTTCCGTATCCCCCAGCAACCCACAGCGAACCGTTCCATGCAACACCATAGCATATGGTTGTAAGAACAGAATTTCCAGAAGTCGACGCGGTCCAATTTATACCATCGGTACTGTATGCTATCTGGCAGCTTCCAGTACCACCAGCAACCCAGAGTCTTCCATTCCATCCTACAGAGAAACATGCGTTAAAGGGGGATGTAGTTAAGCTCCAGGTTATACCATCGTACGAGTAACATAGCGAATTTCCTGCCGAATAGCTAGCTCCACCAGCAACCCAGAGAGAACCATTCCATGCAATAGAATTACAGAATTGTGTAAGTATTAGATTACCTGATGTAGAAGCCGTCCAGTTAATACCGTCTGTACTGTAAGCGAGTGTGTCTACTCCACTACCTCCAGCTACCCACATTGACCCATTCCATGCAAGTGTTCTGCAGTCAGTGACGAAAACAGAATTAGCTACTGTCCAATTAATTCCATCAGGACTATAGGCTAAGGTATTGGGACCGCTACCACCTGCAAGCCATTGTACACCATTCCATGCGACAGCAATTCCCGTTGTAAATAGTGCAGATCCAGAAGTCGACGCAAACCATTTTAGTCCATCATAGGAATATAGTATTGAACTTACTCCAGACCCTCCTGCTACTGTAAAATTATCAGTAATGGCTGTACCTACACTAGATCCTATACCGAAGGTCCCCTCATACCGCCAAAAGGTAATTGTAGGAAGTTCACTCGGTTCAGAAAATCCCGTAACATGAAAAAAGGTAAGGATGCCTATATCAGTATCTAATAGCCACGGATGCACCGCATCCGAACTTTGTATAACAACACCTGTAGAAGAATATACTGTATATTGATAGGACCCAGCCGGATCAAAAATACCAGGGATAATCTGCGAAAGGGTGTTGGTTGTCGACTGTAAGGCGGGATTTGTTCCAGAGTAATGATACGAAAACCCAGGTTTAATCGATGCAAGTGTTAAATTGGTGTACTGTACAATGTGAGGATATGCTGTACTTACATATCTCTGTCCTCCTCCAGAATACCCCATATCCTGAACAAGGTCAGTGGGGGCAGTCGCCGGTACTTCTTGTGCAAAAATCTGCAGACCAGGAAAGATTTTAGGTCGTGCACTAACTGGGACTTCTTGGTCTACAGTAAGACCGGGGTAGGCGTCTCCTACACCTGAATACTTCTTTAACAACAACTCCACCTTCTCAGGGTCGTTGGCCATTCTACATGTATTCCGTATAAATATAAACATACTAGGGCATTGCCCTAGGATGTGTATATGTTTAGCACCATCCATTAACTGAGTGTCGCGCTCACCGTGCTAAAGGTGAATGTTTCAGCCATAGGCAATCCAATACGGCAGTACAGGCGTATCTCCATCCCTGAACTAATGTTCAGAGGCTGAATCTTAACACTGAAGATTGTATTATAGCCATTTACTGTTACTAAGTTGAGCCCCCAGTTCGGTGTAGAAGTGTACGCCGCAGGGAGGAAGTAATTTCCAGAGGTCAGCTGAGTTCCTGATGTTGAGTTTCCATTTATCCATGCCGAAGAAAGCTTAGATGCATTGGTTGGTGAAGAACTCGTTGTATCTTCAACCCTGTAATAGAGCTGGATTGGCGTAGAACCAGCATATGCCAGATTATTTGTTCGAGTTATAGATGTAGTATTAACGGTGAAGGAGAGGGTTCCATAGACGCTTGGATATGCAGGAGTTATTCTCCAGGCGAAGGTTGCATATCTATATCCTGATGAAGCGATATAGGAATAATCAGCTGAGTTTGTATCTGTAGCATCGTATAAGGATGCCATGTAATTCAAGTAGGCGTAGGACTGGCCAGATGGAGTAGTAAAGGTTCCATTAGCAACCTGGACTTCTTCTAAGCTGCTTATATCGGCTGTATTATCGTATGCTGTATTCGCATATGGAGTTCCAGAGGCAGTGTAGGGAGGAACATTCGCTGCCCCAGCTACACCAGAAGATACCCTGAATCCTATCTTAGCTACACCTGCAGTTAGAGAGGGAAGCGTCTGCGGCAGAGTAGAATATACCAAGGCGACTGAAGGCCCATCGATGATAGTGGTTAATGCAGTAGCATCAACAGAAGCAGAAGCTCCATATACATTATTTGCTATTCCAGATAGTGTTATAGTGTTTGTGTAGACTGAAGATAAGGAAGAAGATGTTATGCTTGTATTACTGCATGTTATAGAACTTGCAAAGGCACCCGAGCTGAGACCTGCTACAATGTTCGTTAGATCAGTCTCAGAGAATGGAGTTATCGCCACGGGACCAGGTGTATAGGTGAGAAGAGGAGAACTATAGTAATAATTCCCCATATTGCTCAAGACAGTTGTTACGGTATAGACCGGTGTTCCAGCCACGACTCGTACACCAGAGACCCAAGATGAATAATTACTGTTAAAGGTGATGCCAATACTTGTAATCGTAGGAGGTGTTGATATGGCAGTGTCGCATTGAAAGGTGAAGGTAGATGAAGAATTTGACGCTGATACTGATAGAATGTAATAGTAAGGAGAGGCAGTAAAAGTGGATGAACCAATAGTCAAGGTGTTAGAGGAATTTAGATAGAACCCAGTGCTTGGTGTTATTCCTGTGTAATGGTCGTACACTGAGAGTGGTGTTAGGGTAAGATTTGCAGTTGTCTGGGCGGAAGGCGTTGTTGCAGGAAATCCGTCGAAGGCGACCGTTGGCCCAGTGGTTATTCCATTGTTCGAGAGGCTCACAGACAAGCTCATGATATTTGTTGCCGATGAGCCACGGTTTGCTACTCTATGGATTGGTGCTATGAAGGGGCTCGATGTCCAGTTGGTTGTCGAGTTCACTAGACCTGTTACAGTGGAACCGGTTCCGATGTGTTTGATTGTCCCATGTGAGTAGTATCGTGCAGGAAAGGAAAGAGATCCTAAGGCTGATGGAGAGAGATTGCTTGTTGTGGCAGTTGTTGTTGTAGCTGCACTTGTTCCATTTCCAGAGTTGGTGGCTGTCACAGAGAAGGAATATGTTGAATCGGGGTACAGAGATGTTGCACTGTAAGATAGGCCTGCAGCCGTTGCTGTATGTACAGAATCCGCAATAGGACCACCGTAGCGAAGTGTAGAACCAGAGGAATAATAGGATACAGTGTAATTTGCGATTGTAAGCATGGATACTGGGTCAGTAATATCATTGGAGAGGGGGGCAGAATAAGATACTATTGCAGAAGAAGAGGTCAAAGAGCCAATTGAAAGAGAACGGGGTGCACTAGGAGGGCCTGCTGATACAAAGAGCACAAGCTGTACCGTCGAAGGATTTGAGCTTGGATTTCCATTCTTGTACCATGCTGTAAAGGTATTGTTGCTCGATGCAATAATATTTGTCATGCCAGTGTTATGATATACATACGCGGAACGTGGAGTATCTTCACCAGGGAAGATAAGCGATTGAATACCGTTAGAGCCAGCTTGTTTTGATAAGACGACACCTGTGATGAATGAAGAACCATCGTGATAATCAACAAACGATGTAGATGAATTGGAGAATAGTACTGTTGTTGTTAGAGAAGGACCGCTTACCTCATAAGAGAGTGTAGATGTGATTGAGTTAATAACAGGAACCCAAGAGCTGAGTAGGCCTATGGGGATCTGAGAAGGGTATGACCATGGGATGTAGATATTTGTAGTCGTCGAGTATAAGGAGCCGAAGGAAATTGCTGGAGGAGGATCGATAACATTTCTCTGAAACCAGGAATCAGTATAGATAACATTCGATAATCCTGGAAGCCCTTGGGCTCCCTGTGCTCCTGTGTTTGTAGAAAACCCTGGAAGACCCTGGGCACCTGTCTCACCTTGTGCACCTGTTACTCCTTGTGCTCCCTGGGCTCCTGTATTTGCGGCTTGACCTTCAAGGCCCTGTGGACCCGTGAATCCTTGGGCTCCCGTTGGCCCTTGAGATCCCTGTGCACCTGTGTTTGCTGCAGTTCCTGCAAATCCTTGTGCACCTGTGAAGCCTTGTGAGCCAGTTGAGCCCTGGGAACCCTGGGCACCAGTTGATGCGGCAGCTCCATGAAAACCCTGGGATCCTTGAGACCCTTGTGAGCCCGTGAAACCTCGTGCACCTTGGGCACCTGTAGATGCGGCTAGACCTTGAAGACCCTGTGCCCCCTTTGCACCGGTTGTTCCCTGTACTCCTTGAGCACCCTGTGCACCAGTGGATGCTGCTAGACCTTGGAGACCCTGGGCTCCTTTCGAGCCCGTTGTTCCCTGTACTCCTTGAGCACCCTGTGCACCAGTGGATGCTGCTAGACCTTGGAGACCCTGGACTCCTTGAGAGCCAGTGAATCCTTGAGCTCCTTGAGCACCAGTTGCTGCTGCCTTACCGTCTACACCCTGTGCACCTGTTTCACCTTGAGAGCCAGTGAATCCTTGTGCTCCTTGGGCGCCAGTTGCTGCTGCCTTACCGTCTACACCCTGTGCTCCTGTTTCACCTTGGGACCCAGTATCTCCCTTGAGACCCTGTGCTCCAGTTGATGCAGCATAACCATCCACTCCTTGGGGGCCCTGTGAACCAGTATCTCCCTGTGAACCAGTATCGCCCTGTAGACCTGTCCAGCCAGTTGGACCAGTTGTCACAGAGGTGATATCGAATTGATTAACAATTGTAGTTGCTCCTGTTGGCCCAGAAGCAGAAGGAGGTGCTGATACTGTGATCTGTACATTATTTGTTTCTGGATTGATAGATAAGGTTGTATTTGTAATAGATGCACCTTGTGGACCTGCGACTTGGCCGCCCACGAAAATTAAACTTGCTGTAGAAATATGAGCATCTTTAAAGGGGAACTCAAGGGAACCGAGTGTAACATTTGAATGGGAAGGATAAATAGAATGATTTAATTGATAATATGGACCAGATGGTCCATTTACAAGTGGCAATGGCTCATATAATGTTGGCCCCGTTGTTCCCGTAGAATTTATCGAAGTAATCAATAGGTTATTCGTTTGAGGATTTACTGATATCGTTGTTGTTGATGGCCCTGAAGGACCAGAAGATCCAACGAACACCAAACTATTTAACGACAGGCTCAAATCCTTAAAAGGATGATCAATTGTTCCTAAGGTAAGATTCCCTTTTGTTGGAACTAATGAATAGTCTACTGCATAATACGGACCAGTTGGTCCCACTATGATAGGAAGAAATCCTGTGGGACCCTGGGTACCTGTAGGACCTGTGGGACCTGTGGGACCTGTAGGACCCGTTCTTCCTGTAGGACCTGTTGTTCCTGTGGAACCCGTTGAGCCTGTGTTTGCTGCTTTTCCATCAACACCTTGGGGACCTGTTGGTCCAGTGTAGCCTGTACGCCCTGTTGCACCTGTTAGAGATGCGAATGCAGGTGTTCCTTGTGGACCCTGTGTACCTGTGGGGCCCGTGTATCCTGTATATCCTGTTGCACCTGTTAGAGATGCGAATGCAGGTGTTCCTTGTGGACCCTGTGTACCTGTGGGGCCCGTGTATCCTGTATATCCTGTCGCACCTGTGTTTGCTGCTTTTCCATCAACACCTTGTACACCCTGTATACCTGTAGGGCCCTGAATTCCTGTTGCACCTGTATTTGCTGCTCTACCGTCAACTCCACGCGGACCTATAGCACCTATGTATCCCTGAGACCCTTGGGCACCTGTTGCACCTGTATTTGCTGCCCTTCCATCAATACCCTGAGCACCTGTGGGGCCCCTAATACCTGTAGAACCCGTTGCACCTGTGTTTGATGCTTGGCCACCAATACCCTGGGCACCCACGGGCCCTGTGTACCCTGTATATCCTGTTGCACCTGTGTTTGCTGCCTGACCACCAACACCTTGTACACCCTGTACACCTGTAGGGCCCTGAATTCCTGTTGCACCTGTATTTGCTGCTGTTCCTGCAACTCCTTGCACACCCGTAGGACCTGCCGGCCCTCTTACATTCGACAGTTGTGTAACAGTAATACGAGTATTTTCTATATTGGGCAGAACGGTTATTGTTTTTCCCGCAAAAGAATGCTTATACTGTAATTGTACGGAGCGTTGGGGCAGTAAGACAACCGTAGTAGAAAAAGAAGAACCCTGAAAATTAATTGCAGACGATTTAAGTACATCCATGCCATTGTCCAGTGCAATATAGATTTCGGGCTGTGTAACATTTAAATCCATTGTACTGTTATTAGTGACAACCTGGCCTGACACTAGGATAACAATAGTTTTTGTTAATGAACTATTTATGAATTGACCTGCAACAATGTCATATACCACATCTCCAATAATAGAATTTGCATCAAGTGCATCAAAGTATATAGGAGTAAGCGTAAATGCAACAGCAGGTGTACTATTACTAGTAGAAAGATACCAGGTCTGAGTAGGTAACGGTAGAATAGGTAAGGCTGGACCCGTTGGACCAAGGCTTCCCGTTGGACCGAGAAAGCCCGTCTGCCCCCTTACATTCGAAAGCTGGGTAAAGGTTACGCGAGTAGAGGAAGGACCCGCAAGAATACTAATACTATTGTTTGGTGCAGCAAAGTAGTGTTCAAAGTATACTTGTATGTAAGTTAAAGGGGGAATGATAACAGTCGAGGTAAAGGTAGACCCGTGGAAGTTTACCGCAGAGGATGTCATTATAGGATTAGCAAAATCCCCATTCTGAACAATAAAAATTTCACATTGTTTGTAGTTCAAATCTAATACACGATTATCCGTAACAACTTGACCAGAAACTAAGACAACAATTGACTTTTGACTAATATTCATTAAACTTCCATATGGATGTAGACCTCCACCAGGGGTGTACATCATATCATCAGAACTTAAATTATTTGCATCTGCTACGTTAAAGTGGATAAGGGCTGGAATTGACTGTAATGCTTCAATGGGACGATCTAACCACCAGGTCTGTGAAGGTAAAGGTGTAGCATCCATCGCAGGACCCGTGGGTCCAGGCATACCTGTTGCTCCTAGACCCGTTGGCCCTCTTACATTTGATAACTGAGTAAAAGTAGCACGTGTATTGGTTAGACCAGACAAGACATTTATTATTTTTCCTGCAAATGAATGCTGGTACTGAAGTTGAAGGGTTGACCCTGGAAGTAATACAACTGTTGTAGAAAAGGAAGACCCTTGAAAATTAATTGCCGATGACTTGAGAACATCAATACCATCTAAGAGGAGGTAAATTTCTGGTTGTGTAACATTTAAATCCATATAAATATTATCTGTAACTACTTGACCTGACACTAATACAACTACATTATCTTGACTGACATTTTGCAGAAGTCCTCCAGAATAGGACAAATCATTGCTAGGGACAGAATGTGCATCTTGAATATCAAAAGGAATTGAGATAAGAGTTAATGCATCAACAGGAATATCAGTACCCGCCGAGCGATACCAGGTCTGAGTGGGTAAGGGCACAATAGGTACAGCTAAACCAGTAGGACCTTGTAAACCTGTTGGACCTATATTTCCAATCTGCCCTCTCACTGCCGATAGCTGAGTAAAGGTTACACGAGTAAATGAGGAACCTGCAAGAATATTAATAATGTTAACAGGAGAAGGAAAGAAGTGTTCAAAGTATACTTGTATATAAGATAAGGCTGGTATAAGTACTGTGGCGGTAAACGTAGACCCCTGGAAATTAACTACAGACGATGTCATAATTGGATCAGCTATATCACCATCCTGTACAATAAAGATTTCACATTGTTTGTAGTTCAAATCTATGACTCGATTGTCTGTAACAACTTGACCAGAGACTAAGACAACAACTGTATCTGTTGTAGTATTTGTTAACCTTCCATTTGATGAAGTATAGACTACTTCTTCAGAATCAAGATTATCTGCATCTGGATGACTAAATTTAATAACAACAGGAGTTGATGTCGATGCTGCTATAGGGGTATCTAGCCACCACGTTTGTGCAGGAAGAGGAATCGCGGGGAGGGAAGCACCCGTTGGTCCGAGTAAACCTGTTGGACCAACTGAACCCGTTGCACCTCCACCAGAAGAACCTTGAATAGAGACATAAAAGAATTCGTTTGCAGTGGGAGTATAAGGAAGATTTGTTAAAGGGGTTACGCTATAGGTAAAGGAAAAGGGAGTTGAAGAAATAGCATGTATTTGATAAAAATAAGATTGCGGGTGTGATGCTGAAGATAGTGCAAGAATACAACCAACAGAATATGCTTGCAGAAATTCACTTTGCAATGTACCTGCATAATCTTCTGTCGACAAACGTATTGTTGTAGAATAATTTAAGTCTGATATTTCTGTGTTAAAGAGGCCTGATGTTGGTTCACGAGTAACAGTAGAGTATTTGTAAGTCAATGTAGTAAGCCCCCCACCACCGCCTCCACCTGGTGCACCTTGTGGACCTGTTGGACCAAGTGAACCTGCTTTTCCTGTTGCACCAGTATTTGATGCTTGACCGCCAAGACCTTGTGGACCAGTTGGACCCCTCACGTTAGATAGCTGCGTAAAGGTTATGCGGGTATTTGTTAGACCTGGTAGAATGGTTATTGTCTTTCGTGCAAAAGAATGTTGATACTTTAGCTGAATAGTATCATTAGGTGTTAATACAACGGTTGTAGAAAAGGAAGATCCCTGAAAATTAATTGCCGAAGAACTCAATACATCAACCGATCCATTTAATACAAGGTAAATTTCGGGCTGTGTGACATTTAAATCCATCGTAGTATTATCTGTGACCACTTGTCCAGAAACCAATACAACGACTGTATTTCTACTGATATTTTGTAGAATACCCGTTGTAGAATCAAAACTCAAATCAAGAGTAGATACAGAATTTATATCTTTTTTGTTAAATGTAATAGGTGTAATGACCGATGCATCTGCTGTAATGGGTGGTGTGGTCAAGTCGAGATACCATGTTTGCGTAGGTAAGGGTACAATAGGTACCCCCAGCCCAGTGGGACCTGTAAATCCCTGAGAGCCTTGTACTCCTACACCAGGAGGACCCTGTGGTCCCTGCGATCCACCTCCACCCCCACTACCTCCACCCGCTGGGCCTGCTGGGCCTGCTGGGCCTGCTGGGCCTGCTGGGCCTGCTACACCTTGAGCACCAGTGTATCCTCCGCCAGAACCAGAACCAGAGCCAGAACCATGAATAGAAATATTTAATACTTCATTGATGGATGGCGTATAGGATAATTGTGTCAATGCTGTAACAGTATATGTAATATAAAAGTTTGAAGGAGAAATAGATTGTATTTGGTAAAAGAAGGGTTGGGGACTTACAGAGGAAGAAATAGTGATTATACAGCCAACTGTATATACTTGTAAATATGCATTTTGATTTGTACCTGCTAAATCTGTTGTAGATACGCGTATTATAGTTGAAGAATTTAATTCAGATATATCTGTATAGATAAATCCAACACGAGAATTGTGAATATCTGATGTATATTTATAACTGAGAGTGTTCAATCCTGCACCGGGCGAACCCTGTGCTCCTGTGGAACCCTGTGCTCCTGTGGAACCCTGTGCTCCTGTGTTTCCTGTTGAGCCTTGAGCACCCGCTTGGCCGGGTGTACCCTGTGAACCACCAGAACCTTGTTGCCCTACCCCTGAAACTCCATTACCATTATTTAATTGAGTTGAAAATATGGTTCGAAGCCTTCGCAACTCCAATAGTTCTGTGGGTAATAGGCCACTCAAGGACATCTACAGTAGTTTGCCTTTTAATTCATCTCATAAACCCTGCTGAATAATAGGCAAGCATGACCCATAAACACGATATAGTTCCTGTAAGAGTTCCGCTGCACCGTTGTTCCTTTTTGTAAGAAGAATATAGTTATATTCTATACACTTATGACGGAACTGGCGAAGAAAGGGGTAGTCCTTTTGACTATAGACAGCATTATAGATTCTAGTTCGAAGTAAACTATGAAAATGGATGGAATTATATTCATATACATCTTCAATAAAATCAAACAAACAATCTGCCCCATCCATATCGAGAGGATTCAAAATACACCGTTTCATGGCATATATAGATAAAACTTGACCATACTCATCAATAAAACGGTCATGATTAAATCGAACCGTTCGATAATGGGTAATAGCCGAAGAGAGAGGAAAGGTTCCATGAGCGAAGCCGTTCCATACCGATATAAGTTGTCCCAGAGAGAGAAAGAGATTTGTAAGAGGATTCTTCGGATGAAGGGGACAGGCAAACCTCCCTTGACCATGTAAAAGGGATTGTGTGATCGAGCTGTGTAATGTCTTCTCTTCGAAGGAATAAATGTGTCTACTCTTCCAATCGACAATATAAATAGGTTTCTTGATGGGTTCAAGGGTAACAATGTCATCCGTTGTACAGGAAACAAGTCTTTTGAACAGCCATCGAAGGACAAACTTTCGAAGAAACCAGCGAGCCGTTTGAATCTTAGCTAGTTCCTTCTTCACCTCGTGGGGAAAGGTCGGTCCACCAACTAAGATGTTCTTTTTCGCCTCTTGAACTGTGTGTTTGATTGATGCATGAGTTTGAAGAGTATTTGCAACCGTTACTCGGACAAGTATATCTTTTATCCGTGGAGCCGCGACTAGAAAAAGAGACTGTCTCCGCTCAAAAGAGAGTATCGGGGACATACTTCCCCTTCACTTCATTTTTTATCGAAGAGATATAACTCATCACCTTCAATCATTCCCTTGACGACACCTAGAGAATCTCTCGCAAGGCCATCCTTTCCCACAAAGTAATTAGTCCCCTCGATATCCTTAATTCTAGACACTTCCTCGTAGACCTTTGTATCGGAATCGTGAAGAGACATGTGCTGAGGGCAGCGGTTATGTCCAAGTAGGCACGGAGCACGACAGAGTTGGATGATAAGAGAGTTACTAGGCACGCTATAGCAACAAGAGGTCTCCTCAGGCATGTCAACGTCAAGAAGAGGAATTTTGATGTTCTTCCTTACCTTTGACCACAAGACCTTCGGATCTTCTCGGTTACGTGATGCTATATCTTCGACCAGCTTTTGTGCAGAGATCATAAGAGACGTCTCAAAGAGATTCCAACACTCGGCAACTACAGAATAGGACATGCGGACGAGCTGAGGAGATATACTTACGTTCAATTTTTAGATGCCTCCTCCGTCGGTATGGGGTCCGCCTCTATGGAAGGTTCTCCACGGAGTTGAGACAGTGGCAAAGGTGAGTTCTCTGCAAAAGGATTCCGATAGGGAAGGGTTATGGCTTCTTAGCCACCTAGAGTATATTATCCCCTGTAAGGAATGTATAGGACACTTAGTTCAGTTCAGAAAGAATAACCCTATTCTAAAATCGTATCCTACGATTGGAGAATGGGTATGTGCCCTCCATAATTCAGTAAATGAGAAGCTAGGAAAGGAGTCTATCCCCTGGTCGCTATGCACCACTTCAACGGTAAAAGAGGATTGGAGAGCCTACGTAGACTCTATAAAAGACTCAATTCAACTCGGCCTGGTCACCGGCGATAAATTACGTGAGTTCAACCGACATATGCTCTTATGGATCCAGTATACCTACTGACGGAGCGGTCCAGGGTCACTGCCAATACATACAATAGGATTATCGGCAGCAGACGGGCTTATAAACCCTTGGACCAGTCCAAGGATATCCGATGCAGGGATTCCACATGAGGTAGTAAGTACACTATAGAAAGAGAATCCTAAGAGGAAACAATATAGGATGGGAAAGAGAGACTCGTATATAGTATCTTCACATGGACTGAAGGAATAACGAAACCAGAGTAGGAGTCCTAAAGAAACAATGCTCAGTCCAAGAATCGACCCTGTAATTATCTTACGATTGTTTACCCGTATAGCAATCTGATCCTTACTCGATGCATCAATACTAGCATTATTGGTAGGTCTAACCGTAGGTGTCGGTAGTGCATAGAGTGTTGATGCATTTGCAATTAAGAAGCCGAAGAAGAAAAGGATGTGAATGAGCCAGCCACTTGGGCTGCGACGCTGGTCTCCATTCAGGCGTTCCTCGGGGGAGAGGTAGCACAACTCCACGGTTGCAGCCTGTTTCTTTTTTATCTTCCCATTCAGCCAGACGTAGGGATTTATAGTGTCAAAGAGGGGCATTGTGTCGCTGAATGATTCTTCAGAGATCATCGGGAGTACGAGCTTTGCCACATACATGAGCGGGAGTAAGAAGGCCGAAAGACTCGATAGGCTTGACCAATTCAGTAAGCACAGAAAGATGGCAACAGCGGGGACAAAGGAGAACGCGATGCCAGCGATATTCACCCCTGTTGCATTCCATATAGACCATTCATTATTAGCAAAGAAAGAGATTGAGGGAACAATGAAGAAGTGAGCAAGAGCTAAGCACAACATTCCAATGTTCATCGTGAGGATGCTCACGAAGAAGAAAAACCCGGAAAGTAAATGTGGAAGAACTAATAGTCCATCTTGCAGTGAATCTTTTATGGAAAAGAGTTTATCCAGGAGGACATCCATCTAATTCGTAGAAACACATATATAATCCATGCCGCTTCGTGAAACGAGGGGAGGAATAAAGAGCATATCAACACCAGCTTTTCCGAATAAGAGGAAGTTCTGGTAACATAGGGTGAAGCCTACAAGTAAGCCTGCAAGTACAGATAAGATAACCCCCATAGGAGTATCACAAGAGTTAAGAAGAATAAATATAGAGAATAAGATAATACACATGCATGCACTTCCAACACCTAGGTACGGACGGACACTGTAAGAGGATCCTCTCTCAGCACATTCTTGTGTAAAGAGTAACATGGATTGAATACAGTAGGCAGAAGCAAATGCTACGAAATAGAGTGCAGAGTTCGGAAAGGTAACAGATATACCATTGTCGAGTAAATACTTAAATTTAGTCGACTCAGAACCCTGATACCTACTCTTACATTTCTCAGACTTACCCAGGGACTTAGCCTGTTGAACGCTTTCAGCAGTCTCCATATACGATGCCACACCCTTCAGTGCATTTTGTATCAAGAGAGCCTCGCCGGAAGCCAGCGAAAAGAGGAATACAGGATAGTTGAGTGTAATAAATGATACAAATAAACTGCCCAGAGTAAAAATTGCAGGAGAGAACATCGACAACTCGGCAAATCTATCCTGGACTGGTTCAATGAAAAGTGTATATAGGACGGTAAAAGGGTTTTCAGAACCGGCGCCAGGCGGGGGGCTCGACATATCTTCTGTATGCAAAGAACCTAAAGGGTGCGGTATCTTCTTTTACAGGAAGATGGGTATACCCTCGTATTTTAGAAAAATTACAACAACATATTCACACATTGTACAGCGTATTCTCCCCTTCAAGGCGAACACCCTGTGCTTTGATTTTAATTGTCTTATTTACAGGTGCTTGCAGTCACCTACCCTTCGGCCATTTCCAGGATATACGGATCCTCATGATGCAGAGGTCTGGGAAGCAGATCTGTTAAAGGAGGTGACAGCGGCTGTAAAAGAGGTGTGGACATCAGCCGGTTCCCCGCCCAACGTGTATATTGCGGTTGACGGAGTTGTCCCCATGGCTAAGATACGTCAGCAGCGTGTCCGTCGATTCAAGTCGGCGTGGCTGTCACAGCAGGAATCCAAGGTCTCCTGGGACAAGAACGCGATCACTCCTGGCACGGCCTTTATGGATAAGCTAACGGTCGCTTTGCAGGGGGTCGTCAAGAAGCACGGGCCGAAGTGGACACTCAGTAGTGTACAGGAGCCGGGGGAGGGAGAGCACAAACTTCTTGCTTTCTTGCGTAGAACTCCAGCACTCTGTAAAAGCCCTGTCGTGGTCTACGGTCTCGACGCCGACCTTATTTTACTCAGTATGATTCTCTCGGAAGAAATGTCCCAGAATGTCTGGCTCATGAGAGAGAGGCAGGAGTTTGAGAGTGGGCCACGAACTGTTGCTGACTCCGCTGACGCCACGCAACAGTACTCTTTCTTGGACATAGCAGCCCTGAAGGAGAAGGTGCATGTTACATCGTGGCTGTCCTGTATAAACTACGTAACCCTGATGTCTCTCATGGGAAATGACTTCCTGCCTCACAGTATGACGCATAAACTGGGCGATGATGGGCACGCATGTATTATGAGAGAGCTTCTCTCCATGTCTGAATCTGATGCGTGGTTAGTTAGTGCGACCGGCTCACTCAATCTGGCTGTGTTAAAGGGTATTGCTGGGCGATGGGCAACGGAGGAGACCGAGAGGATGTACCGAATGATTGAGAAGAAGCAGAAACAGGCTCAGCGGGGAGTTCTTCCAGGGATGAGTGCAATTGAGGCTCTTCCTCTTACCTGGAATGTGGAGAAGGAAATGCTTGTCCTACAGGGGAGAAGGCTAAGAGATGACTGGCGTTCAGTGTACTGGGGATGGATGAATGAGAATGTCGATAAGGAGCATGTCTGCAGAGAATATGTTAAAGGGATTCAGTGGATTCTTGCCTATTATACGGGAAAGCCTGTAGATACTGAGTGGATGTTTCCGTATTGGATTCCTCCTCTGTGGGGAGATCTTGCTCGCTGCTCTTCTCTTCCTCTCGAGTCTCTACGGGCATCTGTGCCTCCCAGCCCCCAGGAACAACTGGCCATGGTCTTGCCCCTGCACAGCTGGGGACTGGTTCGTGATGCTCGACTCAAGACTCTTCCTATCCTCTGTCCTCAGGCGTGGCCCGTATCGTTTGGCTTCTTTTCCGCCGGGCGTAAATGGTTCTGGGAATGCGAGGCCCGTATCCCCTCACTTACTGCGGGAAGGATACGTGAACTTTTGAGTGAACCTAAGTAGTATGGGTAATACTCATGGTATTCCCGAGGCACACGTCAGAATATATAACAATACAATGGCGATTCAAGACCCTATTACGCGAGTACAGATGATACGCACTCTCATTCGCTCCCCCGAGCATATCGAATCGATGAAGCAGGCTGGTATCTATGGGAAACTTCTGCACTTCATACAACAGGTTGAAGCTGGGAGTGCGACTTCGCCTTCTCAGCAGGGACAGCAGAAACAACAGCAACAGCTGCAAGGGCAAAAAAAGACATCCACTATAGTCACCACAAGTGCCGGCCAGAACATCCAAACCAGTCAAAAGGGAAACGAGCGTGCCATGAATTACTTTTCCGCCTGCCTTCGCATCCTCCAGATCGAAGAAGAGGTTGCTGTCACCGTCGATGGGCTGAAGGCTGCCTACAAGAAGGCCGTTCTTCGTGCCCATCCAGACAAGGGAGGTTCCGAAAAGGAGTTCGAGGCAGTCACGCGGGCCTACGCCTATCTTGGAGAAATTCTTGAGCGTATCCACGGGGGGCGTGCAGCCGAGGGCAAGGTCGAGGCACCCACAGCCCTCGCCAGCAATCGTGCCACCCACGAAGAGAAATGGAAGATGGTCGAGCCCGTCCGTCTGAACCCAGCCAAACTCGATGTGAAATCCTTTAACGATATGTTCGAGAAGACAAAGATACCCGATCCCGATGAGACAGGGTACGGGGATTGGTTAAAGGGTGGTGATTCGGCTGCGACAGGTCCTAAGTTCGGGGGGAAATTCAATCGCGACGTCTTCAACAAGGCGTTTGAGGATGAGCAAAAGGGTCGTGGATCTGGACCAAAGCAGACAGGAGCAATCGTGGCCCAGGAGATGTCGATGGCCTCTCGCATGGGATATGGAGTCGAACTAGGTCGCACGGGACGGGATGATTACACCGTATCTCCGAATGAGAACGGGCTGAAGTTCACCGATCTGAAAAAGGCCTATACAGACTACTCCACCTTCAGCCAAGATATTGCAGGAGTCCGTGTGGATAATCGCACCGTCCAGCAATACCAGGCAGAACGAGAGGCAGCCCCCGTTGTCTTTAACGACACGGAACGAGAGCAACTCCAGGCAGCAGAGAGACAGATGGCCCAGGCCGAGGAACGTCGCAAGCTCCGTGTCGCCCAGGAAGCCGTTGAAGAGGGAAGTTACTTTGAACGGATGAAACGTCTTGTTATACGGAATTAGTTCCTCTAAGCATATCAGATAGACATGAAGACGGAGGTCGTTTTCATCGGCATAACTATGGTATTCCTTGGGTGTGTTATACTCTATGAATACGGAAGCCCGAAGGCCAATCACGGTCGCGTGGAAATCACCCCAGAGACTCTTACCATCGGTAAGACAAATCCTACCCTTTGGCTGTTCTACAACACATCCGATGTGAACTCTCGTCACTGGCTTGACTTTGGTGCAAGGTCATCCTATGCAATAAATATTCCTCTTCTCAACCTTCTTTACGAGCGTATCATCCTGATGAATGGAAAACAGTACAATGTTCGTGTGCTGAGTGGTCTTTCTGCGGTGGCAGAAGTCTTAGGTGGATGGGAACATCTTCCCTCGAGGCTGCAAAAGGAGAAGGCAAGGATCTATGTTGCCGAGGAGGACTGGATTCGTGCAGCAATTCTCGCCAAATTCGGTGGCCTGTGGCTCTCTCCCTCTGTAGTGGCCCTCCGTCCCTTTGGTAAGCTACCCAAAGATAGCGTAGTAACCTTTGGCCAGGACGCCGACTCCGGGTTCAATTGTATCTGGGTACCTACCGCTGGTAATCCCATATTTATCGAATGGGAGAAGCGTATCCGTCGTCGTCTCGAGCAGCAGACTGGGGGCTTTCAGATCCGTGGAGATTCGGCTAGCGATTGGCAGGAACTTTCTGATAGTGAGTATGCCAGTGGCCAGATCCTAGAGGTGAGGCCTCTGGAGGAACTGTCAAGGAACAAGAAGGGAACTAAGCTTGAGCTGGAACATATCTTTGCTACTGGTACCGAGGGACGTCTACCGTTTGAAGTACCTTGCAACGCAAAGTACATGGTAATTCCCTACCACGACCTCCTCGACAGGAGTGCCTGGGGCTGGGTTCTGAGGATGAGCGAGGAACAGATTCTCTCGTCTGACCTAGCCCTGAGCCATATCTTAGCTAAGAACTAAACCTCCTTAGTCGAATACGACTCCTTAGTCGAATACGACTTCCATATTCGGAGGCAGGGTACACTCAATATGGTACCAGAGTTCCTTGCCCCTACATGATTTTTCCACATACGTCAGATCATATCCATGTGCCTTGAGAAGATGCCGAAGGATGCGAAAGGCACTGACATACGTAAGGGCTTCATTTCCCGCAGCAGCCTTACAGGGAGTGTAATAGGGGACGATCTCAGGAAGGAGTTCTTCTGCTACTCCAAGGCTACACCCCTTCTTCGTAAACCAGGTTGTATCACCAAGTCCTCGCAATGAATATGCCATTAGATATCGTTCAACAAGATCTAATGGAGGAAGTTCCCTAAACACCGGTGGCATGGCCTTAGTTACTTAAGCACAACAGTCTTTACGCAGGATGCATAGATATAGTTAAAATAGTTAATCATTTGCTGTTCGGTCAGATCCTTTATACTATAACATCTTGCCTGAGGGAATCCCTGCTCATCCAGGAATGCACAGAGTCCCTTGAAGTCGCCCGAGTCGTCCATCAAAAAGAAATCATTCTTCGGATCCTTCGCCAGCTCCTTCAGCCGGTCAATCTCCATGACAAAGGTCAGCTTACCAAGGATGAGGTACTGTGTCTCATATCTCGGAAACAGGATATTTGCATAGGCCGGCGTATAGTTCTCACGCAGCCAGACACGCTCATTCTCGTGCATATACTTCTCGTCATCATATGCACCACGCTCCTTCATTATAGCATGAAATCCATGCTTCTCATAGAACTGGGGAGTGAGGAAGCGAGGTCCCAGGCGATTGATATCCCTGTTACGGATCAAGCTGAAATTACTGTTCCCCTGATTCATATACTGAATATATCCCATCATCGGAATCTTCAGCATCTTAGTCTTCAGGCATGTCTGTAAAAGGAGTTCCTGGTCGTCGTTGATTGGAAGGAACTCGGAATAATTTCCAAGAGAAAAGAGAACATCCCTTCTCCAGATTCTCGGGTGGTTGGGCATCGAGACCAGGTGACGCATAGTAATGTTGTTCACCTGGGGAGTTGCATATACATTTGTCCAGCGTCCCTTGTACTTCTCGCAATAATATGCCCCGTATCCTAGGGCCATGAAATCCCCATACCAGTAATTCTCTCCAGACTCGTAGATGTTGATGAAATCAGTGTAGACGAACCCCACGTCAGGGTGAGCCTTCCATGCAGCAGCAACTGTGCTATACAGCTCAGGTACGATCTCGTCATCGTGATCTAGCTCTAGCACGTACTTGCCTCTGCAGAGAGACGCTGCCTCATTCTTCACATTTCCAATATTCCCACTGTTCTCGCTCCTCCTATACAATCTTACTCTCGGATCCCCCTTGGTCAGTGCACGAAGATACTCAAAGTGAGTATCCTCTGGAGAATCATCGAGGATCACCCATTCCCAGTCAAAGAATGTCTGCTCCTTGAGAGAGGTATAAGGCCGCTTAATCTTGTCATAGGAATTGTAACAGGTGGTGAAGGCAGAGAAGACAGGGCGTGTAGATTCTCTTGGATTCAGAACATTGTGAATAAAGCAGTACTGGATCCCACGGTACACCTCACGAATGTCCTTAATTTCACTGTAATGAATCCATCTTGACCTCATCCTATCGCAAATCACCGCATTCACGTCGGCCCAATACTCAGATTCCTTATCTCCATAGGTGACAAGGATGGGATAGTTTGTACCATAGAGATGGGCTAGGAAATCCTTGTGGGAAATGATACGAAAGGAACACTCCTCTGAGGGGTCCTTCTTTAACAGAGCATCGATGTGTGCATACTTATCATATCGAAAGAAAAGTACGTTTGGGAAGGTTGCCATCTAGCCTTAGATGGCCACGGGCCTTTATGTTATGGTCATTCACCTTCCAGCCCTCCACAGGAATCTAGAATATCCACCGCGTCCATCCAATGTTCTCTCCCCTGTTGAATGGAGATCCAGCCGAACATCACAAACTGTAAAATGGAGTATCGGTTCTCAGGGTTGGTACTGGGGAAGATAGAAATAGATTTTTCAATCGCCAGTAATATATCATCTAGAACATAGCCATTCAAGTAGAGGGATGTTAGATTATCTCGTATAGCTGTGTACTGTTTAGTATAGAGGGCATTGATAAGTTTATTAATGAACATGGTGGACGATGGGATAAGTCCTCGTAACATGGTAAGTGCTTCTTCTTGCGTCTTACCCTCCTTGACATATGCAGTATATAGCTTAAGAATACATTTCATGTCGTGGAGAGACGTAAAATTACGGACACAGATGTCAAATACGGGACTTTCTGTAGTAACATCGGGGATTTGATAGAGTTCAACAAATCTTGGGAAGGCATCAATAGGACTTATAGGCTCCATCTCAATACTGCAACAACGGCTTCTTAGCGGCTCGATCATATGAGAGACACTGCGACTTGCAAAGAGGAAACGTGTAAGATGGGCAAAGGTTTCCATGGGACGTCTGAGAGCCTGTTGGCTGATCAGTGGGAGGGCATCGGCATCGTCGATGACGATGAAACGGAGAGAGTTCGGCTTTGCGTGACCCCTCTTACAGTAATCATTAATCTTGTCTCGGATGGTATGAATGCCCCTGTCCTTCTCTGAGCTCAGGTATAGTACTGACTCGACCTGGAAGGGTGCCTCTGTCTTGAACATGTGAATGCACTGTTCGAGGAAGGTGGTCTTTCCGCAGCCTGGGGGACCTGTAATAAAGAGGTGAGGAACATTAGAATAAGAATCTCGTATTGTTTGGAAAAGAGCATCTTGGCCAAACAAGGGGTGGCGGTCCATCTTACAGGTACTGATCTATGGTATTTATGCCTAGTCCGCAAAGACTTATGCAGCATTAATCACCATCCACTGAACAATAGATGTGTCAGTTCCGCTAGAGGAAGTAATAGTAAATGATGCTGTTCCAGGTGTAGTGCGAAGTATTCCTTGCGTCCCCCCTACGGTTTTGTACGTAACAAACACATAAGAACTTGGTGTGCATGCTCCAGTAGAAACAGTACTTGATCCACCAACGAGAGTTGTAGTTCCAACTGATTGAGAAGATAGAGCTAATTTACTTCCCGTTATGGTGCCAGACGTGCTAATCGGCTGAGTGGTCGACCATGCATTCTGGGGCTGAGAGCTAACCGAATACTGGGCAAGAAGTTGGCGAAGATTAGTTACATCAGACGCAGAGGACATTTCTATAACGGTCTAAACATTTTATGATTTACTCAACAAGTATGCCAGAATCGCTATATGATGTTCTAGGTGTTTCTCGTGATGCATCAGCTAGAGACATTAAGAAGGCATACTTTGAATTAGCAAAGGTTCAGCATCCTGACAAGGGAGGTAGTGAAGAGAAGTTCAAGAAGATTCAGGCAGCGTACGAGATTCTAAGCGACGATGACAAGAGAAGACATTATGAGATGACGGGGAGCACACAGGAGCAGCCTCCTAACCCCTTTTCTGGAATGGGTGGAATGCCTGGTATGCCTGGTATGCCTGGTATGGGTGGGATGCCTGGTATGCATTTCAATATGGGCGATATCTTCGGGAACATGTTCGGAGGTCAACGGCAGCAGCCTAGCAAGAGACCCAAGGGAGCAAATAAGGTGCATGAGCTTCCCCTGTCGCTATCCGACTTTTACAACGGAAAGAAGATGCGTATAGATCTGGATCGTGAGGTATTCTGTAGCCCCTGCAACGGAAAGGGATATCTTAGCATGAAGACGTGTAATGAGTGCAGGGGTGCAGGCATGAAGGTAACACTTATGCAGGTTGGCCCGGGGATGATGATGGAAAATCGCAGTCCTTGTGGGGCATGTCGGGGTGAGGGGACACTCAAGGCAAATCCTTGTGGTCCCTGCTCTAGCCGTGGTGTAGTCACAGGTCAGAAGGTTCTTACTGTGAATATTATACCGGGTAGTTCTCTTGGTGAGACTATTGTATTTCCGGAAGCGTGCTCTGATTCCCAGGAGGCAGATAAGCCTGGGGATCTGCATATTCGACTGACTGCTGCCGACGAGCAGCTTGATGTTCAGAGGGATGGGGCGAACCTTCGTGCATCATTTACCATTACGCTGACGGAGAGCTTAGTGGGCTGTGTAAAAAGGGTTCTGCGTCACCCTGGCTTCACAGAGGGTCTGGATGTGCCCATTCCTGCCGGTACGCAGAGGAAGGAAGAGGTGATTCTTTCGGGGAAGGGTATGCCTTTTGGGCCTTCTACGCCGGATAAGAAGGGGTTCGGGGATCTCATTGTGCTCATTGATGTGAAGGTAACGGATGCAGAGAGGGAGGCTTTGAAGAGCCACTCTATGGCTCTGCAAGGACTCTTTAGTCAAGGACGTGTGCCTTCAGATTCGACTGCTCCTGATTCTGCGGAAGGCTCTTAGATGGCCTTGAAGGAAGGCAGACCAGCCTTGGAATAGTCTTCCAGTAACATGCTTGCCTGGCCGACAGGGGCAAAGCCGCCACGCTGGTTCTTGCGACTGCGGCTACGGCTCTTGTTGTTCTTATGGCTCTTGTTATTCTTACGGCTGCTCTTGTTCTTACGGCTCTTGTTGTTCTTATTCTTACGACGACCACCCTTCATCGGGGCCGGTGCTCCGTGGTCACCACCAATGACCGTGTAGGGTACCTGTGGGCCAGTTGCGTGCGGGGGAGGGACACCTGCACCGGCATAGCTATCCAGGAGAGTGTAGGACTGGCCCACTGCAGCGGGAGACAGGCTACCACCACGCTGGCTACGCCTTCTGCGTCTAGAGCCACCGCTCTGGCCGTGGGCCTGTGCCTGGGAAAAGTGGGCATCGTACTTCTCCAGACCGGCCGCACCTCTCATGTTGCTTTCCAGTACACCACTGTACTCAATGGGGGCACCTACAAGAGCATCGCGAAAGCCACCGTGTTGATTGACGTGAACCCTCTGAAAGGTTGCCCCCTGTTCCAGGGAGGCATCCCCACCACGCTGTCTGCGTCTAGACTGCTGTCTGCGCTTGGACTGGCGTCTGCTTCTGCTTCTGCTTCTGCTCCCAGACTGCTTCTTGACCATTCTACCTTTCGCAACTATTTTATCCTGGCTGCGTAGAATGGAAGCCGAGTGGATGAAGCAGATTCCGAGCAGTACGATCTGCAACTTCTTTTACTTCTTCTTCGTGGTATACGCAATCATCTTTACCCTGTCGATTATTAGTGTTATAGGGACGGCCATGTCTGCAAAGGCGAATACGCCCTTACTCATGTCCCTGCTTGCTAATTCTATTCTGACATCGTTAATTGGAGGAACAATGATGTTATTTTATTATTTAATCTGCGACCGGGCTCTATTAACTAAGCAGTCTATTGCATCTACGGCATAGTCCTATTGCGTAAAGTATTTTACTTTATAGAATAGAGGATGGGTTGGTTTACGTCAAAGGGTCCATTACCAACACCTGGTCAACAGCCTAGCCAAGATACACTAGTAAAGGTTGCACCATTTACAACATATTTAGCAACCCTTCACAAAGGACTGGCTCCTACACTAGAAGGCAGCACCTACCGTACAACTGAACCCTATTCGCTGGGTAACAATTTACAACTAGCTGGTTCAAAACTAGATAGAAATATTTTAGGAACATATGAGGCTACACTTACATTCATGAGTTATTTATCAAGATTAATCTATGAAAATAAGCCTAGAAATATATTGAAAGCATTTGCACTACTTAATTTTTGCCCAATTACATTTAATACTGGTCTGAGTGCAATAACTGGGATGAGTTCGGCAAGATATCAGGATGCTAACTTGTATAGAATAGAGAAGACCCCCAAGGACAAGATTCCATCTGGTTATTTACTATACGGTCAACAACATGACATTCCAGTATCATTAACCGTGTTTGATTATACTAAACCAGAAAATCCGTCAATTATATTCAAGAATAAGAAAATTTTAGTTATTAGCTTTCGTGGCACTCTTTCAATAAGTACAGCTATAACAGACTTAAATATAGCACTAAAAAATCTCTTTGAATTATATGGCGTAGACCAGTTTAGAGAAGAATATGAAGAGGTTGAGCGCAGAAGAAAAGAATCAGTTACAGGGTTTATAACAAATCCATTTGGAGCTCATAGGGGATTTGTGGAGGGCCTCAAAGATATTTATACAGATATAGTAGCGAGACTAGAATTATTATTAAAATTTCATCCAGATGTGTCAAATATCTTTATTACTGGACAATCTCTAGGAGGTGCCTATTGCAGTCTAATGGGTCTTGGATTAGCACAGATTAGAAAAAATAAGCTAAAGGCGGGCGGGACTATGCCACCAATACATGTTATCTCGTTTGGTGCCCCCAAGGTATTTACTGATTATGCTAGAAATGTATTCAATGGATTATTACTAGAAGGCCATTTAACATTAGATCGTGTGACAAATCGTCCAAAAAATCTTGATCCGAGTCTTGTATTTACGGATGTTGTGCCATTAATACCAGGTCACCTAGACCACCCAGGATTTATGATATTAAAAACGGAAGGACTTATCAAAAGTACTCTACGCACTACAGGCCGTACAAAACATATTCGCAACGTTCGTTCTGAATTAACTGGAAATTCCGAAAGCTCAGGTTCTTGGACATCTACATTAGCTAGATCACTGCCAAGTGCATTAAAGCTAAGAAATTATAATCCTCTTCCCTATTACCAAGAATTTTTAACTAAGTTTTTGGATGGGCAAAGTGGAGCGATCAGCCCAAAAGAGTATAAATTTCTCATAACAACATTGCCTATGGGAACTGTGCGTTTTACACTGTCACGGCTAACAGAATATAAAATCTTATATCAAAAAATATTAGATATTACAGGTAAAGCTATTGGAATTACATCACAAGAAGTGCAACAGGGTGCTGAACAAACTGCTATTGCTGCCGAGGAAGTCGCTAAACAGGCGAGTGCAGAAGGAGCACCCGCTGCCTTAATTACAGCAGGACAGGCAGGAGAGGCAGAAGAGGGCGGAGAGGGCGAACAGAAAGGAGGAGGAGAAACGAACACTCAAAAATATAAAAGTCTAACCGTGCAAATGCAGCCAAATCATGTCGTATATTCTTGCTCAATGATTACAGTACCCTTAGTATTGGCAGGTGTTACATGTCATTTAGGATATATGGGTGTAGGGTATTTAGGAGTATGGCATAATGCTGGTTCCAAGGGAATTGTCCAAAAAAGCAGAGATTACGATAAAATAGCTACTCTCTATTGCACGAATAATGGACGATGGACATATGTACCTGACACAGATGAGATGTACTATAATACTGATGTTAAACATATACAAACAGCAGGAACAATAGCTTCACCGGGTCAGCCACTAACAACTATTGTAATATATCCAGAGGGTGCACGAGCAAAGAAGGGTCCTAGATCAAATGCTGGTACAGCAAAGGGTCCTAGACCAAATGCTGTAGCTAATCCTGTAAATGCTTCTGCTTCTGCTTCTGCTCCTCCCTTGGCAAAAGAGACTTCTCCAAATACAGGAAATCGTACTGGAGGAAATACAGGCAATGGTACTGGAGGAAATACAGGAAATCGTACTGGAGGAAATACAGGCAATGGTACTGGAGAAAATCCATCAAACCCTGTCATAGGGAATAATAAGGCAAAAGGTGTTTCTGCAGGCAAGGTTAGTGCAGATCCGGTTCCTGTGGGTCTTGGTCTTGGTGGGAAGCGTAAGACTAAGCGTAAGGCGGCACGGAAGTCGAGAAGCAGAACAAAGCGTGCGGAAAAATAAGCAAATATCATCCCATTCCTCCCGACAGAAATGTCTGCCCCTGCTCCTCCTGCCGCTGCACCCACCCTGCCTAACCCGTCGACCCTCCTGCAGGCGAGCAAGCTCGCCATGGCCGAGGACAAGCCCATCCACCTTGACTACTTCACCGACACCACCACGGGTAAGGCATACATGGGTGAGGACAGTGAGACCAAGGAGAAGATGCTCGTGAAGTCTTCCGAGGAGTTTACCAGCCAGATCAAGAAGGTGTACAAGGTGGCTGATGATTTCATCGTGATGACGGAGAACTCTATCTACATCGTGAGCGGTAAGATTCAGCGCAGGAGAATCCAGGCTGGGGCCCTCGCATCTGAGTAAGAACAGAAGGACAGAAGACATAAACACTCGCCATATGACGTCTAGAATGCAAGAAGCAGAAGAACCAGTCGATGTCCCTCTCACAGAAATGTCGGCAAACGATCTGAGGCAGTTAAAGGGGCTCTATGAACAGTCACGCACACACTACTTGACCATTCTCAAGGACACCTCCGCCCTCAAAGAGGGAGACATCCTCGCAGTAAAGATGTGTTTAGCCGAAGTAGAAAAGGAAATCAACGATATTAATATCATCATCGCAACTAAAAATTGATGTATCCTTAAGTGCCATCCCTAAGTCCGACCCCCATGAATCCTGCATCCCTTGTTATAAGCCCCCTCCGTATTTCCACGATGGTGGTTACGGGGCATCTCGGGACGAGCATATCCCTCCAGAAGCTCCTCGATTACTTCCACGAGAAGGCAATACCCTTGTCGTGGCCAGGCGAAGGCTTTCTCAAGGTGGAATACAAGCCCATCTTTACCGTCGCCAAGGATATCGTATCTAAGGCGAGAGCAAAGGCTGTAGAGAAACTGATTATAGGGACATGCTCGAGAGACGAGCTGACCAATCGGAAGAAGTCAAAGAACATCTTCTTCAATCAATCGACCCTAGTTGTCCGCAAGCAGTGCAGTACGGTCGACGGTGAGCCTGTGTACAAGGAGGTGAATATCAAACTCTTTAAGAACGGGGGCGTACAAATGACAGGCATTCCCACCGACGCCTTCGCCAAGGAGACCTTTGCCTGGCTCGTCAAATCCCTCGGCGAGTTCTCCGTCCCTGTCCTCGAGGGCAAGGCACAGCCCCACCGTTACAGTATCCAGCTGATTAACAGTGACTATAGTGTCAACGGATCAATCAATCGCGAGAAGCTGCATGAGCTTCTGGTGAGTGAGTATAACCTATTCAGTTCCTTCGAGTCTACCATTTACCAGGGGTGTGATACGAAGTACTATTATAATGAGGCAGCCCCCAAGGAAGCCATCGAGGGAGTCTGTCCCTGCGGCGAGACCCTGTGTGTGGGGAACGGCGACGGTACAGTACTCGGTCAGTGCAAGGAGATTACCATCAGCCCCTTTCACACAGGCTCCATCATTATTACAGGAGCACGCAAGTTCGTACAGATTGAGAAGGCCTACACCTTCATGAACGCCATTCTGCGAAAGCACTGTACAGAACTTATCAAGCCATTTCCTGCATGAGAGAATTCATCGCCCGCTTCCAGAGAGAAAAGAGGATCTGCTTCACATTCCGCTCAGGAATATATGCCTGGGTATCCGACGACGTTATAGAAGACCAGAGACTCACCTCCTTTTTCGTGAGAGGTACCACGTACTGTAAAAGGAGAAGGAACCAGGTCACTCGGTCCCGAATAGGTGTCCCAGGTTCAGTAAGAAGGCTATATAGGGTATCAGCGTTGTCCACGTGGAGAATCTTTGACAGAAAGCGAGTGATCTGCGTATTCTGGGAGGAACCTTTGCCCGCCGTGGGCGCGCACTGTTTGAAGAAGCGAATGTCTCCGCGTCGAAAGAGGGTGTCTAGGGCAGGTACACGGAACTTCACGATGCTCTGAAGACGATCCGTTGTCGTAGGAACGAAGGGGACAAGGAGAAACTTGTTGAGGATCTGAGGGTGAATGTGTGAAAGAGAATTACAGATAAAGATAATAATTATCTCTGTCGTTGGCTTCTGTAAAAGGGGTCGCAGTGCACACTGGGCTTGATCAGTGAGTGTCTCCGCCTCGTCGAAGATAATTACCTTTGGTGGGATCTTGCCCTGGCTGAAGAAAAGACTCTGCATCCTACTCTCGACAAAGGGGTAGATCTTATTACGAATCATATCGAGGGAACGCTCATCGCTACTGTTCAGGAAGAGTAGACTTGAAAAGCTGTTCGTTGTCTTTCCGTGGATAGCCATGGCGAAACTCTGGGCAGTGGTCGTCTTTCCCGAACCTGGGGGGCCGACGAACAACATATGCGAGATGCATTCTTGATGATTTAGCATGCATTGTAGTACTGGGGGGAACTCGTCCCGCTTTAATAGAACCGCCATCTTTCAGATGGTTACTCGCCAGGTTTAGGCGGACCTATAGTAGTAATGGAGATGGCAAGTGGAACTCCCGTTCTTGTCTTCGATTTGGATGAGACGCTTATTGCTTCTGAAAAGGTATATGATCAAACAATTATGGCATACAGACTTACAGAAATTAAAGTAAATGAAAAACTTCTTGAAATCATTCACACGGCAAAAGGAAAGGGGTGGCAAATCCTCTTACTAACAAACAATGAAAATGCGAAAGTTATCTTTCATGGAGAAGAAGGAAGATTTGTAGATGTTTCTTTAGCAGAGATAACTAGAGTATATACTGAAAAGTACGGTGCAGTTGAACACCTATTTGACAAAATACTTACAGCCGAGAGGGGGAGAAATTCAGTAAATAATAGTAATTCAGTTAAACGGACATATCTAAAAAAACGTATAGACATTCACTATAAGGATAAGAACGGACAGAATCGTGCACGCTACTATGCAAAACCTGTAAAGTCGCTACAGGATGTTCGTAGCATGTTAGAACGCGATATTAAAGGGAGTGATGTATACTTCTTTGATGACGATAATGAACATCAGCTATGCCATGAGTCTAAGTTCATTCATATCACTCCTCCATTTGGCAAAGGAGATGATACAACAGACTATTCCATAGTTACTGCAAAAGGGGGACGAAGGACAAGGAGGAGACGCAGAGGCAGGCGGGGGTCTAAGGGAAGCAAAAGGAAGTTAAAGGAATTACGACACAGCATGTAGTAATGGAAGCTGCTCCGAAGGCAAAGAGAGCCCCTCGCAAGAAGCAGGATACTACTGCGAGCCCTGTAGCCAAGCCAAAGAAGGAGAAGAAGCCTGTAACCGTGGTAGCAGTTGTAACGCCAAATGGAATCGAGGGGTCATTCTCTGAGCCGAGGAAGCCCCTCATTGTGCACCTGCCCTTCAATAGTAGTGACATTAATTTTACTGATTCATCTACACTCAGATACGATCCTCAGCCGCCCCAGCAGCCTGTCCCCTACGAGGATGAGTCATCTAATGTGTACTTCCAGGTAGAGAGTTCTGAGGGAAATAATGCACTAGCAGCACCGACTACACAGCTGCCTTCGGCTCAGCCAGAGCCTCCTAAGAAGGTGGCGGAAAAGGTTGAGCCTTATCAGCGTACCGTTGTTCTTGCATGCTATGCATCGTCGCCTGGTAAGACCTTCCCCATTCCTAAGACAACTGAGATACGCTGCTATTGGTGTGCCCATTCCTTTGACAATGAGCCGTGCTTTCTTCCTGTAAAAGAGGAGTCTGGTGTCTACTCGATCTATGGGAACTTCTGTACTCCTCAGTGTGCTCTTGCATCTCTGTTAAATGAGCATCTTGATTCGCATGTTCGCTGGGAGCGTATGGCTCTGCTTCATCGCATGTATCGGCCAAAGGAGGCTGCTGGTGGTCGTCTGTACCCCGCACCTCCTAGAGAGAGCCTCATTGAGTTTGGAGGAATCTATACCTACGAGGAGTTTCGTGGACACATTGAGAAGGGATCGATTCGAGTGGATATCCACAAGCCACCGCTGGTCAGCATTCTTGGAGTCCTCGATACTAAGCCCATTGATTTCTATGACTCTTCTCTTCAGAATACTCTGGCACAGGGATTTTCGATTGATCGGTTCAAGGCGTGGAGTGAGCAGGGAGGTGCCCTGAGGCTGAAGCGTAGTAAGCCGCTAAAGGATATGGATAGTACCCTGGATGCATGTATCCAGATTAAGATTAATAGGAATGTGCGTGAGACCTAAGCAAGGACAAAAAATTGACGGGTCGGCTTTCGCTAAATCTAGTCCCGAACTTCATGGACACTAATTGCGGTGTCTCTGTTAACCTTTCCCAGCTGCCTAATTCAACTACACCCCTCCATATTGTCTTATGGAAGGGTGTCGACAGTGCTAATCCCACCGTAAAATCTCTTGGCAGCCCTGCCCCTGTCCCTGTAGCGGCAGTTTCACTGGAAAATGATGAGACTATTAAGCGCCTTCTCCATCGTATTACAGTTCTCGAGTCTATGGTGAGTGGACTTCTCGAGACCCAGAAGTCGTCGATCTGGTTTCCCCAGGGTCTGCGTCCTACTCCTGCAGGCATTGAGGTGGTCTCTCGCCGTGAGAGTATGGGTGGAGAGTCTGATATAGGTACAGTACTGTCACAGCTTGTCCGGCCTTCTGACATTCGCACGGTGTCCATTGCACCGGTAGAGATGCATTCTCGTGCGGCTACAGGGCCTGAGCCTGAGGCAGAGGAGACTGATGCTACGGAAGGGCTAGAGGAGGAGGCCGCAGAGGTAGTCGAGGAGGAGGTAGTCGAGGAGGTAGTCGAGGAGGCTGAAGAGGTAGTCGAGGAGGTAGTCGAGGAGGCTGAAGAGGCAGTCGAGGAGACAGTCGAGGAGGAGGCAGTCGAGGAGGAGGCTGCAGAGGAGGTAGTCGAGGAGGCTGAAGAGGCAGTCGAGGAGGAGGCAGTCGAGGAGGCTGAGGAGGCAGTCGAGGAGGCTGAGGAGGCAGTCGAGGAGGTAGTCGAGGAGGCCGCAGAGGAAGAGGTCACAGAGTATAAGGAGATTCAGTGGAAGGGCCAGACATACTATGTGGATGGCGAGCAGCAGGTATACGAGATGGATTCTGATGGTGATCTCATTGACACTCCAATTGGCGTCTGGAGAGAGGCAACCCAGAAGCTCGTCAGGTACAAGGCGGCCCCCTAAAAATATAAGTAATCTTTAGAATGTTCTGTTGGCCAGTATATATCGTCGGTGGATTTTTCATAAGTTTACTCCTGGTCGATCTATTCACTTACTCCTGGACATCTCTTCCCTATCACGCCGGTCTAGGAATAGGATTCACGGGTCTGTACTACCTCTTTTGTGTATTCTTTGGAAATGATATCAGTATGGCAGTACTCTTTGTCCCTATCGTCTTTATTCTTATGTTCTTCTTTTCTTCCTGGATAATATACAAGAATATTCAAGCAAATCACTGTTGCATGACCTGCAACTCAAATGCCCCTTCAGCCCCTGCAAATGATGCATTTAACGAATTCTGGGCATGGATTGTTCGTAGTCTAACTCCTCCAAAACCTATCAAACCAAAGTGTCCTAAAGATGTATAGAGAGTATAAACAATGACCTTCCTGCCTTACTTGGTGTATGCAGTGAACTCTCTTGCCTATGTTAAAGATGCGGTTCTATTTTTCTGTGACTGCGTCTATGAAGGATATACTACGAAACGCTGGATCTTTGCTGAGAGGAACACGTATCCTGTAATCCTATCGTCCTCGTGGAGAAGCGAGCCACTTATGCTAACGTATGATCCCGCCACGTTTACCTTTGGCCAAGGGGTAGCAGACAAGGAGACACTTGATTTCGTGACGGCAGAGCTAAAGACTCCTTCGATGACCTACGATCTGAGTTCCTTCTTCTATTCTGTTAAATGGTATTCGTCTGCCCCTGCCCCTAGTCTCTACGAGCTTGTTCTATTGTTTTTACTCCACGAAAAGACATGCCTTTCCATCGATATGCTTAACTCATATACCCTTCACATTCTAACGTCTGATGCAGAGGAGGTTGTCATCGAGCTAGGTTCGCCCCTCGCTAAGCAACCGTTTGGAGGATTCACGGAGGTTTCGACCGAGGGTCTAAAAGTTGATTGATAGATCTAAACCATAAGCGGTCCGACCATGGCCACTCTTGACACTCCTCTCCCCTCTGGCGGATGGAAACTGTATTTCCATCCAGCAAAGGAAACCCGTTGGCATATGGATACCTTCAAATGTATCTATACCCTTCGTACCTTCAGAGATCTTGCCAACATCTTTGCAGCCATTAGTGCAACAGATTGGTCTCGTGGCAAGTTCTTCTTTACCCCCGCCGACATTCCTCCACTCATGGAGAATGCTAAGAATATTCGTGGTGGGTCATATTCAATTCGCATTGAAAGGCCAAATGTAGGTGCGATCATGCAGAGATATATGGTGGCCGCTGTGCTGAACCAGTGTTTCACCTCCCCTGACGACACCCTGTCGTGTGTGCGTATTACTCCCCGTCGCGATTTCAATATTCTCCAAATATGGAATCGCGATTGTGAGAAGTTCTCTAATCCCCTTGGTCTGACTATTCTAGATCCTAAGATTCCACCCACAGAGGTCAAGTATGTTCCTCATGTGGAAAAGAAGATTTAAACACGGGTAACCAGAATAACCCTATCGGCTCGCATATGGTCAAAGTCTCCGTTGAGGTGCTTCAATAGGGGATACTCATATATCTCTCCAATCTTCACAATCTTTACATCATTTGACATGCCATCAACTACACACTGAATAACATCTCCTGCCTTCACCGAGCTAAGCCCAGTGAATTCAGGTCGTGATACGGGATGATACCATTGATCAAGTGTATTCTGACCCCATGCAAGTATCTTTTTGAAGGCGTCTTTCGTGGAATACAGCGTGCGAGGCATTCTATTAGGTCTGTTAAAGTATATTTAGACCCTACATGTACTCTTCAAAATAACTCTTCGTGCCAAAAAGAGGCTGTAAGAGGGTTTTCCACTGCCCCAAAATTCTTTCTTTTGATTCAGTAATATATCTCCACCGTAGATCTGAATGAACATCTTCAAAGGTTTCTAAGGTCTGAATGAGTTCATCAAAGGAATCATAATAATATAGGCCAGGTAGGTTCAGCCAGTCGGCAGAATCAAGCCATACATCCATTTCATCGGAAGACACATCATTAATCCTCTCGTAGATGCTTATAAACTCCATCTTACCCTCTGCCACAAGCTCCTTATAGAATTGCCTACTCGGAAAGAACAGGGGTACACCTGCCCAGTATTGTTCAAAAATACTCATAGTACTCATATCATATGGAGTATGAACCAGTCCACGGAACTCGTACAACTGTTTCCACGTATATCCAGGGCCCGGTTTTTTAACTAGGAGTGGATGGGATGGAAAGATGCTTCCACAATTTCCACTATAAATAACAAACTCCTTCTTCTTGGGTTCATACACGGCATTTGTATAGAGACATAGAGAGGGTATATGGGTTGACTCTATTCCTGCCTTACTCAGGAGGTATTTCTGATCCGCTACATTATTTGACACAATATAAAGATTTCTTCTGAAGCTGTGCAAAAAGGAGTTGAACTGTCTAAGCATATAGGTATCCTTTGTTAAGCAAAAGGGTTGGTCATATCTGCACGAATTTACAATAATAATTGGTTTGCCATATTTTTCATATAACATGGCAAATACAGGAGTATGGGTTACAATGAATCCGTCAAAGGTTCGAAGGTGATCGTCGTATCTTTCCTGGAACAGACGAATTCTCTCTTCAGTAAAATCCGTCCATTCGTCTTGATTAATGTGAAGGACATCGACTTCTGGTTTCTTAAAGATCCAATTATGCTCGCTAATTGACCAGTTCGTAATGCTGACCTGGTTTCCATATAAACGGTTAAAGATGTCACGGACATCCTCGATAACAGACTGATGCAAGTCAAGGTTGAAGAATCGCATTAGTTTGTGATAAGGGGGTTACTTTAGACCAGGAGATTAACGAGAGTCCTTGTTCTTCAGCGGGGCGAGCACAAGCTTGAGATCGCCCAGGTTGGCCACAGTGTACTTCAGAATGAGAGGATAATCATTCTTCAGGTACATCTCAATGGACGGGCAGAGGCTCGTGCACTTGGTAAAGAGAACCAGGTGCTTGAGCTGGAAGATCCCCTGAACCACCTCGTTGGTGTTCCCAGACTTGTGGACCTTCATTGTATTATTGTTCTCAGACATGATAGTCTCCTGCTCAGCGAAATCACCCTCGCAGCGGAAAACCAGGTCAGTACCAGCGGAAGTGATCTCCACATCCAGCTTCTCTCCCAGAGTGTTCATGTCCCTACAGATCTTCTGCAGATCCACTGACGGCATGTGAATGATATTGCTGAAGTTGAGGTTGGGAATCTGAATCTCGTCAATATTGGTGTCAAAGAGCTTGAGGAAGTAGTTCGTGACCGTCGACTTCTCCGCATTCTCCATACGAATGCCGAGCTTGTTGGGATTGGACGCAGGCAGGTAGAGGGTGAGAGAATCATTGTTGCCCATCGTCTTGATCAGCTTGAACAGGTAGATCATATTCACGCCGAGGATGTGCTTGGCGGGGCAGAAGTAGTTCTCAAAGCGGTCATGAAATAGACGCAGATAGACGAGGACCGTGTGAGTCTCGTCAACCGACATCACCTTAATTCCGGTGGAGTCGATCTCTAGATTTGCCTCAGTAAGGATCTCCTTCAGAGCCTCAACAAGTGTACGAAATGCTCCAGCCTGCACAGTACGAATTTCTAGCAAATTACCATTTTGATTGGCCTTGGGTGCACTCATCTATAGCCCGGAGTCTATCTATCTTTAAGCGAATGTCCGCGTCTTTTTTTTCGTCCAGTCCTCCTACCCCGTACCGTCCGGCTTCTCTTCCTGGTTAAGAGGCGGTGTGCTTGACGAAAGGCAAGAGGGAGAAGAAGCCCAGCATTTTGCACACCATGATATACTGAAAAATAGTAGCCGCCTTTTTGAGGTCTAGGGTCACCCACGGTGGCCAAAGGCATTTAGTTACAGGGTAGATTTTAATAGTCTAAAGAATTTCGGTGAGAGGTGTCTATATGCAGATCACTTACGTGGCTAGTCCTTCTACAGCTGAGCAGAACTCTACCTACTACACACTGAAGAGCGAAACGCCTGGGGCTGGTTCTTCCTCCATTTCCGATCTGTCGACGGACAACTACCCTGCCGACCGTGTCCCTCTGAAGGATTCGAACGGATATGATCTGCCCAATCCGGCGAACCAGGTAATCTTTAAGAACCAGCCTGTATCGTGGTGGATTGCTGGGATTAATTCTGGTTCTATCGTCTACACTCCCGAGAGTAATACGGTGAACTGGTCCTATGTGGTGGGAGAGACGCAGTACCACATTCTCTTTGAGATATCCAGCTTCATGATCCCCAACCGTACGGACAAGGTGGACCGTGATCCCACGACAAAGATGACCACTGTTACCCTAAAGGATAATGGTGTATTCAATATGACGCAGAGTTACCAGGGCATTTAGAAAAGTTGAACTTACCTAGACTCCGTAAAAGGAGTCTAAGATGGACCCAGAAGATAAGCTTTATGGCGAGTTTCTCGACATGATGCTTCTCTTGCGTGATGTTGCATATGAATTCAAGTGTTACAGTGCGAATAATATCAAAAAACTTATTGCATCGAAGATGAAAGCGGTTAGAGAGGTAAAGGCGTTGAAAGCCCTGTATCGGCTAGAGGAGGTAATTGGTAACCTAAGATCATCATTTATTGAAGCGAAAGCCACTGCTTCTGCGACTGCTACTCAGGAGGGACAAGCACCCGCACAAGGTTTCCATTCGGCATCATAGCAGTTGCCACATTCGGATGTTCTGTCACATGGTTCGCTTCAACGGAGAGTAGGCATTGATTTTTATACTCCGCAAGGTAAACTCCTCGGTCGAGAATATCTATTGCCACTTTTACAGACTCTGCAGAGAGATCGCCGTGCCCGACGAACTCTTCGAGAGGAACGAACTTCCTCACCTTGGTATTTGACAAATATACCCTCCAGGTCCCGTCGCACTTCTGTACTGTGGGATATTCATATGCTTCCTCCACAAGAAACCAACCCTTCTCTACGTCACCACTCGTTCTCGTGACATGGAAGAGGGTATTCTTCTCAATGATCTCTTCAAGAAGAGATCCGAGTCCGTCGATATTCTTTGCATCCCGAAGAAGAACAATTTGATTAAGGTGCATATACGCCCTACAGTCACGCAAGGCCCAATGGTGGTGGGCCTCGCAACTGATAATTCCAAAGAGATGTGCAATAGAGACGTAGCGAGTATCGGGCTGTTGACAGTATTCGCAGATCGTCGGTCTCATACATAGAGAGTGCGGCACGAGGCAATTTGTCATAGGATCTTCCATCTGGGACTTATGTGGGAGTCAGAGGTTTGTTCACTTTTTTCTTTAGGAAAGTAGATGAGTTATAAGGTAGTTCAAGTAAACGGCCCAACTGGCGACCCTACAGATGTATCCAAGCATATAACTGATGGATATACTCCTGTTGGAGGAGTTTCTGCAGTATTCAGTACTCGTGATAATTTAATGAAGTATTTTCAAGGTATGTACAAACCTCCTGAATCTAGAGTAATCGACTCTTATTATAGGGATCCACCCCGCGCCGACAGTCCCGAGCAGCTGGCGGGATGGGCCAATGCGGTGAAGAGAGATGGTGCCGCCGCCTTGCGGAGCATGCCAGGTAGTTCTGCTCCTCCTGCTGCAGCTAAGTCGCCCATCAGTATAACAGTCGGCCCAGGTGGTAGAAGAACCAGGCGTAGCCCCCCCACAAAGGGCAAAGGGCGTTAAAAAAGTTGATTGGGCAACCCTCCCCCCTTGCTAGTCCTTCCATGTCTACTATGGCCGTTGCACCCGTGTATAAGCAGTTCTCCCACCGTGAGCACATCCTTGAGCTTCCAGATACCTACGTAGGGTCTGTGGAAACTCACGATGAGTGGCGTTGGGTTCTCGACGGCGAGAAGATGGTGCATCGCAAGATCGCATTCAATCCTGGCTTCTACAAGCTCTTCGATGAGCTCGTGGTGAATGCTAGAGATGCTCGCATCCGCTCGATTACCTCTGCCAATCCGATTAAGCACATTGCTATCACGGTGACTGATTCAGAAGGTGCTCTCGTTATCTCCGTTGAGAATGACGGCGACGGTATTCCTATCGAGAAGCACGCCGAAAAGCAGGTCTGGATTCCCGAGATGATCTTCGGTCACCTTCTCACGAGTGGGAACTACGACAAGGGCGAGGAGAAGATTGTCGGTGGTAAGAATGGCTACGGTGCAAAGCTGGTAAATGTGTTCTCTCATGAGTTCAAGCTCGAGGTGAGGTCTCCTAAGGCAGATGGAGAGGGTCAGAAGTACACCCAGATCTGGACCAAGCACATGTCCGTCTGCGGCAAGCCATCCATCAAGAAGGACAAGGGCAAGGGCTTCGTGCGTGTCACCTACACACCCGACCTGAGTCGCTTCGTCGGCTTCAACAAGGAGACCATGATGAACGTTCTGAAGACTCGCACCTACGAGCTGGCCGGCCTCTGTGGCAAGGACGTCAAGGTCTCTTGGAACGGTACGAACGTTGCATCCAACACCTTTGAGAAGTTCGTCAAGCTCTTCCTCCGCGAGGGGTCCACCAGTCTCGCTTACGAGTCGTGTGGCCCCCGCTGGGAGATTGCCTCCGTGCTGAGCCGTTGCCTTTACGACGACGAGACCGGCACCGACGACGGGGCACGGTCGGTGAGCTTCGTCAACGGCATCAATACGAAGAAGGGCGGTAAGCACGTCGACACTGTGGTCCGCTCCGTCCTCGGCGATTTCTGCGAGGCCGCCGCCAAGAAGAAGGTCCCCGTCAAGGTGGCCCAGATCCGGGACGCCGTGGTGTTCTTCGTGAATGCCACCATTGTCAATCCCTCCTTTGACAGCCAGACGAAGGAGACGCTCACCACTCCCTCTGCCAAGTTCGGCAGTGTCTTCAAGAGCGAGAAGATGTCCGATTCCCTCATGAAGCTCGGCCTTCTGGAGGAGGCCCAGGCCGCCCTCGAGGCGAAGAGTGCCAAGGACGCAAAGCGTACCGATGGCTCCAAGAAGAAGACACTCCGTGGTCTACCAAAGCTGGTCGATGCATCCTGGGCAGGCACGGCCAAGAGTCCCGAGTGCACACTCATCCTCACTGAGGGAGATTCAGCTGCGACTTCTGCCATTTGTGGTCTGACTGTCGTGGGTCGTGAGAAGTTCGGTGTGTTTCCCCTCCGAGGTAAGCTGCTAAATGTGAAGGACATCTCTCAGGAGAAGTTCAACAAGAATGAGGAGCTCACTGCAATCAAGGCCATCCTCGGCCTCAGGCAGGGCACCAAGTACAAGGACAAGAAGGAGCTCAGGTACAGTCGTGTGATGATCATGGCCGATCAGGATCATGATGGTTCGCATATCAAGGGTCTCCTGATGAATCTGTTCCACACCGAGTGGCCCGAGCTCCTTCAGCTCGGCTTCCTGTGTTCCCTGGCCACTCCACTTCTAAAGGCATCTCGTCGTGGCGAGTCAATTTCCTTCTATAGCAACGGTGAGTTCGACGCCTGGAAGGAGACACACTCCACAGCCGGCTGGACCATCAAGTATTACAAGGGTCTGGGTACGAGCACGAAGGAGGAGGCTCGTGAGTGGTTCGAGCGCCTGGCTGAGATTTACTACGACTGGGACGCTGTGAGCGACGAGTCTATCTCACTCGCCTTTCACAAGAAGCGGTCCGATGATCGCAAGACCTGGTTGGGTGGCTTTGATCCCAAGCGTATCCTAGACATCGGTGCAGGGGGGCGTGTATCCTACACTCGCTTCGTCAACGACGAGCTGATCCACTTCAGCAATGCGGATAACGTGAGGTCTCTGCCAAATGTGATTGATGGGCTCAAGCCGTCGCAGAGGAAGATTCTCTTCGGCTGCTTCAAGCGTGGTCTTCGGTCAGAGGTGAAGGTGGCCCAGCTTGCAGGCTACATTTCCGAGCACGCCGCCTATCATCACGGTGAGGCATCCCTGTGCTCGACCATCGTGGGCATGGCACAGAACTTTGTCGGTAGTAACAACATTAATCTCCTGGTGCCCCAGGGTCAGTTCGGCTCTCGACTGATGGGTGGCCAGGACAGTGCATCGCCGAGGTATATCTTCACCTTCCTGGAGCGGATGACGGATCTGATCTTCAGGAAGGAGGACATGGGCATCCTGACCTATCTGGATGATGATGGTATGTCGGTTGAGCCGGAGCATTACTACCCTGTGGTGCCCCTGCTGCTGATTAACGGGTGTGTCGGGATTGGCACGGGCTTCAGCACGAACATCCCCCAGTACAATCCCGTGGATGTGGTGGCCTCTCTGCGTCGCCGCCTGAGTGGGGAGGTTGCCACTCTTACCGACGTTGCACTGAAGCCGTGGTGGTATGGCTTCAAGGGTCCCGTTCTCCCTGGGGATTCTGACGGGGCGTGGATTACAAAGGGTGCCTATACCTTCTCGGATGCCCAGAAGTCCATTACGGTGACTGAGCTTCCTGTGGGGACGTGGACGAAGGACTACAAGACCTTCCTCGACACCTTCTGTACGGCGTCGTCCAAGGAGGAGATGCCCACGGCCTTCGGAAGCGATGGTCAGCCGATTCTCAGGTCGTTTGATGATCTGTACACAGATGAGGAGGTCAAGTTCGTACTGTTCCTGTCAGAAGACTATTATGAGGACTGTAAGGCTCATCCTGACGACTTTGAGAAGCGGTTCCGTCTGGCGAGTACGTGGAGGACGAGTAACATGGTTGCCTTCGACGGGGACATGAAGATTACCAAGTACACTTCACCGGGTTCGATTGCTGAGGCATTCTACGGGCCTCGCCTGGCGGCGTATGAGTCGAGGCGTATCAAGGAGATGGAGCGTCTACGGGCGGAGGCAGTGGAGGCAGATGCAAAGGCCAGGTTTATCCGAGCCGTGCTGGAGGGCAGCCTGGAACTACGGCGGGCAACCGACGAGGAGATCGTTTCCGCCCTGAAGGACCATTCTCTACCGGCACTTTCAGGGGATGCAGGGTCCGTGGATGGCTATGACTATCTACTCCGTCTCCGTATGGACCGTGTGAAGGCTAATGCTATTGTGGATGCTGAGGAGGCGGTGAAGAAGGCAACTCAGGCAGTGGACCTACTGGAAAAGACTACGGCATCTGAACTCTGGCTCAAAGAGTTGGATGACTTTGAGGCAGGGTGGGCTACAATGATGAAGGCTCGTGTACCGGTTCCGAAGAAGGTGAAGGCACCGGCAACCGTGCAGAAGAAGGCAAAGGCTTAGAGGAAAGGTTGCGTACCGGCCTACGAAGTAGATCGCCAGCCAACCATTCCTCTAGAGGAAAGGTTGCGTCGCCCTGTACGGAGTACAGGGCCAGGCAGCCGTTTAAATAAACGGCTGCGTACCGGCACACGGAGTGTGCCGTTAGGCAACCATTCCTTACAGGAAAGGCTGCGTCATCGAAAGGCTGCGGCTACCGGCACTACTCAGCTTCACGGGGTGAGCCATAGGCACCGGCAGGGTATCAATATCCTTTAAATAATATACATAATGGTCTACTGCAGAAAGAATATGCGGGCCAGACCAGTTGACCACAAGCTGATTTAACTCGCTGACTTGCCCGGGAACGTCTCTAGGGGAATTCTTCGCATACTGATAATACATGGCACGCATAATTATTTTTAATTCATCGGCAGACTGGTCGTCGATGATATACCCCTTCGGCTGGCTTTTATCGTACACATACCGGCGAATAGCCGCCTGAATGGCTGCAACATTCTCCTGGGAGAAGAATGCGTCTGATACCGGCGACCTCTCCCAGGTTCCACGTAACATATCGGCCTGAAAATTTGTCTCTACCGACTGCTGGAACTCGAAGCCAGGAAAGGAATCGGCCTTACGGCCATCACCTAGAGCGGTTGCAAACGATGGGCTAGAAAGATTCACACGCCCGTTTCCCTCCATCTAACGGCTGTAGCCAGAATTTTTTTCTAAGTAGGAGGTATAACAAAATGCCTTCTGTTGCTCCCATGACTGCTGGTTTCAAGCAAGTGCCTGCCGGCGGTTACCTGACGATCATCTCCACCATCCAGCAGACCAATGTGTACTCTGGATTCACCAAGAATGGCTCTGGTGGTGCGTTCACTGTATCTGCCCCCACGGTCTATCCCTGGGCGGCTGGTGGTGCCACGAGCAACTTCTCCTCCCTGCTGACGTTCGGCCGTGTTCTGAAGGATATGGGCACGCTGCAGGTGAGCAGCTCCCGTGTGTTCCGCAAGTTCAAGGCTGTGGGCCCCGCCACTGCCAACGGCGGCGGTGACCCCCCTTCTGCCAACGCTGACTTCGGTACCTTCTACCTGGAGACGGTGGCTGATGGTGGTGACGTTCCCAACGATAAGGTGAGCCTCCTGGCCCGCAGCTTCTAAGACTTAGGCTGCGGCATAAGCCAACAAATCCCTATATCGTGTATTGTAGTACACCGTACAGTGGTTTTAGAAGAAAACTTTAGTACACCAGAATAGAATGGCTATCGGCTTTAGTTGGGGTGCAACAAGCCTGTCTTATGCATTCATCATGTATGTATTAATAAGTGTATGCCTAGGCATGTACCTTATTAAGTACATGTATACACTGAATAAGCAAGTTTCTGCACTGATTATTATGATTCTCTTAATTCTTGTCTTTGTGTTCTTCGGCAAACGCTGGTTCCAGTACGGACAACTAAAGGGAAGTGCAGAATGGACTAAGTCGAATGCCCTTGCACAGTCCGGCTCCGTTGCCTCTGTTGCAGCCCAGTGTGGCGAGACCTCTGCAAGCGGAACAACCCCTACCGTATGGCCACCGGTCGTAAATCACTGCCCCGACTTTATGACAATAGACGGCAATGGTGCATGCGTTGATTCCAATAAGATGTACGGACCGAAGGCATCGATTGGAAACACTAGATTCTCGTACACGGGGACTATGAATGTCTGTAACTCAGTTACAGGGGCATCTAGCCAATACCTGCGTTGGGAGGGTGTGGTACAGGCCGAGGGCTCGTGCAACCCTGGCAATATTGGAAAGCCCCCGTCGAATTAGTTGGTTTGCCCCTGTGGGCCCTTGCCCCCCTGTGGGCCCTTGCCCCCCTGTGGGCCCTTGCCCCCCTGTGGGCCCTTGCCCCCCTGTGGGCCCTTGCCCCCCTGTGGGCCCTTGCCCCCCTGTGGGTCTAAGAAGGCATGAATACTATATGCAGTATGGAATCAAAGGCCAAAAAGACAATTTCCTTACACCCTTCCATCGAATCAAAGATCATGGAATGGTTTAACAAGAGAACTACCCCCGCAGTCTTTCTCATAGGTCCACCAGGTGTCGGTAAGACAACTCTAGCCTATCGTGTTATGGAATCTATGGGCTTCCGTATTAGAGAATTTAATGCATCTCATACTCGAAGCGGGGCCTGTTTTCGAAAGGTCATCCTTCCCCTGTTGGAGCGAGGTGGTGTAATTAATATGATGGAAACAGGTAAACAGGGAGGACTAGGTGTTATTCTAGATGAGATTGACGGGCTCAGCAGTGGTGAAAAAGGTGGATTACAAAGCCTTCTTACCTATTTACGTGAATGGTCTCCTCAGAACCCAGGAGTGCCCTGCATCTTCATTAGTAATACTATCCAACAGCGTGTACTTCAGGCCATTTCTCGTTACTGTCTAACGTTCAAGGTAGACTGTCCCGAAGAGCAACATGTGAAAACTCTCATTGGATCATCAGTACCTGAACAGTGGAAATTAAGGGGACTCGGTGATCTGAGACCCCTTCTCAGAGGAGAATACTCTAACGAAGAGGATCACGATGACAATATGCTCTCTATTCCCGAGGGCGTCGTTCCCCTAGCAAAATGGTCACTATATAATGATATTGACCCCTTTTTAACATTAGAGATGGAGAACAATGATAGTAATTTAGCAGGACTCGTTATCGCAGAAAATATTCCTGACCGACTTCATGCTGTAAAAGGAGATACACGGGAAGCATGGGATATCTATATGAAGATGTTCAGATGTATCCAGGAGTCAGATTATGCCGACTACTGGGCCTTCTTTTACCAAACCTGGCGTCTTCTCTCTCTCAGCCAAGATGTAAAGATAAATACTATGAATCTCTTTCTTTCCAAATATGCCCCGTTCAATGGAGAGGAGCCATCGATCGATAAGATCCGTTACACTCCTGTTCTAACCAAGCAATCGGCACTGTTCAATGTATGGAAACTTCTCTGTGAACTTGCCGATGCAAAGAAGATTCCTATACGTCTGTCGCCCTTTACACTGATGCTTGAAGCAAATGTGGAAATGGCACTGGGCACGGGTGGTAAGAAACAAGATAAACGGAAAAAGGCGGATAATATGCGGCTATATACACCTGCCTAACAGGCCCAATCACAAAACTGGACAACCTGTAGCGGCACCTTTCGTCCAATTCTCTGTGCACGTTGAATGGCTTCGCCGTATATACGATCCATAATAAGAATATGTGTTGCCGACAATAAATCAACTCCCACGGTATCAGGTGAGAAGCAGAGGACACGAATCCTCTTCTTAGTGAACTCAGAAACCAGATTTGATATTGCCATCTTATTTCCATGTAAGATATCTACGTCGTCTCGAAGACTCGGTAGATTATTTACAATATATGTATATACTTCTTGTACATTGCGTGCATAGAGAATATATTGGCTGTCAGTGTCAATCCCTCTGAGGTACTCCACGACCGCCTCCATCTTTGACAGCTCCTTGGGACGAACTCCCGTATCTATCTTAATGAGTGAACTAGGTTGAAGAACTTCTTTGCAGAGAGGACAACTATTTTTTATGGTAATCCATGTGGCTATACAGCGACCACAGAAGATGTTCATGCAACAAGGAGTTACACAAGGTACATCAGTAGAGTCATAGCATATACTACATGCCTTCGTGTTGAGTCGTTCTATACGATTTGTATCAAGTCCATCCAGTAAAGACTCCATCGTAGTAATTCTTGGATGTATACTCAACACTGCCTCTTCAATACGCCCCTTATTAATAAGCTCCATTGTCTTCGGATGTGCATACCTACACTGAATTAGTGTATACACGGGTTCTGGTAGATTCAGTGAACGTTCAAGTGCAGACTCCTCTGATTTTACTACATAATGACCTCTCAGGGGGTGACTGTTCTTTGTTAGAGGGTGAAAGAAGGGTTCAGATGTAGTTCTAAAGAGAGTCAGGGTAGGGTGCTGGGAAATCGTCTCAGTAATATATTTCTGGGTAGGTCGACTTAGACCTGTAATATAGTGTTCTGGAAGCTGTTTTACCACGTGGGAATGAACTTGCTGGTTTGCATGTATGATATTCTTATATCTTGATGTAATTAACCATGTCATTTTTGCTGGTAAAGGAATACATACCGATGGAATTCGAATCATATCAGCCTCATCATATATAATACGCTCCCATGTCAAATTATTCTGTAAACGGTGGCTCAAGCCCTGCAGAAGAGTGTTGCTTACCAAGGTAAGATGTGTATGTGCAAGCTGTTCAAGGCAGTTATCAATATCTTTGAGAGAACGCAGATATGTGCATGAAAGAGTTGTGGTTTGAATCTCGGCCTGCCACTGATGATAAATACTATGCGGGACAACGATAAGAGTATTCAGAGAGGTATCGACACGGCTAAGACTGAAGAAAGAAGGGGTGCTCGAGCCATGGAGTCGGTTAAAGGGATGTGGTTCGGCCACTGTGGTCATTTGGCTCACGTGGGCTAACGTGGTGAGTGTCTTTCCAGTGCCGGCACGTTCTCCTAATATTCCATACGATGAGAAGATACGTTCATTTCCAATTAGGAGGCCTGTCTGCGAGGTTGTTTCGAGTTCCTTCATCCTTCGTAACGAAGAGAGTTGATGTGGATAGAGGGGGCAATTAATATGCGGAGGTTGAACCGCAGGTAGATCAGAATATGTCCTTTCTATTCGATCCATAACATCAATATTACTGCAGAGTACTTTAACAGATGTCATTATTCTTGTCTGGTGCGTCGACCTTAGGTCTGGTCTACGCACTTTCATAAAATGCCCTGAGGGGGGCTGATCTGATGAACTGGGATAGTTTGAGGGAACTGAGTTTAACGAATGGATTTTTTCCATCTCGCATGTGTTTCTTGTTGTATGTATTGTCGCTGTGACTCATCACCAGCATAACCTGTAAGGGGTCCAGTTGTATGAGGGGTGTGGTGTAATTCACCAAGAAGGAGCGTTCCTCGGCGAAGGCCACTGTTTCATCGTAGGAATGGGTATTCGCATACTCCTTCTTCCAGGCCATTGTTCCGTTTGTTGCATGGTTTTCGCCATAGGGACCGAACTTGTAGATTTGTTTTACATCGGTATAGTATAGATATACTTCGCTAGATCCTGCTACCTGTAGAGGGCTAGATGTGAGCTTCTTTACAACGTGACTCACTCGCTTAGGGCTATAATAATCATCATCATCTATGGCGACAAGGATCGACCCCTTGGCCTCGCGGTTCAAGATGTTTCGCTTTGCACCGATCAGAAGTTTCTCTTCCAGGCGGATGTAGCGGATATTTGGTATACCCTTGGCAGCTGGACCGTCAAAGATATCTTTTACACAATCCTCTCCATCATCTAAGATGATCCATTCCATGGAAGTCAAGGGATACTCTTGTGCCTTGTAACACTCTATAAGAGAAGGAAGAAACCTGCGTCTATTATAGGTGGGTGTTAGAACGGATACGAACTGCATCTAGGTGTGTAAGGGAGATTTGTTTAAGACGTGGCTGCTGGTTCTGCAGCTGCAGCTGCAGCTGCAGGGGCTGCTACCTTAAGCACAGTGGGTGCAGGTGGTTCCTTAACAGCCACCGTTGGAGGAGGTTCAGGGACTTTTTCAGTAGGACGATTTCTTCCTACAGTCTCATAGAGAGGAACTGGTGCCTTACCCAAGGCACGATTAATCAAGCCCTTAATATCTCCTATAGAATCAACCCTTGCCTGCTTCATCTCAGCCCTTACCATCTCTATCATCGGCTCCAACTTAGCTGGATACGTGAAAAATCCAGGATACTTACTGATAATCGAATGATATTCAGAAGGATACAGTGGTAAGAAAGAGTATATCTTCAGGGGATGCATATTTAGGCTATTGGGTACACCTGCCGATGCAACCCAGATCGACCGAAACATGTAATAAAGAATCAATAACCAACCAAGTGACGACTGGCCAGCAATCAGCATCCATGTAAAACAAAAGGCAAGAATTCTATATGGTGTTTCTTTCCATAACATATCATTCGCAGCAAAGGAAGCAAAAATAAATGCTAAAATAAAAAATAAGGCGTCCCATACATTTCCCTTAATCGCATCCCACATACGATAAAATGTATCCATAAAGGGTTCATTATCAATAACTTCAATGTTAAAGTTGTTAAAGGCATTTGTTAGATATGTATTTGTCTTTCCATAGGTCGAGTTATCTACAGGGGGTGCCCTGGCCGTATCATATCCCAGATTCACCCAATGATTTGACTGAGTAAACGGGGGCGTACATTTATTCGAGGAATTACTCGAACAGACGTACAAAATTCCTGCATTTGGTTCATCAACTATATCACCAACTGCATAACTATTAGAAAAATCAACATCAGGATTGTAGTTCTTCACAGTCGAACTTACTCTTGTCCACTGCCACACCTGACTGTTAAAGGTGAGATACTCGCCGTCCTGTTTCTGAACAGGGTTTATGTTCGATTGATTGGAAGAAGAAATTGAAGTATACACAAATCCATTGTAACGGACCTGGTCGTTTGATGAGTATAGTCTATTGCTATTCCAAAGAGAAATCTTACTATCATCAATGTTCGATGGGGTAGAACCAAATAAGCTATTTGTTACCCCGCCCTCGAATAACTCGTATTTATTTACCTTTTTTCCAGTAAAATATTCGTATACCCTCCCTGGAACCCCTTTAACATATGTTCTAGCCGTTGTATACCCAGGGATATACTCCATCTAGAAACAAACAGCATAATTTATAGGTCCACACCGACCGAAGGGTACATGCCGACCTACAAGCCTAAGTGGCATACTTCTTACTGCCCATACCCGATTCAATGTTAAAGAAGTTGATATTCTCAACATACACATCAATTGTATAAATGTATGTCGGTAAGGCTCCAAGAGGAAAGATATCCACATCAAGCTGAAGTTTATTGATTCGGCTAGAATTAATGGACCCCGCCGGTTGTGGCGTCGGGCTGTGTAATTCAAAACTATAGACAGGAATTCGCCGATTAGACCCTCCAGATAGATACTTGTATTGAGTCACATCAGTAAAGAATTGAGACGTGTTCACTTCCTGAATCTCATTTCCATCGCACAGAAGCCGCATTGATGCAATAATATCAAGCTGTGCTCCAGGCACGGTCACTCCAGAGGAATACGGTACAGGGCCAGTATCAGATTGGGTAATCTGCTTCGGGCGTGTGGGCCAATCCCACCAATTTGTAAAATTATCATGCTTGTTACGATAATAGATGCTATCGGATCTTCTCGGGAGAAGCACAAGCCGTGTAATAGGGTTATGTACATATAAGTCCAGAAGGCTGTGATTCACAATCTCATTAAAGGCAACATGCGTCACCTCACGGATGACATACGACAGTGGAGTAGTTGCAAAAATGTTCTGTTCCTTCTCAGGAAGAAACACGTAAGTTGTATATAACGTAGGATTGAAGGTCCAGCGATTCAGCTCGTCAGGATTCACATTCACATCCGTTAAGAACTGACGGATCTGTGTATCCGTGTCAGGGATATTATTATAGATCGGTCGATTCGGATTACTCTGGATGCTAGCCGGGTTCACTGAATATCCAGGTGCCATGCGAAAACCATTTGCATCAAGTGTGGTATATAGTTCACGAGCCGGTCGGAAGATCACCGTTATAGTGACGGGGTAGACCTGCAGTCCAATAAGCGGAAGTGCCTGACCCTCCTCCGTAAACCAGAAGGGAATCGGGACATATACCGTATACCCAGGAATCGACGGATTGTTCGTCTGTGTTGTCGTAGTCTTATCACCAAATACAGTCGGATACAGAGGAGGAATTACCGTAGGATTACCATAAATCCCTTTAGCAGGTTCAGTAAGCTCGGGAATATCTCCAACCAGCCTCTGCCATTTCTCATAGGCATCCTTGGGTAAGTCAAGCATCGCCTTCGCCATGAGATACTCACCCGTAAACTCCTGAATCTTATTGGGACCCACAGTAACATAGACCGTATCGATAGCTAAGGCACCCACCGCATTCACCCATTGAAACTCCTGCTCTAACCGACTGCCCTGGCCCGGATCAGGAAAGAGATTCTCTCCTGCCGATGCGAGATGTTTGCTAAAGATTGGGGGAAGAGTAAACGACACGTACATATCACTCACCAAGTCTCCCTTACGATCCACCTGTGTCGAAACCTGCACTGTCCTGTCATAGGGGTAGACCGTGGCCCCGTCAAAGGATTTCGATATGGTTTCCAGAGAGAAGTGCGTATACTTCTTAACTACCTTGTAAAAATAGGTCATATCTGGATTTCCAGATAAGATCACATTTTGTGTGCCATAGGCAATTAACCAAATCAGACCCCCTCCAGGCATTCTTCTTTACACATGATTATATACCCTTTATGTGTTAACGCTGCTGTGTCCACCATGTATCAATTAAGTAGGGAGGTATTGTCATATTGTGCGTGTCCATCTGTGTCGAAGGGCCCATACTCATGAGGGCCTGGATCTCGGAATACCCTACAGCATAACTGTAATAAATGATGTTGCTGACGAAACCATTCATAGGTCCGTTGATGATGAAGTTGTCTCCAATGGGAATGCCACGGAAGATGCTGTTTCCAGAGGAATTGTCAAAGTCGCTCGTGGTCGTCGTCTTGAATGAGGGGAGCACCATCAGAGGCTGGTAGTTCTGATATGCAATTGTTCCATCCAGGACCAGCTTGTTCGCCAGGTTTCCATTGATGTAGACACTGACCGTGTTATTCGACGACAGAATGATTGCAAGATGGATCCACTTGTTCACAGGGATCTGTCTCACATCGACCTTATTGAACCAGCCATTGTAGGAATTCATGACTACACGAAGGACGGGGTCATTCTTCTCATCGGTGGATACGAAGACACCAGGCCCACACAGCGGGAACGGGCCGGATTCATATCCCTTGTAGAAGACAGTAGACCACCCAGGAGGCGTGGTCTGATGTGCAAAGGTGGTATCTTGAACATAGATGAAGGTAGAGTAGGTAAACTCAATGCCGGTTAATTGATTTTGCGATACAGGGAGATAAACCGCCTGGGGATTGGAAATGTCTTGCTGAAATGTCTTAGCCAGATTCGTTGTCATGGGATACACGACAATGCGTGTCGTACCGTAGCCAAGGAATGCCCTCCATAAGACTTCGAAGCCCATGTACAGAATATATACTATGCCCACCACGACGACAGCGTATAAAATCTGGGGGAAAATCTCAGATGTTGATACTTCCATTCTACTGTGTGTATCAAAATCTTGTATTCACTCTCTAAGTACTCGCCGTTCCCATACTTAAATCAATGTTAGTATTGAACAAGCTGGAGAAGATAGAACCAGAGGAAGCCGTTGCAGGGCCATTCTGGTAGATGCTCCACATGATATCAGGAGTGAGTGCATAGTTGTAGTAGTCTGTCGTGGAAAACACACCATTCAGGATGCCAGTTTGCTTCGTCTGGCTCTGTCTTCCAACCGTAATTGTTGCCTTGCCATTCGTCACACCCAGGTCATTAATTCCCTTGTATACGCAGGAACGGCTGAGTTTTCCGTCAATATATACATCCAGAGTGGTACCACTGGCAACCACACCAACGAGGACCCATCTCTGGTACTCAATGCCATTCACAATGTTACACTTATCCGTGGCAGTGTAAGGACTGGAACCGGCTGCTACAGGGGTGTTAATGCCATAGGGGCCAACCGTTCCATCGGCAGCATCGCCGGTTCCCTGATTCACCACCAGGGTTCCGTTTGTGGGCGTCAGACCAATGAATAGAAGGGTCTTTGCAGAGGATGTTATATCAAGAAGGGGGATAGTCTGTAGGCCAGACGTCTGCGGAGATGTGCTATAGATGCTGACCCACATCGTCACAGTGTACTGGCCACCCGATGTCAGACCAGACGCATTTGCAAACTCTGCTACCGCAGAGTAAGATCCAATAGTTGCCGGCTTCGCTGCGTCGCAACGAATTACGCCCCCACTCTTCAACTGTGTCGCATCGAGAACGCGACTGGGGATGATATTCAGACTCGACTGAACCGTGGCAGAGCTATACAGGAATGTATACATGTAATACAGTGCGATCAGGAGTACGATGAAAAATGCAACCCCTCCAATCATTCCGGAGGAAACCGTCGGCATACCCATGTTTTTAAAATTCATTCCTGTCTGTCCAACCTGACTCATTCTGTAATAGAAGGAGAAAGCCTAACTCACAGAAGTTGCATATACGGAAAACGGATTGGGAGGATGAACAGGGGGCAGGCCTGAGCACGTCCCAAGAATACACGAGGGGATGTGTAAATCGAGCGAGAAATCCATTTGATTCTGTGCATAGGGTAGACCAGTACTATCAACAAGCTGTGCAACATCGTTTGCAACATCATCAGATGACGTGTGCCCAAGGGTAGATGAGAATAAACCGATCTGCCCGACCCAGCCATCCATTCCTCCAACCATCCATGGATTTGTCGCATATGCCGGAATCGGAGAGTACTGAAGATATGTACTTGCAACAGAATCAGCTCCATAGTACACATCAATACGGCGTCCTTCTTGTGCTATGGTAATTACAGTCCACTTTTGGAGGGGAATTGCCGGGAGAGATATAGTTTCTATGTGACGTGCATTATTGCTTGCAGTCTGAATGGCAAGTACAGTCGATACGAATGGCTTATCCGATTGAGCCAGGTAGCCGGATACCAAGAGATTTACAAAACTGCCCAACGACACGAGAGGCTTCAAATAACTGTCAGCGGAACAGTTGCTGCAGTCATTTCCCGATTTACACGTGCACGATGTAAACGAATAGTCAGTACACGACTGCTTCAGCTTTGTTGTGTCTGAAGGATCCGTGCAATTAATGTTTGATATGGTTTTCGGTGCAGTATTTATGTATACTGCGAACCGCAGAGACGATGGTGTAGTCATATTCCACGGAAGACTCTTATTAGGTAAGGCCTCTGTTAAAGGATCGGATAGGGTGTACATTTTCGTTGACTGTGAACTGCGTTTCATATAGAGGAGTGTTAAAGAAGTAACTATCGTTATAACAACGAGTACTATTACGATAGTTAGTATCGTCATATCTATCAGTATTATGCATTAATTAGTTCACGTATCCTTTGCTAGCTAGATGGGCTAGGAGAATTGGCCCAGAGCTTAGTTAGATCAACGTTGCCACTGGGCTGGCTGAACATACTGTTTCCACACGAGTCTGACCCCGACCCTGGAGTATACTTAGGCATTGCGAATCGTGTTATAGGGGTCAGTCCAACCTTTACACCCGCAAGTTCTTCTTGGCGTACTGGACGACCCCAGAGCATCAGTGTCTGCACATAGCCGCATTTTCCTGGGCGTGTGTTCGCATAAAACACCTGTTTCTGCCCAGGATGTATCGGATTCGTTCCACCCACCGATGTCTGAGATACCTGCAGACCATTGTAGTAGACCGTAAAGATATTTGTATCGTACGTTATCATGATACGGAAGGGAGTGTATAGGGGAATATTTTGTATAGGAAAGCTGCTACGTTGCACAATGCTACCGTCACTAGACTTGAGGAAATACGTTACAAGGATATCATTTGTAGTATCATCGACGTAGCATATCATCGAGACGCCGACAGGGTTAGAAGAGAATTGGGTCGCTATTCCATTGGCGACGGCACCCGCATGGAGGGGAGATGTGGCAGGGTTGAATGGGGTCGTTGAGCTGTAAAAGATAAGACGATCCAGCCCAGACTTTCCCGTTAAATCGGTTAAACACATGTCGGCGGAGACCGAGTAATTGTTCTCAAAGGCGTAATTAACTAAACTATCTCCCATAACTGCTGGGTCTGGGGCGGGAGTTATTGGCTGAATTCCTGCATTCCAATACATCGAATAGTCGGTCGTCGTTACAATAGGAATGACTCCCTTTCCTCCTGGGACGAACTGAAATACGGGGTAGACTGCATAATGGATGAGAATTAGGATGAGAAAGATGACTAGACCGTATAAGAAGAAGTAGAAGAAGAATTGTAGAGCGTAGCCACCGGAAGAGCTACTAGTCATTGCCGTGCTCACACCTGAAAAGCTTGGTAGGCTCGGCATGCTTGGTAGGCTCGGTAGGCTTGGTAGGCTTGGTAGGGTCGGCATGCCCGAGAAGAAAGAGCCCGATGTAGGAGCCGAGGTCGATCCAGAGAAGAAGCTACCACCTGTAGCTTGACCAAAGGGACTTTGTAAAATAGGGCCAAACTCTTTGGCATATTTTGCAATTATTCCTGCCCTCTGATTCGTCGCCATCTGATTTAGACGTGTTTTCTCTTTTTTACAGTGAACGAGTTGGACTTGTAATTATATCCAATCTTCGAGTAAAATTTACGTGTCTCGTTTGCCTTACAGTCACGCAGCTTCTCTCGCAGGTAGCAGACGAATGATACACGGCTAAAGGGTTTCTCGGCACCCAGTGTCCCTGTCTCCAGAGAATCCTTGTGGATCCGAGGAAGCCCCTTGTTCGCCTTCTTATCTTCCTCTGTCTCATACAACTCGGTATTACAGTGCCATTGGTGTACATCCATCGCCAGGAAATCTCCCGTACGCACATTGAACCCGATGCCGAACTCGGGCATCAGCGTGTAGCCACCGTGATAGGAACCACGTTCAATGACTGAAAGATTGCCATACCCGTCCTTGAAGTCACCGTCGTCCTTGTGCAGGGCCGTTCGGAAATTTCTGTTAATTGTCACCGAGGAAAAGGAAGTGTCTGTTATATGGACCATCGGCATTTGCTCAGCAGCCTTCTTCTGCAGGGCGTATTTATCCGGGACGAGGGATTTAAAACATCCATCAATGGCACGGATGAAGGGCAGACCGTGCTGATAATACTTCCAGTACCGCATAGTGTATGATGTAATACGACAGGGCAGCTTCATGAAGGGAGTCGCATTGAAATATCCTAGGACTGAGCTAAAGACGTTATTATTCACCCTCATCTTTGACATCTTTCCTCGGACCGTCTCATTCGCCGACCAGCCGCTGATATTCTGGGGCTTCCTTGCCTTCCAGTACTTACTATCCACTGCAATAGGTCCTGCTGCTGCCCCTCGGTTTCTCGAAGGGCCTGCTGCGATCCAGAAGGCCTCCCACCCTATCTTAATCATTTGCGGGTCGATGACCTGTTTACGCAGCTTTGCAATGAGTTTCTTTTGACCCCCTATTACTGCATAGACATCAACATCTTCATCGAAGATCTGGTATCCCTTGCCGTCAAAATGGGCCCCCTCCTTTGCCTTTATTTCGTCGGCAGTCATCTTGGCTTCTACCACAACTTCTTTTGCCTTTTGTTTTATGGGATGGGCTGTTTTCGGGAGAGCAAGCCCCGTATATATCTCTTCTGGTATCTTACCCAGAGACATCTACTTATTACTCATAAGATAGAATAATACACCACACGAGATTCCACCTAGGGCAACCCCTGTAAGAAGCCCCTGGGTACGAGCCTTCCAGTCTCCCTCGGCAATATCATCGGCTGACCAGATGGGGGAACGGCCGAGTTGACCGAGACGTCTGAGATACTCGAGTGTCTCTTCTTCCGTGAACTGCTTCTTATTCAGACTCTTGCTCACTTCATTGTGTAGGAGCAGGGTCCATTTGAACAGGTCTCTGCGTCTATCGAGATGGGGTGTAATAGGGTACTTCTTCATGTGTTCAACATAATGGTCTCGGCAAATGGGACAGGGAATGAGGTAAGATAGACTCTCGAAGAATTCTCTCGCCGCCTTCTTGTGGCCGTGAGAGGGTTCGGCAGGGTAGCCGAGGGCAGCGATATGGATTGTGTTCCAGAAAAAGGGTCCCCATGTCTCGGGAGGGATATGCATTCTATTTGTTGACCCGTTTCTTCGTATTAGAATGGACGCGTCTAGGACCAAAGGCCCTCGGTCTAAACAACGCAGCCCCTACTATACAGGGCAATGTCTTACATGTACAGGGGTCAAAAGAATTTCTGCACAAATTGCGGGGGCAACGGTCACACATTCAAGGGGTGCATAGCACCTGTAACAAGCTACGGAGTAATCATGGTGAGACCGTCAAAGTCGTTTGTTCTCGAGCAGAGCCTCACCTCTCCAGGGAATGTAACAGGGCTCGAGAAGGAGAATCTGGAGTTCCTTCTCATCCAGCGTCGAGACAGCCTCGGATTCATTGAGCTGATCCGAGGGAGGTACAAGGTCAATGACGTGGACTATATCCGCCTCCACCTTGGCGGAATCACCAAGGACGAACAGCAACGATACAAGGATGGTCCCTTCGATGTCCTCTGGAATAGTATGTGGGGACTCAATCATTCCCATCTCTACAAGAACGAGTTCGAGACTGCCATGGCAAAGTGGGAGCAGATTCGTGCCGGCGTAACTGATGCTGCAGGCCGCACGTGGACGATGGATGAGCTCATTGCCTCTGCCCAGCCACCCAAGGAGACTCCAGAGTGGGGATTTCCCAAGGGCCGCCGTGATGCCCAGGAGAGCGACTATATCTGTGCCATGCGTGAGATGGAGGAGGAGACCGGCGTCAAGGAGTCAGAAGTTATCTGTATTAATAACATTGAGCCCCTCGTGGAGTCTTTCTTCGGCAGTAATCACGTGCACTACTGTCACAAGTATTTTATCGTCTGGGTACCACCCACCCTTAACATTAAGTTCAATGTAGACAATGACCATATGCGTCGTGAGATTGGAGACATTCAGTGGTTTTCCGTAGACCAGGCCCTTGCCCATCTACGCCCTGAGAATCTCGAGAAGAAGGAGGTGCTTCTTCGTGCGGCATCCTTGTTCAGAAATCTATGTCCCTTTCCTATCCATAGATAGAATGGCGGCCGTACCCGAAGGTAAGGCTCTCCTCGAACGATGGAGAACCGCCATCGACATTAAAGACCAGTATGATGCCCTGGAAGAATTATTTAAGAATAACATTTTTCCGTCAGAGGATCACCCAACATGGGAATCAGAGGGGGGTCTCTATCCGGACCCGCACTTTCCACGTCCCACAGATGCTAAGGGCGAGTGGCAGGCGTGGTATGCAGACACAGTACGCAGCGTCGCCCCAGCAGACGACTTCCTCCCCAAGCTCCTAAGAAAACGGGAGTTCCAGGAGAGTCTACAGCCCCCCATCACTAGCCTCGATGTTGATAAGTGCCGCCTCTCTGAGGACTTTCAGATCACACCTGTACAGCGGTTCGTCTCTCGTCTCTTATCCCCCCGCACTCCTTATAAGTCCGCCCTTCTCTATCACGGTGTAGGTGTAGGTAAAACGTGTGCAGCCGTTACGGTATGTGAATCGTATCTCGAGATGTATCCCGATACGAAGGTCTGTATTATTGCTCCTCCCAACATTCAGGAAGGCTTTCGCAGAACCATCTTTGACATAAATTCCTTGAAGCAGGGGCCAGAGGGAAATACTCACAACGGGTGCACAGGAAATATCTATCTTTCGCTGACAAATAGCTTCAACGAGAAGAATCCGAAGATCATTGACACCCGTGTAGATAAGGCAATTAATTCTCGCTATGAATTTTTCGGTTACACCTCCTTTTACAATCACATCCAGCGTCTCCTGAAGTCACTGGAAAAGAGGAAGGCGTCAGAGTCTGTCAAACGTGAGGTCTTACGCAATGAGTTCTCTAATCGGATCTTCATTGTCGACGAGGCACACAATTTACGCGACAACCCCGATGAAAAGGAAGAGGATGGGAAAGACGATGCGAATGAGCAGGAGACGGCAGAGTCCCGTGCAGGCAAGAGGTTAACTCCCTATTTGAGAGAACTGCTATCGGTCTGCGAAGGAATCACCCTGGTTCTGATGACTGCGACCCCCATGTACAACTCGTACATTGAAATCATCTTCTTACTGAACCTCCTCCTGTTAAATGATAAGTTCGCCACCCTCCGTGTATCAGACATCTTTGAGCGTGACGGTTCCTTCACTGCATCTGGCGAGCGGATTCTCGGGAAGGTGGCTTCCTATTACATTTCCTTCATGCGTGGTGAAAATCCTCTGTCCTTCCCTCTCCGCCTGGAGCCCCCGCTTACTCAGAGGATGGTCGCATGGCCATCAAGGGATCCCAAGGGGCAGGCGATTCCTGACAACGAGAGGGAGAGACTTCTTCCTAACGTGAAGGCCGGTCTCGACAAGGGTGGTCTGCCCTGCGTTCCCTGTCGGCTCACTCCCGAATCAGAGGCCTTTTATAAGGCAGAGGCAAATGAGATTGTTCGCCACGAACAGGGTCTCGGCATTGTCGCCATGGATATCTTAATCCAGGGAGGTAATTGGATCTTTCCTGTGGAGGGTACGATTCTGCGTGAAAAGATTGGTCAGCGAGGGTTCGACGGGTGTTTCCAGAAGGAGAAGCGTGGATCGGCCATTACCTTCAGTCCCCATGAGGGCGAGGATGCGTCCTGGCTTCTTCGCTCCAATATTGAGTCGGCGAGTGGAAAGGCAGCGGCCGTCCTTGACCGCCTTGCAGCGTGCAAGGGCGTCGCCTTCGTCTACAGTCGTTTCGTCCCCTCTGGTGCACTCACCTTGGCATTAGCTCTGGAAGCGAATGGCTATACCCTGTGGGGACGTGACGTGGGCTTTCTCTCCACGGGCATTCAGGATGACCAGGGGAGACAGTGTGCACTGTGCCCCTCTAGGGAGAGGGGGCACGGAGGCGACCCTTTGTCCGCCGCGGGCGGGCATGCCTTCAAACCAGCCAAATATGTCCTTCTGACCGGTTCATCTGAGCTGTCTCCTAATAATGCAGGCTCCATTGATGCTGCCCGCCTGCCTAAGAATCTCTATGGCGGTGAGGTGAAGGTTGTCCTTGGTTCCCAGGTAGCCGGCGAGGGTCTTGACTTACGGTACATTCGTGAGGTCATTGTCTTCGATAGCTGGTATCACTTGAATAAGCTGGAACAGGTGATTGGCAGAGGTATTCGTAATTGCTCTCATGCACTCCTCGATCGAAAGTTCCGTAATTGTACCATTGCCCTGCTGGTAAATAGTTACGCATCAGAGCCCGAGGCCGAGACGATTGATATGTATTCTTACCGCATGGCTCTGGAAAAGGCCATCCAGGCTGGCAAGGTTCTCCGTGTACTGAAGGAGCATGCCATTGATTGTTCTCTCAACAAGGATTCCATCCTTCTGAAGGGTATTCCTCCTATTCCTAGCATCTTCGATAGCCAGGGTATCGAGCGAAAGAACGTGGACGTAAATGATGTACCATTTACGGTGATGTGTGACTGGCTAGAGGAGTGCGACTACGGATGTCGCTCTGGCCGTGGAGATCCTATGCCTCCACCTCCGTCACTTGATCAGCAAGATATTACGACATACGATGAATATACGGCGAGGTTCCATATCCATACCATTCGTTCCTATATCCAAGACCTCATTGCAAAGAATGAATACTATGTCACCTTCGATAAGATTCAACAGCAATTCGAGACGATTCCTCGCACCATGTTACTGTCTATTCTGAATGACATGGTGAACCGTGATACCTTTCGCATTAAGACAGCAAACGGTTCAGGGCGAATTATCTTACGTAACGGCTACTACCTGTTTCAGCCTGATACTATTGCGGATGAGTCAATTCCTATTGCAATTCGTGTACGCCATGTACCTGTTCCACGTGATGTCTTCAATCCGACGGTCTATGGAAAAGTGAAGGAGGAGAAGCCTGAGGCGGTGGGTGAGCAGACCTTTTCTGTCTTAGCACCGGCAGATGATACAAGCGAGGCACTTTGGGAAGAAGTGAAGGACTGGGCATCTGATATTCAAAAGGGCAATGCTAGTACAAGCGTTGTCCCTGACACTGTGTTATATGAGCTCCAGCAACTGAAGGCGAGTAGTGGCATTTACGAGGGACAAAAGGAGAAGTTCGAGAAGATTCTTTGGTTGTACGAGAGTATTGCAACAGATGCGGAGATGCGGAAGAGCTATGCCATGGTTGTGTTAAAGTATGTCTGGGATGAGTACATTACCACGGCGAAGAAGAGAGAACTTCTGGCTGGATTTTCTTCCACAGACCCTGTGCTGAAGGCGGTGGCTGATGATTCATACTGGACTCTTGAGGGTACTACCTACCTACGTGTAATCAATACGGAAACGAATGTTCTGGAGTATCTGTGCCCTGAACTGTCTTCAGGGTCTTCTTACACCGTATGCTCCCCTGCGATTGTTTCGGTATTGGCGAGAGAGAAGGGGCGTGATCCGCTTCTGAAGACTCCTATTACGACGGCTACTACGGGAATTAACTATGGATTCCTGATCTATAGTCCCAAGAAGAGGAGTCTAGTCTTCAAGAAGGGGCGGCCTCCGCTTGCAGGAGGGAAGTTGCAGCGTGGGGCAGAGTGTGCGAATAATAGTTCCACCAGCTCGGAAATTGAGGCACTCAAGCAATATGGTACAATCTTGCGTCGTGCAGGAATACCAGATATGGGGCTAAATACGAATGAGCTGGCGAGGAGGACTATTGAGAACAGTTTACGTGTGTGCACGGTGGTTGACCTTACTCTTCGTATGATGGATGAGCTAAAGGTGGATGGAAAGCGGTGGTTTTATAGGACTATTCAGTCGCATTTAGTGGGGCATCCTTTACGTTAGGACCCTCGGACCTAAAAATGAAATTCTACTCCCCAATAGAGTTAGTCCACATGGAACAGGATGCCATTTTCGAAGAGAAGGTTTCTCTCTCCGCAAAGGACATGGTTGGAGAGATTCTCTCCTTTGACGACTTGCTTCTTCGTAAGATGAGGAAGCAGATTGAGGGCAAGTGTACTAAGCACGGCTTCCTTATCCCTGGCTCCCTGAAGCTGCTGAGTAGGTCTTACGGGTACATGGAGAAGGGGACGTTTACGGCAGATAGCTTGTACTACATGAAGGCACAGGGGAGGGTGTACAACCCTCCCAACGGCACTGTAGTGGAGGGTGTGGTCATGAGGAAGTCGAAGGCGGGTCTGTACATTATCATTGAGAATGCCGTACACGTGATGGTTGTGCGTGACCTTCATATCGGTAACAGGGAGTTTGATGCTGTTGAGCTGGGGGATAGCATTCGGGTGGAGATCAAGAAGTCTCGCTTCCAGATCAATGATCCCCACATCCTCAGCATTGGGCAGTTCCTTACGGTGGTGTCAACGGGTACTGTTGCAGGTGCAGCTGCTGCTGCGGAGGCTATCGAGCTGGGGGCTGCGACAGCTGAAGAGGCAGAAGAGGAGTCTGCTCCTGAGGAGGGAGAAGAGGCGACGCCCAGGGATGGGCTAGAGGAAGAGGGAGAAGAGGCAGAAGCAGAAGTAGAGGTAGACCCCTTCAAGGCCCCTGCAACAGAGTCGATTGATATCTCTTTATAAACCGCGTACATATATCCCTAAATTCATTCTAATGACTCTACAATGAGCGACGGAGAGCAGCGAAATGATTTTGAAACCCGCAAGAGGCTTCATGAGGAAATAAAGAAATTTAACCGCACCGAGCAGGAAGAACTCTTCCGCATTCTTAAGAGGGAGAACGAGGAGGTTAGCGAGAATCGCAACGGTATCTTTTTTGACCTAACTGTAATCAAGGAGTCGACTCTGAATAAGATAAAGGAGTGGATAACCTTCTGCAAGAAGAATACCACCGAGTTCGAGGAAAGAGAGAAGGAAATGGAGCTTCTAACCAAGAGCCACGAGGGACAGAACCACTGACCTAAGGAATTTTCACATAGGTAACCTAAGATGGAGGTACTACTCCAAAAGATTTCTGAAAACCCGTCTAAGCATACGGTATTACCTATGTTTACACGTGAACTTCAAATGAACCCGAAGAACACCCTATGGGGCGGTGAGCTTCGGACCCTCACTCCACCAAAGCTTATGACGGCATTCAATTATCTGAAGGATCCCTTGATGGTTCTTGCCGGCCAGGCATATGTGTCGACCCAGGTAAGGGATAGTTCCTTTCAGTTACAGGAGAAGGCTGTTAACTCAATCCGAGGAAATCGTAAGCTCACGAAGGCCTCGATGGCCGAGGCACTGAGTGCAATGACACCCACTGCCGAGCAAACAAAGAAGGTGGCGATGATTCTCTATGAGATCTATGAGGTGAAAACAGTGTGCTTCGACGCCGATGCAAAAACCCTCTGGACTGTGCCAGAGGATCTCAGGCGGTGGTCTCCAGGACCATCGATCTGGATAGATGCTCGTTGTGAGCACATGATTGACTGGTCCGCGGCCGGTGCAAAAGAGGTGAATATGGGCGAGTGGCTATCCGATAGGGAGGACGATGGCTGGACAATTGCATGGCCCGTCGCTGAGGGATCCTTTGAGGAGATCAAGCAGAAGGTGATTGAGCGTAATGTTACACCCAGGGTACCCAAGCCAAAGAAGGATGATTGGGCAAAGACACTCGGAAAATGCCAGGCGATTGAGCATTTGCTTCGACCAGTCCAATAAAGTTGACGAAGGAATAAAGCATTTCGTCTAGTCACAGTAGAATGGAACTACAGCCGGAGGAAATATCCAAGATAAAGGATATTTTGTCCAAGTGGTTGACCACCGACACGATGGAACTAGAGTCCACGGTCACCGGACCTGTTAATGCCACCGCCTTCATGGAGGTTGCACAGCGTCTGACGTCCAAGGGATATACCGCACTTCCGCAAGAGGATCATATAAAAATTATGACCCCCGAGAAAGTGCGGTTCACCATCGTCGGTATGTCGTCCATCGAGGAATACTGTCGCACGGATGCCCTCGAGACAGCCCCCTTTGAGGCAATGGTAAAGGATCGTACAGGCAAGGAGGATTCTGCCGACCTGAATGAGTATGGGATTCGTGTTAAAGTGCGTAGGGAGCTCCCTCTCGGCAAGGAGGACGCCGATGTGAAGTCTCTCCTCCGTGGCTGGGCCACGAAGAAGAAGGCCTTTCGCATCCTGCGTCGCTGGTCCTTCCTCGGCGAGGGCCTCCGCTTCGATCTCAGCATGGTCCGCAGTACCCCTACAAAGCGTGGCGGTGAGTACGACTGGCAGACATCGTTCAGGCAGCGCGATATTACTCGCACTGAGCCGACCTATGAGATTGAGGTCGAGCTCATGCGGCCCGAGACACCCCAGGCCGACACGGCGCCCTATATGAAGACACTCATCCGTGGAGTGGGAGAGGTGCTCCGTGGTCTCCAGAAGCACCACCTCCTCATGCGAAAGTCGAAGATCCGTGCAGTTATTGATGCATACCAGGCACTGGCACGGACCGAGCGTTTCCGTGGTGTTGCCCCCATCACCATGATCCTTGATAATATGCGGAAGGACCGTGTACCCCGTGTGCCCAATATCCGCGACGGCTACAATGTGACCGACAAGGCTGATGGAAGCCGTATGATGGCCTTCACCACTGGGAAGGGAGAACTCTATATGATCGACATGACGTTCAATGTCTACAAGACAGGGCTCGTGGAGGAGCCTTTAAAGAACTGCCTCCTGGATGGAGAATATATAACGCGGGACATTGAGGGAAATCCGATTATGCAGCTCATTCTCTTCGACGCCTACATCATCGGTGGCGTAGATGTGTCCCAGAAGCCCTTTGCCGGCGACGACGGTAGACACGCTGCTATGCTAAAGTGGGTCACGACGTGGAATTCGGGTGGTGGGCCTAACATCGCCCCAGGGGTCACTTTAACTGAGAAATCCAAGATTATGGTGTCGATGAAGACCTTCAAGTTTGCAGCTCCCGGCGATAAGGAAATCTTTGAGCGGTGTAAGGAGGTTCTCGACACCAAGACGGGATACCATACCGATGGTCTGATCCTCACGCCGAACAAGGACCCCCTTCCCTCTCGGCCAGGTGTCGCCTTTCATGCACAGTTAAAGTGGAAGCCGGCCGATGAGAATACTGTGGACTTCCTCTGCATGATCGAGAAGGTCGCTGGCTCGTCTACCGAGGATGAGATCACGAGCACGATTATGCCCACGGGCGAGTTTGCCCAGTTCAAGACCCTGCGTCTCTTCGTGGGAAGCGACCTGGACCCCGCATTCGAGAATCCCCGTGGTACCATCCTCTTCAAGCAGCCTCTGCCTGGGGCGGCTTCGGCTCCTACGACTAAGCGAGGAGTGGGAGTCAAGGTACCGTACAAGCCCGTTCTCTTCAACCCGAAGGACATTCCTGACACCATGTCTGCCGTGTGCTATCTGCACGTGGAGACTGATCCTATTACGGACGACACCATTGTGCGGTGCGAGAATGATGGTGATGCTATCCAGGATAGGTCGATTGTGGAAATGCGGTACGATGCCTCGAAGGAGCCTGGGTGGCGTTGGATCCCCATGCGTATCCGTTATGATAAGACCGAGCGGTACCTGAAGGCACTGAAGACAGGGAACTACGGAGGAACGATGAACAAGGATACGGCTGCAGAGGGTGTCTGGAACAGTATCCATGAGCCGATCACTCGGAGCATGATACGCACCGGTGCAGAGCAGCCATCGGCTGAGGAGGTGAAGGCATCTGCCTCTGGCTCCCCTGGGACCGTGGCCCGTGTCTATTACAACACCAAGGCACCCAAGCAGGATCTGCAGAGTGTTCAGGGTCTCCGTGGCTTCCACAATCGCTTCATCAAGGAGAACATCCTGCTTGCGACAGGGCTGAAGGGCGGTAAAAAGGTGCTGATGGACTTTGCCTGTGGACAGGGCGGTGACTTGGTGAAGTGGGTACGCGAGGATGCCGCCTTTATCTTCGGCGTAGACGTGGCAGGAGAGGGTATCCGTGACCCCATGAACGGTATCTACAGGCGTTACCTGAACCAGATTCTGGACAATGGTGGCTACGACTCGGTCGGCACGATGGTGTTCGCAATTGGCTCTTCTGCCAAGAACATTGCGACTGGGGAGGCGGGGTCGACACCTGAGGAGGCGGATATCATGAGGAGCGTCCTGGGTAAGGTGAACCCGAATGGCCCTGTTCCGCCGTTTGTTCTCGAGAGAGCAGCGGGGCGTCTTCGTGAGGGGGCAGATTGTATAGCAATTATGTTTGCCCTGCACTACTTCTTCGAGTCCGATGCATCTCTGACTGGTATCATTCAGAACATCAGTGACTCGCTAAAGGTTGGTGGTGTGTTTATTGGCTGCTGTTTTGATGGTGAGACGGTATTCAATAGTCTGCGTGCCCTTCCCGAGGGAGGGACAAAGGTTGGGCAAGAGGGATCGACGGAGATCTGGAAGATTAAGAAGAAGTACTCGAACACCTTCCTGCCTGCAGATGCCCAGTCGCTTGGCCTGCCTATTGAGGTCGATTTCATCAGTATTGGTACATCTCAGACCGAGTACCTGATGAACTTCAAGCTGCTAACGGAGAGGATGAATGAGATTGGCTGCTACCTGATGAATAAGCAGGAGTGTGCGGATGCGGGCATTCCCTTTCCTGAGAGCACTGCCATGTTCTCGGACACGTACGATGTAGCGAAGAAGCAGAAGCAGAACTTTGCCATGTCTCCTGCGGTGCGTGAGTATTCCTTCTACAACCGCTGGTTCATCTTCAAGAGGAAGAGCACAGGTCGGCTGGGTGAGGCGGGAGCGGCAGCTCCTGGTATTCCCTCTGTGGTGGCGGCGCCTGAGGAGCCCGTGGGCCCAGCCACTTCCGTGGCACCGCCTCCACCCCTGGCTCTTGGAGGACCCCAAAAGGAAGAAGAAGCTCCTCTAGCCCCCTCAGCTGATGCGAAGGCCCAGAGTCTCGCCCAGATGCAAAAGACGAAGTACACTGCTACCCAGCTCATTCAGTTCTATATCGATTCTCCTCTCACCGACAAGCTCGGTGTCGGCGACGTGGAAGCTGTCCGTTGGCTCGGACCCTATGCTCCTGTGCCTGTCAAGGATGATGAGGGCATTGTATATCCTACTATCGATCACTACATGGCAGCGATGTTGTACAAGGTCGCCACGAATAAGCCCCATCTGGCCGCCAGTCTCTTCTCCGCCGAGCAGGGTGAGCTTCACCGTGAGTTCCTCACGGAGCGGGCCAGGAAGCTACAGACCGTCAAGGCCAAGAATCCCAAGGCCGAGCCGACCCTCACAAAGGCCGAGGAGTATCTGCTCATCAAGTCTGAGATTACAAAGGTGCATACAAAGATGTCGACGACCGACCCCGAGGGTTTATATTCCTTCAAGGGCATTCAGTTCGATGAGGGTAGATGGCTGTCGCTGAGAGCCGGCCTCCTTGCGGGAGCAGTCAAGCAGAGATGGGATATTGATCCCCTGCTGCGTAAGACAGTGGAGGCTGCTCGTGAGAAGGCGAAAGTACTCGTGTACTACACGGGAGAGAATAGTGGCTCGTACATGGGTGCAACCTTCCGTAGTTCGACAAAGACTCTGGATGGGCAGAATGCATATGGTATAGAGCTCATGAGACTGGGTGGATTTAGATCGGTGTAAGAGGGGTCTAAGATTATAGTGAGACAGAGTAGTATGAACCTGGTGTTCCTAGTCCTCTTTTTCATCGGGTGGGGTCCTATGGACGGACATGGTCATGACCTTGGATTAGGCCTTGGTCCACACGACATAGGTCAACGGCAACTCCTCTTTAACGGAATAATAGAGACATCCACGTCAACTCAGTCAAAGACGTCGACAAAGACTACCACCTCCACCAAATCTGCCTTCCCTTCGCAACAAGCAAGTCTTTCTCTTATACAAACTCAGAGTGTACCCTACACTCGTCCCAATACAAGGACTGCCGCCGTATCAAAGACATCTACACTTTCTTCTCTTCCCACCACTTCTTCCCAAGGAACCCGCACTCATACAGGGACGGCCACGTCAACGAAGACAATTACTTCCACAAAAACATCTTCTCCCTCTTCCTCCTCTTCAAAGACATCTTCCTCTTCTCCAACAGACTCTGTATCCCCACGGGGGTCCAAATCCAATTCTGCTTCTCCAAGCATGAGTTTCTCTTCAGCGGCGTCAAAGACGCAGACAGCGACAGCATGTTCGACGAAAACGTCAAAGGGAAGTCAAACCATTCTTGTTACACGGTCATCCACACGGTCAATGGGTGAAACAAAGACGGCGACAGGATCTCCATCTCTCACTCGGTCTTCTGCGCTAAGCAAGACACCTACTGGGACTCCAACAATAACTCGTTCAGCCCTAGGCTCGAAGACCCAGTCAGCAACAGCGACATCCAGTCCCAGCATCAAGGTCTCGAACTCAGAAACCCGCACCCTCCCTGGGACACGCACATCGACCTCGTCGGCAAATGGCACGCAAAGTATTCTTGCTACGAAGACCATAGCTGCAACTAAGACAACCACGGGGACAGGACGAGGCTCCCCTTCAGAGTCTACCACATCCAGTCCTTCAGCATCCTCAACGGTATCAAAGACAAGCACATCCTCTGTTACAGGGTCTGGGACACCTAGAGGATCTTCCACAGAAACAATAACTCACACGGAAACACAGTCGAGTTCATCGTGTGGCTCATTGACAGGGAGCCCAACATCTACAGCGAATCTGACAGGAAGTCCCACCGTAACAGGAGCCCCCAAGCCAACGTCGACAAGCACTGGTTCTCCCTCTAGTACAGCCTCTTCCGCTCAAACACGCACATCTACATCGTCTGTTACCCAGACCTCCTCTCTCAGCTCTTCTAAGACGACGAGCGGGACACCGTGCGGGTCTTCTTCTCCCCTCATTTCCCAGTCTCCCCGCACAACATCCACGATGAGTGAAAGTACCACAAACTCGAAGACTCCTTCGCAGTCGACAACGGTAAGTGTAACGCCCAAGGTGTCAGCAAGTGTGTCGACCAGTGTATCTCCAACTCCCGATTTTGTCACCAGAACATCGACTCGTACCCTCCTCCTCACTCTAACACAGACAATTAGCTCAGTACGGTCGACAACTATTACTCCAACAGCCAGCCAGGCAACGGTTACAGGTGTGCCTTCGACTTCTGCACTGAATACACCAAGTCCCTCTCCAACTAGGGAGACGCTATCGTCGTCTGTTAGCCCTTCTTCTCATAGCAGCCCAAGTGATTCTGGGTCTGCAAGTGGTTCCTCGAGTGTGAGCGGGTCTGGAAGCACCACGTCGACGGTCAGCCCCTCGACAACTGCTAGCCAGAGTGTATCCCCAACAGAGACAATCACATTTAGCGGGAGGACTGTTACAGGCTCTCCTTCTCCGTCTAGGACCAAGTCGGTTGTGCGAACGACCACAGGAAGCCCGAGTGAGTCTAGGACAGGCACGGGGAGTCTGAGTAGTTCACGGTCTCCCTCTGGAACGAGATCTGGATCTGTGGCTTCCTCTTCCACGGGCATGGCAACTGGGTCAGGTAGTTCCTATACAGCTTCTGTAACGGTGAGTCCGAGTCCGATGGCTAGTGGGTCTTCCGCATATTCTGTTACAGGGTCTACCAGTGGATCTAGGACTGGGAGCATCTCTGGCAGCGGTTCTGGCTCCGTGTCTCATAGTTCTACTGCCTCTGTCAGCGTATCTGGATGCGGTACAGGAAGTGGAACTCCCCGTGTATCGGCCACGACGGCGACTACTGCAACCCCCACGCTCCCTTCGACGCCAACGGGAAGTCCAAGCGTCTTCACTGCGTCAGGTCAAGCGACTCCCACCCTGGCAAGCCCAAGTGCAGCGGTAACACTAACTCCCTCAGTGACGTGGAGTGGAGCCACTGTAACAGGGTCTCCCTCTGACCTGGCCTCACCCACTCCTAGTGGTCAAGGAACGGTGACGCCGAGTGCATCGTGGGGGTCTTCATCTGGCCAAGCCACTCCTACAGTGAATACATGGTCAGGGTCTGTCTCTCCCAGCATTGGCGGCAGCTGGAGCGGGCAAACAGTCACAGGGTCTCCTTCTGGGCTGCTCTCTCCAACAGCATCTATGGTGGGAACGACGAGTCCCTCTGGCGTAGGCTCATCAACTGCATCGACTCTGGCTTCGCCAAGTCCATCTGCTTCTCTCCCATCCGCATCAGGACAAGCGAGTGCTAGCGGGATTACAGCAACGGGTGCCGTTTCTCCCAGTGGGTGGGCCACGTTGAGCGGTGCCACGATAACAGGGTCTCCCTCTGCAGCTGGGTCGATAACAGCAAGCATAGCCAGCACAGGAACAGCAAGTCCATCGTGGGCATCGGCGTCGACCCAAGCATCTCCAAGTTGGGGGACAGCGAGTCCAGTCAGTGCCAGCGGCCTGGTAACCCCATCGTCTGGTCTAACTCCATCGACAAGCAGTACTGTCACCGTTACACCTAGTCAGCTTACGGTAACCCCATCTCCTTCTTCCTCAGTATACAGTGCGACACCCCAACGTAGCGGGAGTCCATCTCCCTCACAACTTACCTGGACACCGTCCCCTTCTGCTAGTCTTGCGACTGTAAGCCAAACGATAAGCCCAACCGCAAGTATTCTAAGCCCATCTCCAAGCCAATCGGTTCCAGGCTCATTAACTGCCTCCCCTATTGCCACCACCCAACCTTTTACACTGACGATTAGCCCCACGCAGTCCTATAGCCCTTTTACTGCCACATCCTTTCTCAGCCCCACAGTAACTCCATGTGGAACCTTCACGCCGAGTAAATCTATTAGCCCCAGTCAAACGGGTAGCATATATAGTATAAGTGCCTCGACCTACGTCACTCCAACGGGAATAACACAAACACCCTCTGTATCTGTAACACGGACCATCACTCTGACCGTCACGCAAACACCTATCACTCTTACACCATCTGCATCTTTTGCCTCGCTTACATCAAGTTACAGTGGGTCTCCTTCGGCGATTGCAACAAGCCGTCCTGTTACTGCGACACTAAGTCCAACTGTCTCTATTACTCTCACTAAGTCTGTGACACTGACTCCATCGCCTCTTCCCACCTCATGGCCATATACACGTTCCATTTCATCTACTGTATCTCTAACTCTGACACGCTCGTTAACGATGACAGTATCTCAGACTCTAACACGGTCAACTTCCCTGACGAAAAGTCCTTCTCCTATTCCAACAACCTGGCCGTTCACCAGATCGATAAGCCCTACTGTAACAGTCAGTCTCACACGGTCTGTAACAGGGACACTAAGTCCTTCTCCTATTCCAACCACTCAGCCGTTCACTCGGTCTATCAGTCCAACTGTATCTGTTACGCTGACACGTTCTCTGAGTATAAGTCGCTCTCCTCCCCCCACAGTTCCTGCATCCCTTCTTGCTACTGGAACTCCCTCTGCGACAATTTCACTTACTAGATCACTCAGCCTAACACGGTCTGTAACAGGGACACTAAGTCCCTCTCCTATTCCAACAACCCAGCCGTTCACTCGTTCTATCAGCCCTACAACATCTATTACTCTCACACGCTCTGTAAGTATAACTCATTCTCTAACTGTATCTGTTACACTCACGAAATCTCCCACTATAACCCCATCTCCTGCAGTTACAATTCCTGCCTCTCTTCTCCCTACTCAGTGTGGCTCAGGAACCATTTCACGTACTACATCTGTGAGTCTCACTCGGTCAACTTCCATCACAGTAAGTCCTTCTCCAATTGCAACCACTCAGCCGTTCACTCGGTCTATTAGTCCTACAACATCTGTCACCCTCACACGTTCTCTGACTATAACCCCATCTCCTGCAGTTACAATTCCGCCATCCCTTCTTCCTACTGGAACTCCCTCAGGAACTATTACACGTACGGGGTCAGTGAGCTTGACTCGGTCGAATTCCCTCACAAGGAGTGGTTCACCAATAGCAACCACACAGCCGTTTAGCAAATCTGTTACAGGGTCTGTAAGCCCATCCCCTATTGCAACCACACTGCCGTTTACTCGGTCTATCACAGGATCTGTATCACGAACAGTAAGCCCAACGATCACGAGAAGCAGGTCGCCAATTCCAACAACTCCACCATTTAGCAGAACAGGAAGTGGAAGTCAGACGTTTACACAAAGTCCTAGTCTAAGTAGATCTACTACACTCACGGGAAGTCGAACGGTAAGTCTAACTCGTAGCCGTTCCGTTACGGTAACATCGACAAATCGCACTAAAAGTTGATTAGCTGGGTATTCTGTTAAAGGAGTCCATATGCTTCCGCTTTTAGGAACCCCACTCCAGGACTGGATGTCCTTAGCGAGAGTCAATCGACATGAACGTGATAACCACATTCATTTCGATGAGCCGACCCACGTGTATACCGTCAATGGTACCTACGAGGGATATTGCTCAATCACAAAGTTCCATCACGAGTTCTTTGGGCATTTCGATGCAGACGCCGTGATTGGCAATATGATGCGGTCAAAGAAGTGGCCGCAGAGCCAGTGGTTCGGTATGACACCGAAGCAAATCAAGGATGCCTGGGCAGCGAATGGAAAGGAGGCGAGCGAGGCGGGGACGGCCATCCACTTAGCCATTGAGATGTATTTGAACGGGTCGCCCGAGACTATACCACCATCTATTCTCGAGTCCGTAGAGTGGAAGCATTTCACCAAGTACTGGGAAAAGGATTCTCGGCGGTGGCAGCCGTGGCGTACCGAGTGGGAGATCTGGGATGATCAGCTCCTTCTGGCCGGTTCTGTCGACATGGTCTTCAAGAGTCTAACCGATAATACATATGCCATTTATGATTGGAAGCGAGCAAAGGAGATTAAGATGGAAAATCCATTTCAATCTGGCCTTGGACCATTGTCGCATTTCCCTGATTGTAATTATTGGCAATACACTTTACAGCTCAATCTGTACCGATGGATTCTGGAGAAGCACTATGGGCTGAAGATTACGGAGTTAGCTTTGATTGTTCTGCACCCGTCGAATACCTCCTTCAAACGCTTCGTCCTGCCCATTCTCACAGATGAGATCGAGGAACTGCTCGAGTGCAGACGAGCTGCCCTGAGAAGGGGCAAGAAGGAGATTGCATATTGGGATTAGCAGTGGCATCCAGCAGGATCACATCTTCTCTTCCCGCCTGCCCATACACCACCATCATTCAAACAATGATCTAATAAGGTACGACCATCAGCTGCTACTGAATTTACTGCAAACCCACCAAAGCTCATATTTGTAAACTGAGCCTCACATGCAGCCTTATCTTCTTGACATTGAGCAAGATTGTTAGCTGCAGTTGCCTGTGCTCCTGCGGATTGGGCTGTCTGCCATAATTGACTTACGTTATCGGGGAAATTTACAGGTACATATACATATGAACTGCGATATAGGCCATCTACTTCATACTGAGTAGCAAGAAGAATATAAGAAGCAAAGTTATTTTTTGCAAGGGTTTGTCCATCGATAGTAGTAGACGTAGTACCAGGATTTAGTGTTTGTATATTATTGCCAATGTTCCACACAATACCATGAGCAGTACTATATAGTGTTGTATTTGTTGTCTTTGCATAAAGCATATAAATAGATATGCTTGCATTAGGAATTGCACTGAGATTAGGTGTTGTCCATCGTACAGTTACAGTAAATGCTGATGGGTCGAAGGTGGCAGAAACATTCGTTGGAGGAGGAATAGGTTGATCAGGTGGAGTTATAGGTGGTGGAGGCGGTGGGGGCGGAGGCGGAGGTGGTGGTAGAGAAAAACCATTTTTTACGCATCCATAAGCTCCTGATGTAGCATTTACATTATAATAGGGGGTGCCTTGATTCTCAAGAGCTTGAATAAAATAACGATCAGCATTTTGAGATGACGGTATAGTATTTGTATTCCCTGCCCTAGCATTTACACCTGTATTATCCCCTGGCACAGAAACTACCTTGTTATACCCTGTGGCGCAAAACCCAGGCGGTGGGGGTGGGGGATTCGATGTACTCTGGGTATAGGAACTAGATGCCAGAGGATTTCCACTAGGATAGGTGCACGTTCCTGTAAAGGTGTACGTACTTCCTGGCAGTAGCCCACTGTATGTATAAGACTTAGTCTGAGGTGTCACAGATTGACTCAACGGATTACCTGGTCCAGATAACTGTAATGTTATACCTGTAGCATTATCACAGCCTGTCCATGATACAGTAAATCCTGTCTGAGTAACACTACTAAACGTGACACCACTCATTGGTATATTGAGTGGATCTACCGTCTTCTGTGTAAACGTTCCTGATGTTAGGGGGTTTCCACTAGGATAGGTAGCAGTAGAAGAAAAGGTATACGCACTTCCCGCCTGCAGCCCAGTGTATGTGTAATAGTTGGTGGGGGGTGCCACCTGTTGACTCGCGGGGTTTCCTGGCCCAGCTAAGTTCAGTGTAATACCTGTCGCATTATCACAGCCTGACCATGACACAGTAAATCCCGTGGTGGTAACACTGCTGAAGGTCACGCCACTCATCGGTATCCTAGGGGCGTCTGTTGTCTTCTGCGTGTAGTTTGCCGTCGTCAGAACACCTGATGTTTCATACGTGCAGCTTGCCGAAAAGGTGTAAGTACTTCCTGGCTGTAGCCCAGTATATGTAAAAGTGTTCGTGGGGGGTGCCACCTGTTGACTCGCAGGGTTTCCTGCACCAGCTAAGTTCAGCGTGATACCTTTTGCGTTATCACATCCTGCCCATGTGACAGTGAATCCAGTAGTAGTAACTGCACTAAACCTTACACCACTCATCGGTATCCTACCATCACTTGTTGTTCCCTCAGCAGTTACGGTATCAGTCTGGCCTACGGAATTTTTCACAATTAGGGAGAATGTATACTTGGTTTCGGGAGTTAGATTATCATAGACAACTGAATGTGCCCCCTTTACACCCATAGCATCGGCAGGTGTAATCTTATAATCAAAGGTATCTCCATACTTCCCTGAATTTACATCCCAGGTAAAGGTCATACCTGTTGCCGTTATTGCAGTCGCCTTGAGTCCAGTAACTGGTGTAGGATTCGGATTTCCACATAGGGTATATGCATCCCATTGTAACGAGGATGTTGTAAATGTACACGAGGGCTTTTCAATGCACGAGGGGTCAAAGGGTGTTGTTGTTATCTGGTTCACCCTGTTATAGTCGACCTGTGAACCAATGTGAGTGTCCCAGGCTCCATATCGGTAGCCACCATCCTTAATGACATTAGGATAACCCGCACTCGTTGTTCCTGGGCAAGATACAGTCTGGGTTCCAGACCCCGTTCCTGAGGTTATAGCATAATTGTTAGACTGAGTATATGCCCGTGTTTCTGCATACTGTTGAGCATTAATAGCTACGCTCGTCACATTAGAACCAGCGTCGGCCGTCTTTATCAGAGGAGCACAGGTAGCAGTATGAGCCGAGGGAACCGCATCTATACCCTGAGACAAGGAATAGGCCTTGTCCTCGGGATAGACTACCACACCCAGGTTAGATCCAGTGCTAGGCCTTCCATCGACGATCGTACCTGTAGTCATACATATTCCACAGTTCGTTACAAAGGTCGGATCAGAAAAGGGATTTGAGGTCTTTGCTCCCTGGTAGCAAAAGTCGATCATGTACAGGAGCGATGTGTTATCGTCAATTCTAGGACCAGTGTTCGGATTTCCTAGGGCTGTGTGATACGTATCCTGTGTAGCCTTTGCCGTAGCTGCCGTTAAAATGTTTGCAACAGAGGCAATGAAGCCCGTGGGATTGTTTCCTGCCCGATCCGTATTTGTCGGTGAATTGATAGTTGTTGCAAGAGCTCCAAGGCGTTCCTCTTCAGATTGGGACATAGACCCAATAAAAGGCTCTTTTGCATGTGTAAATATACAATATAATATATATATACATACGATAAGTACTAGTCCAAGGAGTATATCCTCCATCTACTGGGGAAGTATATTCACATACGTTACACCCCAACCAGAGTGGGGTCCTTTTTGATCAGAGCCGCCATGGCCGCCGAGAGTCTGTTCGCAGGAATGGCCACAATTCGGTCAGGCCGTGTCGACAAAAATCCAACGGTGGTATCGGGGAGTTTCACTGATACAATAAAATCAAGGTCACGTTTTGTACCCTTTACCTGTGCACGGCTAATAGTTACATCCTTCGGTACAGGAGTCTCATACTCATACTCCATCTGGAACATGGATAAACGTAGAATGCGAGAGATTGCCTTTAACTGCTCAGTACTCAACATGCCATCGGGTGCCTGATCGGAGGGCACACCCAGCTCGATGTACCCCTGTTTCAGGCCGTCCAGCTGGGGGAGGAAGTATAACCCATACCTTGCCGCTCCAAGATATGCCTCCAGTTCCTCTGGAAGAGGTTCTTCTACAGGAACTCCCTGTGCGTCAACATCGCTCGACCACGCAAATTCCTCGAAGTGTTTCGGTACCTCGACCTTCTTCTTCAGCCAATCCATGCGGAGTAGTTCTGTCCACTGTGGCAGATTCTCAGGAATGATGTAAGAGGAGCCCGATTTGAACGGAGCCCGTAACGTCACGTACTGCCTTACCCTCTTTGACAGAAGCTCCTTCCTCTTCAGGGGAAATCGAACCAGCTCCTCAATAATTCGCTTCACCATATATGCATTCGCTGCCACAGATTCCCGTCCAACCGTATACTCCTTAGGAATGTGGATCAAGCACTCGGACGACTCGCCCTTCCAGACGCAGCGATTTGTACATGTCTCAGCATCCCGTAAGATACGACAGTCCATTCTCTTGAGTGTCGGCTTCCTGTCCACCTGCGGTAAACTCGAGTCCAGCCAACTCAGCACAGTCCGTCCAATCTTGATGAAAATCCTGTTCCTCTTCTCTGCAACCGAGTAATTCAGATTCGTGTTTCCATCTGCATCATATAGAATCTCATTTATCTCGCCCAGCACAGATCCCTGCACAGTAGACAGCCAATTGGCAAAGGTATACCGAAGATGTTGGTAAATCTCTTCAAAATCCCCCGAATCCATGAAGGTTTCTGTTCTCTTCGTATCCGTTGTATACGCTATCTTAGAATCAATCATCCACGGCAGATCGTCTCCCTTCTCTACTCCCGTTCCCGCAGGAAGCGAATCAGGCTTGAAGACAGGGACGAACAGTCCACCCTTCAAGTGGAAGGCGTACAAGTCAGGATATGCGGCAGACGTCTTATCCAGGCTAAAGAGATTAGCCCTCTCGTACATCGGCTTCACTGTGGGAGGAAGGGTGGCAAAGAGCGGATCAAGTGCCTTATAAAATGCTTCCACAACGTCAGCCTTGGCAATTTGCCTCTTATTCAGGAAGTGTCTCCACGATAATTCAACACTCAGATCCTCGTATATGCTTCCATCGTCGACCACAGGAAGAAAGATAAAGGCCCCGTTCTCCCTAAATAAGGTAGCAGAGACGTGATTATAGCTATCACGCAGAACAGCGTATAATGTACGTCCATCCACTCCATCAAGCTCCTTCGCCTTCGACAGAGGAATCATAGCCGACGACTTGATATCAGGAGATTCCGTATAGGCACCGAGACCCGTTGACTTGCACTTTGTGGCAAACTCCGCAACACGCTCCTTGACAATCTCTGGCCAGTCCGCAAAGGTATCCCTTGTGAATATAAACGTGGTATAATGCTCTGACTTTTTCACATTATTATGGGTGTAAAAGACGGGTTCCCAGATACGGTCCTCCTTGTAGTGTAAAAGGAAGCCCACATCGCAACGGTCGGCCATCCCTGGCGAGACACCATAGGGAGGGCACTTCACTTGCAGGGTCCCCTTTGGCCCAAGTTCGAGAATGATGAACATCACACCATTAGCGTAGGTCCTTGACCCTTGGGTCCGAATAAACATGTTGGGGTAGGTGAACAGCGAGTAGAACTGCCTCGACTCCTTTAACCGAGTACGATCGAAGAGTTTTCCATCCAGTTCGTCAAAGGTACGACTCACCGAATGAGTATCGAGTGATTCACGGCCCTTGAAGGCTAGATATCCTCTCATGCCACGGAGAATCTCTTCCTTGCTCGACGCCTTCCCTACAGATGTCTTAATTCCGAGGAGGGTGGCAAAGGTGTTAAAAAGTCTGATATTCTTGCTCAGAGGCATAGCGGGATCAATCTCAAATGCGGGGTCATAGAACTCGAAGAGGAAATTTCCGTAGTTGAGCGACATGAAGACAATAGGATTGATGATTTCATAGAGACGTTCCTTCAAGGCATCGGCACCCGTGTATCCGTAAAAGGGTGCGACTGCAGCGAAGAAGGAGTCGGCCTCGTACTTGCCCCTATTTTCCACGGCGACACGGAAGAAGCCCGAGACGCTCGGCTCCTTTGTGGTATTGTCAGTCATGATTTTCCAGAAGGTATGGTCCTGCTTCACCAGATCAGGGTTCGAGCTCTGGGAAAAATAGGCGTCAGCTGCGGCAGGGAGAACACCTATCTGAGGGCCTTGGCCACGAGTGAATTCGAGAGGGAGCTTCTCGGGTCCTGTAATATAGGTTGTTTTGATCTTCTTGTTCGATATCTTCGAATCGGATACCGAGTAGTCGTAGGTCATAGGGGAGCCCGATTCGGCTATGACGGGAACTGGGCCTGCATCTGCCTCTTCAGCGACAAGTCCCTTGTATGCAGGATAGCTTGTGTAGACGACCTTGTCCTTCAGGAAACAACAGGGAAGGTGGAATCCCTTCGGGTGCGTGGGACTGCCCTTGCCGAGGAAGCCGACGAAGGTATGTGCCTTGGGGGTGGTTCTTTGTATCACGCTTTCATCGGGAGAAATTTTTTCCTTACGGCGAACAAGTCCACGTTTGCAGAAGGGGCAGGTGTTCGGTGGCTTGGACCCCTCGTCCTTGTGTTGGCCTGTGCGAATATCTCTTGCACGTGTTCCTACGAAATCGTACTTAAGAATGACCAGCTCGTCGGCTATACACCAGAGCTCTGAGCAGGTATAAATATTCGCCTTGCCCTGGTCGAGATTTGTTCCGTAGCGGAGAACGGAGACCTTTTCGGTTTCGATGCCCTTCTTCTTGGCCACGACGGCTGGCACCTGTGCACCATCCTTGAGGGGGTACTCAATCCACTGGAGACGACCCTCAGCCACATCGGGCTTGTAGAGCTCCTTCATTCTCTTGAACTCTCCTTCATTCAGCACGACGGGCTGCTTGAGGGCATTGGCCTGGCACTGCTGGGGATAGGACTTGGTGCTCTTGTGCTCCTTGGGGTACTTGAAGAGGGAGAGATCGTACTTGCGGAGGCGGCGACTGAAGTACGTCTTTGCGGACACCTCGGCCTCACCACCTTCGTCATCAGAGTCGTCTTTCTCTTGTACAGCTTGCCTGGGAGCTGCTGCTGCGGCAACAGAACCCGCCCCTCCAACACTTTGTGGTGCCACTTCTTCCGCATCCTGTTGGACAAGGCTGCCAATAGGTTCAGATTCCTCCTCGAACTCTGGCAGCTCTCCAAGTGCATCAAGTTCAAAGCCGGCATCTATATCGTCTCCCGCGGGGGCTGCCTCTTCTCTATCCCCAAGCGGGACCTCTGCTGCATTTGCACTTGCAGAGGCCTCTGCTTCCCTCTTTTCCACGGCTTCCTCCTCTTCCAGAACCTCAGCTGCCTCCTCCAGGTCGCTCAGGTCCGAAGGAACAACCGAGACAAAGAGAGATAGAAGCGTCTTAATCCGCTGCAGAGTTTCTAGAGAATCCACACGATAGATGTGAAAGGTGTAAAAGGGGTGCTTGCCGAAGATGGCAATATCAATGCCAGGATTGTCCTGTTGAGTAACTTCACGGACCTCGGGATTGACCACCGTAAATTTGGTCATATCCGCCAGGAAAGCCCCCACACGTTCCTTGGCGACTTCCTCACCCACTCCAAATTCATCCTTGAAATACTTCTCCATGTCACTTACCGAAGTTCTTCCCGCAACCTTTTGCAGATCAATAATGCGTTGCAGGTACTGCGACTCCCTGCTCGGTGTTCTGAAATCATTCACACACTTGTATCGCAGAAACATAATAGGTCTCTGTTCCTTGATGGGCGACGATGTCTCCTGGAAGAAGGCACGAAAGTAGGGGAGAACCTTGCTCAGGCGTTTATACGAGAGGGGAGCCGCATCAAGAGAAACCCAGAGAGATAACACAAGGTAGGCATCCTCGAGGCTCGCAGCAGCAGGAGTGTAGGAGTGCTCAAACACTTCCTTCGTTGTCACGAATGGCTGAAGGCGGGGGAAGGAGGAAAAGAAGCGTCCCATCACATCGGCAAGGTGGGCGAGGTCAACGTCTCCTGAAAGACTCTTCTGCTCGACGGATGGTTGTAAGATGAACTTTGCACTCCCATCCTCGAAGACAAAGAAGGTCCCATAGACGGGAGGAACCGAGCCTGTCCCCCGTTTCACAAGCACCTTCATCATCAATAAGTCTTCCTGCGGTGTGATAGACCGCATCCCAGCCCATACGGTAAGAACCGTGGGATCATCCATCTTGGGTATCTCGCCTTCCACATATAACTTGCTAATGGGTGTGTTCGCCTTGGGGTAAAAACGGATATAGGGTATCATTTCACCCACGGGCATATCGTAAAAGAGGCCCTCGAGTTGGAAGGCCGTGCGAGGTCCCCTCCAGCCTATACGCAGATTCCTGATATTACTCACGTTCACATCGTCCTCTCTCACTGCCTCTCCAATAATACGCAGGGGCTTCGATTCCAGCAGATCATTGAGTGCACCTATCACCTTCAGACGTTCCTGGAACCGTTCCACCCTCGTAGGCGTGAACTGTTGAACGGCATCGGGGATACTGCCTCCCTCATAGTCCTTACTGTACTCGGGAAAGTAAGGCTTGAACTTTCCCTCCCAGTCAACACGAGAAATGGGACGCTCACCAGGGTAGGCAGACAGGAGTCCCGTGTATAAGAATAAGAAGATGACATACTCCTCCTTCTCTTGCCGAAATAGTACCTTCTCTAAGAGCATATCGTTCCTCGATGCACTACTCCCCACTTTTACATTGCCCGTGAGATCAACAAATGCAGGGTCTGGTTCGGATACCATACGCTGATAGGGGTTAATCATGAGAAGAGCTGTTCCGTTAAAGATATACTGTAGGTGAATAAATCTATCTTTTACTGCAGTTGGCTCAAGGATGCATTGATTTATAGGGTGAAACTCGTCTCTCTCTCCCTTCTCGATGTAAATCCTAGTGCAGAGATCTCCAACCGTATGAAAGGGGTAGATATCATCAAGGATGAACTCTTCTACTGTCCCCTCACGACCCTGAACTTTTACACGGACCACTTGATCCTTGCGAAAGCTTGTAAGTATGGGTGGTCGGATGATACTGTCTATAAAATCTCCGTAGGAATTGTCTCCCATCTATGAAAGAAACATACTAAGGTCCTTGGACCTGCACTTGGTCCGTTGCACTTGGTCCGTTGCACTTGGTCCGTTGCACTTGGTCCGTTGCACTTGGTCCGTTGCACTTATCCAATCGACAGATCAGTGCCGTCCTTCTTCGGGTCATAAGCTGGAGAATCAGTAATATTCATTCCACAGTAAGACACAGGGTGAGATTTAAAATCCTCATACTTGTAAATTCCTCTGTCTTCTGCCTGCTTGAGAAGCCATCCGAAATTGTTCCAGAAATCAGGCCCATGGCCTATACTCGGTGTTATAGCGTGAGCCATTTCATGAAGTGTTACAAACACCATGATGTTTTCATTTACAAGGCTCTCATCGTGGCCAGACCGTTGTCGGAGGCAGAGGTGCACCTTCTCTCCCTTGTTCACACTGTAACTCGTGTGTTCGGCGTCAGGAGTTGCTTCTAAAAACCGGGATGGTTCAGGCACGAAGTTACGATTCCACTGTTTGACCTGCGGCTTATCAGGGAATTTCTGTAAAATGTAGTCGTACAGGTTCTGTATCTTTCGCCTCACGGTTGCAATCAGATCCGCTGCCTTTTGCTTATCAGGCATGTCTCGGACCATGTAGGTGGAATTATCGACAGAACTCTTAACCTGGACAAGGGGGTATTGATTGGAAGATGATACCATCGTCTGAAATGAATTCATCGTTTTTTGGAAGATTGACTGTAAATCACTCATGTTCTAATCACAAGGGATGATTAGAATATGCGGATTTCTTAAGTGTATGTAGACATTTATGCGATCTCCATATCCCTGCGGTTGGTGTCGGGCTCGATGGTGGAGTTGAAGAAGACGCTGACAGGCACCTGGGGGTTCGGCGGCTCGCTACGCAGCTGCTGGTTGGCGTTTCTCAGGCTCTGGCCCACCGTGTTCACGCCCACCAGGGCGCCGGCGGACAGGAAGTTCTTGCCCTTCAGGCTGCCGGTGCCCATGGGGTTCTGCTGTGCCCAGGTGGAGTTGCCATCCTTGGGCAGGAGCTCACCAGGGGTCAGCTGGTCACGGGGGTAGCAACCGTTGGCGTTGGGCGTAGAGCCAAAGTCTGCCGGGCCGGTGATGTCTTCCAGGTTGGCAAAGCCCTCCTGCTTTACCTGGTTCGCTAAGCCCTCCTTCTTCGGGTTCATGAATCCAGCAGTTGCGGGGGGGTGCATAGCGTTAGGATTTGCTGCATTCGCAGCTACCTGCGGAGCTCCAGGCATTGCACCTGCAGCAGCATTTGGCATGCCAGCCATGCTTCCCGTTGCGTTAGCTGCCATCGTAGGCATATTTGCCGACGTAAAACCATCCTTCGTGTTCACCATTCCGCACATAGTCGGGTCAACCATATACAGACCCACGGCCAGTAACGTGATAATGGCAACTGTTAATACAATGGTACGAACTTCACCACCTGCCATTTGTGCTTCTGAAATAGTGGTAGGCAATATTTTACAGGACAAACCTGCATTAGCGCAGGGACTTGGCCCGCAAAGCGGGCAAAGGGTGTCGGTGTCTCGGACACTGAAACCGACAAACCTTATGTTTGCAAAGGCCTTTCCCCTTCCTCTAAACCCTACTCTTCATCCTCATCCTCCCAATCGGTATCCTCTCCAAACTCTCCTGCATACGCCTGCATCATCCGCTCAGCTCTTAGAAGGGCCATAGCTGCCCGCCGCCGTGCCAGTAAAACGGAATTCTTCTTCTCTTCCCTTGTCGGACTGCTAGTCGGAACGGTCGGACTCACCACGTCCTCTTGCAGCTCAATCAGCGGGACCGTCGCCTGAATCTTCTCCGCCAAAACAAACTCGCAGACAAAAGATTCCTTCGAGATGTGGAGTTTAGAAAGAGTCCAGCGACACATTCCCTCAAAGTCGGAAGATATATCACTTGTCGGAATGGTATAGCGAAGTCTGGAAAGAAGCCAATCCTTCGTCAGTGGCTTGGAAAACCAGCCGGTAGTTTCTGCCAAGAGTACCAGTATCATTTGATCACGAGTCTTTGTCAGATGTTCTTCAAGGGGCACACTCCACTTCCCCCCTTCAACAGATGATTCAACCCGGAAGATGTGTTCCTCATCCCTGCATTCACACACATAGACCTGGCTCTCCTTCGCGTAGATTGGTTTGCCGATCTTCATTATCATGAAGACGTAAAATGTATTATTCACTTTGAACGTGGCAACATCAGCGTTTAAATTAAAGCACTTAACTCAAAGGGTCCAGTAGTTATGAAATCAAATAACATACTCGAAAAAACAATAGATTCAATCATTTCATTTCTGCAAAATGACTTATTCAGGGAAAAGATTAAGCTCATGATCCTTGAACCCATGTTACAGTATTGCATGGAACGATTCTTTCCCTATATCTTATTCATCTGTGCTATAGTGATTTGCATGATTCTTTTATTGATTAGTATATTGGTTGTACTTTTACTGCGAAAATCTGCAGATGGAATACACTCGTAGGCTAGTAGATGGATTTACAGGCGATTGCAACTGTGATCGGAGATAAGGTGAGAAATTGGGTATACTTTGATAATCTGGCAGCACAGTTCTCTCGGCAGCTTCAGCAGTCCCGTGTAGCAAAGACACGTTGGGAAACAGAAATCATTGCAGACCTCAGGCAAAATAAGCTAGATAACTCAGTGATTCAAATCTCTGGAGCGAGGCTCAATGTGCACACAGAGAAACATACACAACCCCTTACACTCACTCGCCTTGAAGACCTTCTCCATGAGTATTATTCGAAGAAGCCTCTTGGGAGCAACGACGAGACCCATGAGATAATTAAACATATTCGGGCTAGTCGTCAGTATACATCGAAATGTATCCTCAAAAAAAATTGATCGGCTCCGGCGGTGCCACTAGATGTCCAAACTCATCACGTGGTATGTCTCGCAACTTTCAGCTCTGGCTTTCCCAGCAGTTTTCCGTGTCGTACAGTGACACTCTAGAGAGGAGGGCCTATCTCCCTGTGTTTGCTGATGCATTGACAGGTCTGTTAAAGGGACGGGGGTACATCATGGATTACAGGTGGGGTTCTCTCGCTGTTGCACGCTGGATCTACAAGATCCACTGTGATAACGCTCTGCGATCTCCTGTCATCCTTCATCGTAACATGGGGGAAGACAAGGATGAGTATCATGATACTATTACAGATGAGCTTCTACGTGAGTTTCTAGAGGGATGGAAACACATTCCCGACTTTAACTCGGACACCCGTCTTGGTCGCACCCTATATAACGAACTACAGAGGTTCCTGTGGACGTACATTGACATAGATGAGAGCCCAAGGGGTGATGCAGTTGCTCACTGGATGGAGGGATCTGATACTGAGTCAGATAACGGGTCTGGTGGAAAGGTCGATGTCTATATTCAGGACGTGGATGCGGGCTGGCACAAGTCCTTACGCTAATGCGTAAGGAGTTCTTGCCCGATGCCAAGGCATCGGGCTACAAGTCGTTGCGTTGAAAACGCAACGATATCGGCTTTGATGTCAAGGACATAAAAGCCCAAATCGCTACGCTAATGTGCCTAGTTCCAAGAATGGGAGTTATTCGGAAGAATTGCCATCGTTGATGCCTGCTGTTTAAATTCGGCAACCTTTTTGTCATAGGCCAGTGCTTCCGGGGAAGTGGGAGTGTTACGTGCAATATCACCAGAATTTGCAAGATTATTCGTCGGCTTCTTTCCGTAGCATGTCACTCCATACCGCAGCTCAGGATTATCAAAGTAGCCTCCATTTACCCCTGTTACTCCACACTGAGTCCTCTCCTCTTCGGGACCAGACTGTGCCTTGTCATAGGTTTCCTGAGACGTAGGATATACAGCCATCTGCCCCTTCACCCACCCGTAATTGCACCAATCTGCACCCTTCGACCAGGCCTCCTTGACCTGATCGTACGTTGCAAGCTCAGCACCTAAGGCCTTGCACAGAGGTTCAGCGTCGTAGTACGTATACTTGTTGGAGGACACGTTAAAGACCTGCTGGCCTCCGCCAGGCAGAACCTTTTCTATGACAGAACCCACGGAATGTTCTTGCTCGTGCGACTTAGGGGCAGCCTCTTGTGCGGGCGGCGGCGGAGGCGGACTGGCCACCATGTTCATACTTTTCGTCAGATCATCCCACCCCTTTTTCAGGTCATCCTTGAAATAATAGATAAGTCCTGCCATAATCAGAACAAACAGTGCCCAAAAGATATACATCATAGTTCCTGTACTCATAGACCCGACCGACGCATATGTTCCTGGCGTCGATGTATCTCTCACAGGAAGTATGCTGTTTAAAATACGTGAATTACGTGTATTCGTATTCATCTACTATCTAGTGCCTGGAAAGTATCTACTCCTTGGAAACTTAGACGCCAGACTCGGGCTTTGTACGGTTACCCCCACGAGAATTGATGTACTCACGCTGTTCAGGCGTCGTGCATACACATCCACCACTGCACGAGAAGGATGAACCACAGCAAGAGGGCTTGCACTGGTTATTCTTGAACATGAACATGTTATCAGGGCCAACTTCTCCTGCGGGGGCGGTGAGGGGTTCATTCGGAGAAGTGTATCTCCAGGAACTCGAGTTACCCGTAGACAGCTTCAGTCCATCGAACTGGCCCATGGGGTTGTACGCATCCTTGGCACCTGCCGCACCTGCCGCATAGTTAGAGAACTTCTCCGTGACTACCTGGCTTGTCATATATGCAGCAAAGCCTTCTGCAGTAGGTCTAAATGCCGGGGAATCAATGGTAATCATAAGTATATTAGCAATGATTAAGGCGATAAGAGCGGTAATAAGGAACACGTTTCTCTTGCTCATTTCTATTGTAAGAGGAGAGAAAGAAGGAATTCCTCCAGTTCATGAAAGTGTTCCTTGTCTATTTCATTAAAATCTCTTACCACCGTTCCATCAACAACGAGGGTACCGGATTTTGTTCCACAATGCATTTGGCGTACTTGGCTTCCTAACGCAGAAACAGGGCGTTGTACCCACCCTGATTCCCCTAGAGTCCATGCTGAACTGTTCGGCCCAGTTGCGTTTCCTAATTCAGAAGACATGTAAATACTTGTGACTTCTGTAAATGATGCACCGTCCCAGATCTTGTCTCCAATGCGTATGGCAGACAGAGGGATGGAGCGAATGGGAGTTATATAGGGGATACCTTCGCGTAGAACTTCACTCTCTGGGCCAATAAGCCCAAGTCCTTTGATACCTGTAAAAGGGGTTTGGAGGAGGGAACACACCTTTTGCTGAATCACTTCATCATTCCCATCAGCATGCGTCCAGTCACGTAGCAGGATTTCTTGGCCTTGGCCTCTGCCTTCGGCAGAAGCGACCGTCCACGTCCCTGAAGATGTTACAAGCGAGTAGACTACGTCAGGAGTTTCACAGGGAAACGCATCAGGATGGTCCTTCGCAAAGATCCATGAAGAGGGACCACGAACAATATGCATGGCAGAGATATGCACGGAATTGATGGATACGCTGGCCGAACCCTTTCCACAGAGGATTCCCTCTACCGTCCCCTCCCACAGAGTATCGCCTAGCCGAATATCTTCCACCGCCTTCCACCCATCCTTACACTTCACCCTAGTCCCTTTTTCCACACAATTATTGAGTGAGTTTTGCATACCTCCTACGCTATCTGCACCTTGCATTTCACCGATAAAGATAATCGTAGGAATCAACAGAATTGCAATAAATGGTGCAATAGGGATGAAGATAAGAAAGAGTAATGCTATAATGATGCACAGTAAAATGATACACACCTTTAAAATTAACTTAAAGGTATTATTAATCGCCTTGAACACAGATATTCCTGCAAACACTGATGCAAGAGTTATACCGAAGATACGTTGAAAGGAACTATTTAGTTTGTACATAACCCTCATGATTTGTGCAAGAATGTACCCAAACCGTTTCCAGGCAAAATTCATCAATGAGTTAAAGGGGCTCGCCACGTCGCTAGCCGCCGAGTTTCTCAGATTATTTGCCGATTGCTGGGTTGACTTGGCGGCAGAAAGATGGGTCGTAAAGATTCCCATAATGGGTACCATCACCATTCCAATCGAAGCATCGACAAGTTCTTGAATACAGAATTGGAAGTTTTCGTGAGAGAATTTGGAACGGTCCACATTTGGATCTGTTGGAATATAGGATGCAAACATCATGGCCATAGGCTGACATCTTACATTATTCCAGTCTTCTCTGAGTCCCTCAACTTGAGTAGCTGCGATACAATAAATAAATACAGATAGGTATATGAATGTTACAAATAGTAGAGGAAGATAGCTCCCCATTCTTCTGATACTTTAGAACATAGTAAGCTTACGAGGTCGCAGACATCTTCTCAGCATAATCCGCTTGTATATCAAACTCGTGAATTTCGAACATATCACGTAACTTATTTGCCCTGGTTTCGATCATTGCCGAAGGATACACTGCAAACGTTATACATTTTCCATCCTCGAGAATAGGAACATCTCCTCTTAACCACGACTTGCCCTTCCACACTGCCGTTGCATAGCCAAATCGTTCTCCGTTATAGTCTGCAAAGGTCGAGCACTCGCGTTCCATAATGGCCATGATAACCCCATGACGTGTTCGTGTTCCCAGACGTATGGCATGAGCCGGACAGTATGTCCCATCTTCAAGTAAGATCTCTGTCGTAGGAACAACCCCTGTAACGTAGTTCTTGTGAATGTGCAGAGTTGTCGAACCATTTAGCTTCGTTAACACCTTCGCCATCGTAGATCGATCGGCATCCTCGGTCTCATGATAATCACTGAAGACAAGATTTCCTATGGGTAGCGTATGGCTTGATGTGACGAGGCAGGTGAGGGGTCTCTCTATACCACCTGCCCATACACCCTCGGGCACCGCCTTAGCCGAATCCTTCGATAAGATCCAGGATCCATTCTCCTTTATATAGTGACTAGCACTTACGGAGCAGCCATCGATCTTGAACATTTTCTGTCCATCGCCGAGAATACTCACGGTTCCTGTAACACGGGTATTCTTGTCGAGTATATCTCCAATCATCACATTCTTCATCGGAGTAAGTCCCTTTCCTTGAAGAAGAATAGGGGTTTCAGGAGGAAAGCATGCCATCCATGTGATAAATTTCCAGGGAGGTGTCTGTACAAAATTACTACCTGCCTTAATTCCTGACATTCCCATAAAGAGAATCGAATACATCATTGCAAACACTCTCTTCATTAAGAATCTCATTCTCGCAGCGGTAGCCTGGATTCTGTACATGAGCATTTGAACTCTGCTCGAAAATTCTGAGAAGACCTGGCTGATACTTCCCACCAGTGTTGCAAATACCATGCGAATGGAGTTGATGCTAGAAAGAAGGGTCATAAGGGTGCTTGTGAAGCCCGATAAGATTCCGTAAAAGGGGTTTACAGAGACGGCTGCCCGTGCATTAAACCCTTCGCCAAGACAGAATTGTAAATTCTCTGACGTGTCGTGTCCGAAAAGGGAGGCGAATAGCATAATTTCCGTTTGACAGCGGTACTCGCCCCAGTTATTTTTCACTGTGTAATAATCATCCATCCTTCCTGCACTGAAGAGAACACATAGCCATACAATAGTTGTAATTACCAATGCAACTAGTGAAGATTCAGGTGTGTTTTTACATGTCGGCGCAGCTTTGACTGCATCCATTCTAGAATTATCTACTTAAGACACCATTCTTAGAATACTCCGCCCTTACCCAATTGCGATCTCTAGCGAAGACGCTAGAAATCTGGGGGTGCTGGTGCTCGGACAGTTTTGCCACTGCGTTGAGCTTGTGATATGTTGTTAGAGGGCCGTATGCGGAAACTGCCTTTTGCAGGGCATTTCTTCTCGTTTGCTCGGTGGCCTTATAGGAATACCCGTATTTTTTCAAGTCGCCCTTGTGTAAGGGACGAATCAGACTCTTGCGTCTAACACAACTTGCCGGAATATGGGCAACCTTGTGAACGCCTCCCTCTGTGTATTTACGTGAGTGAGCAATTCTGCGTATTTCGCCATCCTTACAGTGCACATTCTCCTTTGCAGCTACGGGTACACAGGTTGAACGCACGGATTTCCCGTTCTTACGTGTATAGGCTCGGCGAGGATTTGTTCCTGGAGGGCAGCTAGTGCGGGATCGAGTCTGCCTCTGCGACATCTAGATTAACAGGAGAAAATGGGTGTTCGCTAAATTTGTCAAATAGCCCCCCAACTCTAGCATTCATCTGCGGATCCCAGGGAAACATCAGCGGACAGAGGTCTGTAAGAAGGGTCTGTACCTGGGTAGTTAGTTCACGATCTTCTTCTCCATTTACCATCACTGTAACATTCTTTATCGTAGATTCACATGTTGCATCTTCACCTAGGCATTCACTCAAAAAATACTTTAATGCGTCATGTATAAATTGAATTTGCTTCTTCAGTGAAATAACTGCAGAGGGATCGTATTTTTCCCTTGTAGTATTTTGTATGAAGTCTGTGTGAAATGTGTGAAAGATGGTGTGTAGTTGGCGGAACCTCTCATCGAAGTCAGGTGACGTTGCCATCTCTCTTCTGAAGTATAGCAAGTAGCAAAATAAGGAGGAACGCAAAGATGAGAATAGTGTTTTTCCGTATCCCCGAAAGGGTTGATGTGAATACAGCTACAATGCAAAAGAGTATTAGAACGAACAGGACATAGGATAAAAAGACTAACCGGTCCATGGGCGGTGTCGGATTCTCGAACGACTCCGCTGTAGTAATGTAGGGATTCTCCTTGGTATCATATTGCATATCGGAGGAGGATTGGGCAGCTATATGGGTAACCTGGCGGGCCAGTATACACTTCTTGATCCCTGTAACAGGATCGTCTGAACCGACTGCAGCACAATCTGGATCTTGAACAGGCACTGGCACAGGAGCAGGCATTTAGTATATGTGCGTAGATTATTTCAGATTCAATTGCTGAATACACTAGAATGTCCAATACTACTCCGCCTGGAAGAAGGGCCCCGCCTCCCAACTTTCCCCCAGAGGAGCCTGTAATTCCTATCGATCCCGATCTGGCCAAGGCGAGGGCGACATATGTGAGAGATATGATGGAGAAGATAAAGGGCCTGCGTGGCCAGGGGTCGAGCCTCGACACGATAAAGGAAGCAACCGGAACCTTCTCTACGCAGTACCCTGGTCTCTTCAAGATGATTCTCGAGGATTCCTATAACGACGCATCCCTGCGTACTATGCTTGCACTCCTAGATCGCATGGGTACCGGGCAGATGTCACAGCATCAAGCCTCGGTCGTCGTTGGACAGAGGCTTCATGATATTTATATTAAGCCGAAGATGAGCAATGCATAAGACCCTAGATAATCGAATAAGGCACGGAGAATGCAGTACACCAGTCTACGCTTTTCTCGATCGCATCCTTGACGTATAGACCAATATCCTCCTTAGTCATGAACATCGCCCGTTCAATACTATCCACCTGTAACTGTTCCTGCCATGCAATCTGTTCCTTGATTGCCTGTACATAGGGAGAATCTGCCGCCAGGTCACAGAGCCTTGTTATAGGACGCTGCACATGTCTTACTTGAGCCTTTTCTAAATGCTCAATCCATTCACGTGCATCCTTCTTGAATCCCTTTCCAATGAAGTACCTCTCGGAATTACAGGGTCTGCTCGTCGCCGGCTTGTACAGAAGGAAGGAGTCAAAGCATGCCGCTGTACCCACGATCAAGTCGACCATGACCGGACTGTAGATGTCAAAGAGTTTCACGATGAGTATACCACCCTGACGTAGACAACGGAGTCCAATGGTAATCGATGCAACCACCAGCAAGAATGAACTCTCTTCCTGTTTGGCATAGTCAGTGCTAAAGTCGAATCCCCCATCTGCAGTAAAAATGGCCGACTCGCTGGCCCGCCCACAGAAGAAATCCTGGTTATCCTTTGACAGAATATTCCCCGTCATGTCATTCCCGTAAAGAAGCTGAATCTCTGGGTGTTTTTTCAGGAAACGCGATGACCGCTTCCACCCAGGAATCTGCGACTTTGTTGATTTCAGGGTCATGGCATAGGAGTTCTTATAGGAAATTCGCCTTGCCTTCGCCTGCTCGACGATACACTGGAGGAATCCCCCAGGACCCTCGCAGACATGTGACGAGATAAAGGGAGATGAGCCGACCTTCTCCCAGAGTCCAGCCACATGAACCATTTCCACCATTTTAAAGTACGATCGGCTCAGGGGACTCGCTAGAGCAATACTCGGAAACAGTTTCTTGTCAGACGTGGAAAAAATAGCCTCGTAGGGATTTGTTATCTTCTTTCGCAGCTCCCATTCGTTGGCCTGTTCAAAGGAGGAAATCTCGTCCTTTTTTTTAAGGATTGCCTCGTGTTCATCCTCTACCCATCCCGCCTGGACCAGCACATTGTGTGGAGGTTCTCCCCTATATGGTATATCTTGGAACAGCTCCCATGCCTGCAGCAGAGGCCCATTCATTACGTGTACACCGCCCACCCTGTTTAGACTTCCCCATCGTCCTCCACCTCCGCAAAGTCAATGTCATCCTCATCCAGAAGTTTGCCCTTCGACGGCAGAGTCATGTTCATCTTCAGCCTGGAGGGAGAACACAGATCATCCTCATCTTCTGCTCCCTTGTCAGCCATCGCCATCCGTGCATCCTCGTCCTTCTCAATTATAGGCGGGTCAGGCATATTCTTTTGCAGACTCATGAAGGCCCCCTCATCCAGTAAGATGTCGCTGAAGGTGGTTCCTCCACGCATCGGCTGACCCGTCATAATGTTCGCCGAGACTCCCGTGATGGGGTCAATCTCACCAAACACTGCCGCCTTCAGCAGGATACGCTCAGTCTCCTCAAAGCTCGCCTTGGCCAGAGGACCGATGTCCAGCTTATTGATACCGTACCTGTCAACGGACATCAGCCTGCCTGCACGAGTCATCACGTCCACCAGCAGACCCAGATGCCTGTAGTTGATCTGGCCGTCCTCGAACAGGGTCTGGATCTCATTGTACAGAATCTGTCTCGTGGCCTCAATGCCCAGGTGGCCCAGAACATCGTGCACGTGAGTGCTGTACAGGCGAGACCCGTCCACCGCAGGGTGGTTCATCGCCTCGAGGAAGTTGCTCCCATCCGTATCCAGGATATACTCCTCCTTCGCCACGTACTTCTTCTCCTTCTCGTCGAAGATGAACCGCTCATCGCCCTTACGGAACGTTACGGCCTTGATACCAGGGAAGCCACGAATGATGACAGAATTCAGCAGCTTGTTCTGGAACTTCTTGTAGGCCGACAGGGCGTCCAGCGACGAGGGGTCGCTCTTGCCATCATCCATGCTCTTCAGCGTCAGGCGAATCCTCATCACCAGCTTCTGGCTGTTAAAGTCAGAGTAGACCATGCGAATGTTGGTGTCAAAGAGGCGACGGAGGACGAAGAGGATGTCCTCCATCGTCACATTCTTGTCGAACATCTTCTCCCTGTTCAGCTCAAGACGCAGGATCCACTTGCTCCACACCGACTCGTCCTCGCCTGCAGGGACAATCGTGTCACTCGTGCTCGAGGCAATCTCGAACAGCTTGTAAAACGCCAGGAGGTCCTGGTCCTCCTTGAGCACCGTATTCGAGTCACTGGGATCGTAATAGATTGCCGTCTTCACAGCCATATCACGCAGCAGCGTCAACTCCAGATCCTGTGCCACCTCCCTCGCCTTCTCCTTACTGTTTCTGTACTCGGGCTTCAGGTGAATGGTCAGCGAGACTGCCTTCGGGTTCTGCGTCACCTTGAGCAGCTCCTTGAGACGGGGCACACCTCGAGTCACGTTAGACTTGCTTGCCACACCAGCAAGGTGAAAGGTGTTCAGAGTCATCTGCGTGGAAGGCTCGCCAATACTCTGTGCTGCAATGATGCCCACATGCTCACCAGGCTGCACCCAGGCCTGCCAGTTCTTTGTTACAAGGACCTCGCATAGGGTGTCAAAGGCCGACTCGGTGAAGCGGTCCTGGAGGATCAGCTTCGTGGGAGACAGGTAGAAGCGAAGGAGAGCCGCCCAAATCGCGTGGTAGCCCTGAGTCTTCTTCAGCACAGACTCAATGCCCTTGAGAATGTTTGCAGGCGTCAGATTGGTCTTCTGTTCGGGTCGCAGGCCGAACTTGATTTTGATGTTCAGAATGAGTCGCTCCAGATTCACGGGAGAATAGATGCTGCCCTGGCGGCCACTGCGGAAGATCTCCTCCACAATCATCTTCCTGTCAGCGAAGATCTGCTTGGTGTAGTCAGCGAGGAGGACTGCATCATCGCCGCGAGGCACACCCATCACCTCTGACAGATCCACGCCTTTCAGACCGAACTCCTTCTCGATCTCGTCGTCCGTCATCGTCGAAATTGGCAGGGGCTGAGACTCAATCTTCGTCGAATTGATTCCGTCCTCACCGTACTGGAACTGAGTGATGTTCATGTTCGCATCACGCACCGTCCCGTCCTGCTGAACGACCAGATCCTCCATCGCCTTCACAATCTGACGCTGGATATAGCCCGTGTCTGCCGTCTTCACTGCCGTATCAATCAGACCCTCACGACCAGACATGGCGTGGAAGAAGAACTCCGTCGGTGTGAGTCCACTGATGAAGGAATTCTCAATGAAGCCACGGGCCTCGGCACCATCATCGTACTTCTTGAAGTGAGGGAGTGTCCTGTCCTCAAAGCCATAGGGAATACGCTTACCCTCAATGTTCTGCTGGCCGACGCAGGCAATCATCTGGGCAATATTAATCGGGCCACCCTTGGAGCCCGCACGAACCATCGCAATCATGCGGTTCTCCGTCGACAAGGTGTTCTGGCCAATCTCACCTGCACTCTCCATCGCCTTGTTCAGGAGACCAAAGGCCCTGTCCTCGAACTCGCTCTGGTTCGTCTTACCTGTATTGTTGTCAAAGAGATCCTGGTGCACCTCGAGCAGAACCGTCTCGATCTGCTTCTTCTTCTCCTGGATCTTGGCATTCATCTCCTTCTTCGTCGCCGCATCAGCAATCAGATCGCTAATGCCCACAGAGAATCCGTCATAGATCAGGAACTGGGCCACCGTGTTTTGCAGAGAATCGATGAACTGCACGGTATCCTTGCTTCCGTAGTCATTGTACGTCATGTGGATGATGCCCTTGGATGCCTTGCTAAAGATGCCCTTGTCGAACTGACCCTCTAGCACATCACCCTCGCGAATCACCACCTTCTTCTTGCCACCGTTCATCATGTCAAGGTTAATCGGAGGAAGCAGCTGGCTAATGACCTGCTGGCCCGTCCAGTGGAGGGCGTCTCTCTTGGGTGCAGGCAGTATACCCGTAAACCGCTTGTTCCACATCATCATGTTCATGAACTCACGGTTGTTGAACTGCACGGAGTCACGCGTAAGGCGATAAGAACCTACCAGCGTGTCCTGCACAATACCAATCACAGGCAGACCGTCCCTAGGACGGAGAATCTGGTGGGGAACAGCGGCAATCTCCTCCAGCTCCGTGGCAGCCTCAATGCTCTGTGGGGCGTGGGCATTCATCTCATCACCGTCAAAATCAGCATTATAGGGTGCTGTAACAGACACATTCAGGCGGAAGGTCTTGCCCGTGAGAACCTTGACCCTGTGGGCCATCATTGACATGCGGTGAAGCGTCGGTTGGCGGTTAAAGAGGATGGGGTCGTTGTCCATGAGGTGGCGGTTCACAATATCACCTAGGTTGAGTACGATCTCCTTCGTATTCACGTGACGGAGACTGATGATGCGACCATCGGTGCGGCGAATCGTCTTCGCACCCGGGTATTTGAGCGGACCGTTTTGAATCAGGCGGTACAGCTTGTTTCGGTTATAGAGGGTAACACGCTCGGGGCGTGTCAGGTTCATCGCAATCTTCTCGGGAACACCCAGCTCGGCGATGGAGATGTTGGGGTCGGGAGTAATCACTGAACGTGCAGAGAATTCTACACGCTTACCCTGAATGTTGTAGCGGATGCGTCCCTCCTTCGAGCCCAGACGCTGCTGAATCGACTTCAGGGGTCGGCCATTACGCTGAGCTGAGGGTGCAACGCCTGGAATCTGGTTGTCGACCAGGGTGGCAATGTGATACTGGAGGACGTTGGTCCACTCATCGATCACTGACTTCGCCGCATTTGCATCGATCTTTGGCTGCAGGTAGGTGTTGTTCGTCTTCACAATCTCTGCCAGCTTGTGGGTGAGATCATCCTCAGAACGCTGGTTGTTGTCCTGGATCACGGAGGGACGCACCTGCGGGGGAGGAATAGGGAGGACCGTGCAAATCATCCAGTCAGGACGACACCAGTAGCGGTTCAGGCCGATGAAGTCCACGTCCTCGTCAAGGATCTTGCGGAAGAGGCGGAGAACGTACTCCACCTCGAGAATCTGCGTCTGCTTGCCCGCCCTGCTGCCACTGGCGTCATCGTCCCACTCAGCCATAATCCGTGCAATTCCCTCACGCACGAACCTGGTGGGCTGGAGGGCACCACAGCCGTCCTCCGTCTCCTGTCCGCAGCGGTGAATCTCCTTCGAGGCGGCGAGCACCTCACGCCACCTAACCTCGCCCTTCCTCTTGAGGAAGTGGCTCCTGTAGTTCTTGTCAATGCGGAGCTTCGAGCACCGGATGCATATGCACGATAGGATATTCAGAATGAAGGGGAGAAATTGGATATAATAGACAGGGCGAGCGAGGCGAAAATGCCCAAAATGTCCCGGGCACTTGTGATTCGTCTGACCACAGCTCCTGCACTCCTTCCCATTATCAATTACACCCATTCTCGGATCGAAGAGCCCACCAATCTTTGGCTCGTTGCCCTCATAGGTTCCCGCATTAGTGATCTCCACCACCGAACGCTTTTCAATCTCATCGGGACTGAATACGCAAAGTTGAATGCCAACAATTGGTTCGATTTCTGAAGATGGCGTGTAAAACCCGGCTGGCATCTGATGGTAGTTTGGACTATTGTTCTAAGCCTTCGAGCGAATCAACTTTTAGTCGGTGAAAAACTTTAGGCCGCAGTAAAAAAGAAGAGAAGCACCGAGAATATATGCATAGCTTTTACTGTAATCCGAGAACCCCTCTGAAGTATTTCTAAGTTGATCTATGCATGTATCTATTAAACGTTCATATGGAGAATTGATGCATCTAGGATCATCCATCACACTAGTCTCTGAAATCACAGGAATGCCTGAATCAAGCCACGGTACGCATCGAGCAGATTCAAACACCTTATAATCGTCATCCGCATGAATATTTAGTATAAATCTACATTTAGCAAGTTCTCGGTCTCTTTCTTCTCCCCAGCTTGTAACAATATGTACGGAAATTCCCGCCGCACGTAAACCGTTTAATATCTTCATTCTTCTTTCCGTAAGTCCACCATTAAATCCAATATCATACTGGGGCGATGTCCTGAACGAGCGTATTTTTTGCACAGTTTCTGGTGATGTTGTTAAAGGGACGTGTCTGGTATTTGTAATTCCGTGTGATTCTAATATAGATATGTTCACCAAACTATAATCCCAAATTTCCACCGGAGGTCGTGTCTTTATTGTCTTTTGTATCTCACCTATGTTTTTTACAATAGTCATTTGTTCCGTGTTAAATAGGATATAGCTGGAAGATGGGCAAGTTGTTATACTTGATGTTCCTATTAATACAGGGACAGCGGGGGCTGGATGTATTGTGGTAAGGGTGTCAATAAACGTGTCGAGGAATTTAGAGGTATTTGGATCTATACAGCTTTTCATAGCGATGCTATATTCTAGATAGGATAAATCTCTACTTAATCAGTACAGTAGAAGGTGGAGAAGAATGTATGTGACCTTCGACGCAACAGAGGGATGTAGAACAGGAAATAAGCTATTTCAGTATATGACATGTAAACTCATAGGACATCTGTTTGGGCACAGGTACGTACCGGCCTTAGCCGAGGAATCGGTCATGGTTGCAGAAAAAGACTTCGGGCGTATCTTAGCGGAACGCCCCTATTACTTGCATTTCGTGAATATACGAATAAAGGGATTTTTCAATATGTCTGAATGGTTCGTTCCGTATAGGAAGGTCTTGCTCGACATTGTATATGATCCCCTTAACAGGGATTACTGGGTGAAGCCAGACGGGACAACAGTATTTGTTAAAGAGTTGGTTGCCGATGTTCCACTTACGGTTGAGCCTGATGCACTCTTCGTCTCAGTCCGCCTAGATGATTTTATGCATTATCCTTGGCACTCTAAATCTGATATTCCACACCAATCCTTTTACACAAATCTTCTTGGGAAACTCACCTTCTCGAAACTCTATATTATCTGTGACAGGGTTCGTTATGACTGGGAGCGTGAATATTTGAAGGTATTTGCTCCATGGAATCCAATCCTCTTACAGGAATCCTTTGAGCATGATTGTTGCCTCATGAGGACGTGTGCACGCCTTATTCACAGCAATAGTACCCTGTGTTGGATCATGAGCTTTCTTAGTCGCGGGGTCAAGGAACGATATATTCCCAACACTCGCCATTATCCTGAGCAGTGCCTCGAAGCCATTGAGCCTGGCGATAAGGTATTCTACCCTGACACGATGACCCATGAGGAGTTGGGTTGTGTTTAGGTCTAAACTAAAGTGGTGCTCGTTATCCAATGCTACACGATCCTCACACAATTCCTGAACCTGTGCTAGTAGTATCTGGACTTACTTACTTGATTCCATTTTACATGGCTGTTAGAAAGGAGAGAGTATATGATGCAAGTACCTATCTCTGTTTAACTCTTACTACCGTGGGCTTTCATAGCACTCGAGATGAGACACTATTTGCTCTAGACTGCTTAGCAATTCTTAATTTCTTGTATAGGTCGTACATCCTTTCAACCGAGCGGAGTATATTCTGCCAACGAGTCTACTTGCTTTCTGTACTATATAGCCTGGTGTCGTATTTCGTAGGAAGACAGTATAATATTCTCTCATTCTACCCCGATTGGAACACGCAGATGTTTTTTCATTCATTAATGCATCTATCAACCAGCTATTCCTCTTATCTTATTATGAACGAGGTGGTCTAAGGAATAAGTAGATTTATATATAAAATGCCCGAAGGTGAACGTGTTCATCTTCTTGATGGTCATGGCTTCGTTGAGCTCCTGGATACCTTTGGCGATGATTTAACTGTGGTTAATGCTGCACGCGTGAGTTTTGCAAAGGAGTCTACAGTTATGGAGCCAAGAGATGAAAAGCTAATTAAGTATCTTGCTGAGCACAACCATATTACTCCCTTCTTTCACCCCCAGCTCCGTTTCCGTCTGAAGATGCCCATCTACGTGGCCCGCGAGTGGTTCCGCCACACCATTGGGTTTGCCCGTAATGAGGTAAGTCGTCGCTACGTGGATGATATTCCAGAGTGTTATGTTCCTCGTGCAGAGTCTCTACGTGAGCGTGACTCGAACAAGAAGCAGGGGTCAAAGGCCACACCTATTGAGATGGCTGCACACTATCGCGACCTGATAAAGAAGTTTAACCGACAGGCGGAGGAACTCTATACGGAACTCTTAGAGGCAAATCTTGCACCTGAAGTCGCTCGCGGGGTCCTTCCTCAGTCAATGTACACGGAGTTCATCGAGACGGGAAGTCTTTCCGCCTATGCTCGACTCTGCTCCCTTCGCCTGGATCCCCAGGCACAGGAGGAGATTCGCGTATATGCTGCTGCTGTTTCTGGGCTTATTGAGAAGCATTTTCCTGTGTCATGGAAGAGTCTTTGTGCGTAAGCAGGGGCGTAAGCAGGGGCGTAAGCAGGGGCGTAAGCAGGGGCGTAAGCAGGGGCGTAAGCAGGGGCGTAAAGCATTCCCGCGGAAGTGTGTTAGATGAGCACTCTGTATCTACGCCCCCTTGAGAAGGATTCCCTCTACGTGACCAAGGAGATTGTCGCCTCCCCCGAGAATGCCGGCGTGGATCTCTATGTTCCCACGGATGTTGTCTTTGCCCCTGGTGAGAGGAAGTTCGTCGGCATGGGCACCTATGCTGCGGTAGTTGAGGGCGAGGACTGTGCTCCCTACTGGCTGGTTCCCCGTTCGTCTATTTCTAAGACTGGGCTCATGATGATGAACTCAGTTGGTGTCATTGACAAGGGCTACCGTGGCGAGCTTATTGCAGCTCTGTGGAATACTCTGGACCGAGAGGTGCGTGTGGAGAAGGGGACTCGCCTTGTCCAGGTGGTGAGCCGTGATATGACCTCCTTTGCCAAGGTGGCCATTGTCGATTCTCTTCCTCTGAGCCTTCGCGGCGAGGGGGGCTTCGGCAGCACGGGGCGATAAAGTTAAAGGGGGAGAGGGGGACGTAGGTAGATGTACCCCACAGAACTTACGTCCCTCTTATTTATAACTACTATTGCTCATGCGTATATAAAGCAGAATTCTCCCATCTTCTTTTCTGCCCTTCCCCTCTACACTACAACACTTGTCTATCACTATACGAAACACTCGATGATCGACTCTACAAAGACTTTTATCTGCAAGGCAGATATGTTCCTATGTGGAGTCTATTATTTCAGTGCACTCTATGACTATCTCACTCGAAATACGATTCGTCCACCCTATTCTACGATTTGCGTAGGCTTCCATGTTTTCTTACCCCTGTCGTTTATTGCAAGTGCACAGTATAATACTCTTATGTGGAGTCCCAATATTCACATATCTGAAGTATGGCATGCTATCTTTCATCTACTCATCATAGCGGATACACACATTTATTTATATACTTCGTAGAAATAATCCTACCCATAAATATATGGATCTCTGTCCTCCCGCCATCGTGTATTTAGTATTGAGTGTAATCTCAATAGTTATTACAGCAAGAGGTGTATCTGTAAGTAGTTTATTTGTAAATGCTCTGTTTGTAGGGTTATGGACCTTCTTACTGAATTTCCTGTGCCAGAGGGGATACACTGCATTATCCTGGGTTCTTGTTCTTCTTCCTATTATCTTACTTGTGATCGTTGTCTTCCTCGTCGGAGAACTTGCCCTGGCAGCACAACTATCAAACTCGGCAAGTCCCGTTTCGGTTCCAACCCATTAATCGGGTCCACAAGTAGTATGGACTCTCCTTCCTTCGTCTATTGTTTATCTACCATCGACGAACCATTTCAAACATATATTGGTGCAACCATGAATATTAATAAACGGTTACAGCAACATAATGGAATACTTCGTGGCGGTGCAAGGGCAACCTCGAAGCGACCCGGCCAATGGCACCGCATATGCTATGTAAAAGGGTTTACTCATTGGAAGTTGGCCCTCTCCTTTGAATGGCACTGGAAGCATTTCTCACGCCGTCTCACAGGTGCTCCCCTCGACAGGCGTCAGCGAGGCCTCGATGCCACTCTTGCATGGGCTGTTGCAAAGGGGTTTCCCCGCCTTGAGGTAGTATACGAATAAGCTGTCTATAGTCTAGATGGCAGTCCTATATCTTATTCTGGGACTCCTCGTGTTACTAGTTCTATATCAACTCCTCTGGCATAGAGTCGAGTCAGAAGGATTCACAGGAAGGGAACGATACAAGATCTCTGCAGGAATCTTATCTTACTTTGCCCCCAAGACACTCGAACACACCCTCCAAAGTTACAAGGATTCTGGATTCCTAGATGCTGTTGACGATGTCTTCGTCGTTTTACAGAAATCGGATAGACAGGCCCAAGAGAAAGAAGTATGCGACACCTTCGGTGTTCGATCTGTTCTTATGGAAACAAATGGAAGGATGGCATCAGGATTCAGAGCAATCTATCAACATGCAAAGAATGACGTAATACTTCCCCTAGAGAATGATTTTGCGGTCTATACGTCGAGAGATGACGTTGATTCCTTCTTATCTAATGCACTCTATTTCATTCATGAGAAGGGGTATGATATTGTCAGAGGGAGAAGTCGTGCAAATGGTGGAGTACCTAACTATGCTCTTGAACGCTGGAAGGATGAGTTGCCCCATACCTTTATTAATAGTACATTCTTGTCCGAGTGCATTTTCTGGGAGAAAGATCCTGAAGTAGTCTATCCGTCAAAGATACACCGAATCCCACCCGAAAACGGGTCTGATGCGTGGTATACGTCTGATTCCAAGTCGTGCAATTATACAAATAATCCCTTTTTGTGCACGAAGGCCTTCTTTGCTAAGGCGATTCTCCCCCACCTGGTAGACGGGGAAAATATTGAAGATACTCTTATGGGACTGTGGGCAAAGGAATCGTATAAATGTGTCTTCGGGCCAGGATTATTCACCCATGATCGTAGTTTCGATGGGCACAGTTAGAGGGGGTCTTGACATTTCTTTCATCCACTGAATACCGGCTTCCTTATTCTTATATACGTGATATCCTGCATAGACTGATGGGACGAAGAGAGTAAGAGGAATCTCGGCGTACCTCTTATTTTGCACGGCGTAGCAGAGCCCTGCACCAGCTAAGAGATTTCTTACCGTTCCATACACATAATATGTAAGCACCTTGGGAAACTGTGTCATTAGATTACTATCTGATGAAGCAGTTTATACCGCGTGCTTCTTAAATATACCGCATATCCTTTATGAATTCTCTTCCCACAAACGGACCGTCGCCATGCGTAGAGATACGAGGTAGGAGTGCTAAATGGGTTATTTCTTGTTCATCTGTAATCTTTCGTGTGAAGATGAGATCATTGAGTGTTAGAGGGAAGGTGTCATAGAGACGAGATACAGCACCATTTGCATTAAGAAGGATGAGGATTGTTTCTAAGTCAGCGAAAGAATACACAATATTAATATAACCACCTAATTCCACAATACGTAATGGTGTTACGTGTTCTTGAATTAGTTCTATGTAGGAAGGATTAGGTTCAATAGCAAAGATCTCTTCGAGAAATTCTCGAAGGCCTGTGTACAAAAACGAGGTATCTCGTAGTTCTCGTTTTCCTCCTATTCCACTTATACATGGGCTTTCTTTTTTCGGTTGATAACCTGCTAGGACATGGGTTCCATTTGTAAATAATACTCCAGCACACGTGTACTTCATTAATATATATCCGTGCTCCGTATTTAGACCATCCATGCAAATAAAAATGATTTGATGTGCGGGGCATGAGGAAGTCCACCATGGGTCTACACCTGACCCAATCAGCAATCTTTGATCAATTTCTTACTGATCCACGTACGACGAGTTTGAAAGATAAACATTACGCCAGCCTACATCGGGCAGTCCTGGTAAGGCGAGGACAGATTATTGCTATGGCTACGAATAATTATGGGACTCGCAGTAGGGGTTCTGGGTATTCACGCAGTAGCATTCACGCCGAGCGGAATGTCGTGAAAGCCCTCGGGAATATTCACGACATGAAGGGGGCTGATATGTATATTATGCGTTTCTCGAGGGAAGAGGAAATGCGGTTTGCAAAATCTACTCCGTGCAAGGCGTGTGAAAAATTCCTGGAAAAATGCATGAAAGAATATGGGCTGAAGAATGTCTATTACACGGTGTAAAATACCCGCAAAGCGGGTAGAGATCCGCTTTGCGGTCCTTTGGCCGCTGTGCGGGTAGAGACCCGCTTTGCAGTCCTTTGGCCGCTGTGCGGGTAGAGACCCGCTTTGCAGTCCTTTGGCCGCTGTGCGGGTAGAGACCCGCTTTGCGGTCTAAGAGTATTTTTCCTAAGAAGGGTATGGATATACAGGAATTACGTGCTATTGTCAAAAGCGTCCAGGAGGATGCCAAGCTTCCGTTAGAGGAAGTGGCCGATGGCTGGCTGTTCTGGTTCAGTAAAAGGGGTGATCGAGTTCTCAAGGATGCAGCGAAGCTGGGCTACTTGGAAGTGACACTCGACCTTCCTGTTGAGATTGCAATGTCGTTTGATCAAGCGACCCTGATGATCATACGAAATGAACTGCGTAAGATGCTTCAGGGGTACACTGTGGGATTCGTCGAAGACGAGTATCGTGGGGAGAGGATATGCCGAGTTCTGGTTAGCTGGGGGTGAGGGCTGCTGCAACTATTTTATTGAATGAAGATGTAAGATTTTCTATTTCCTTCTTCCTGTCAGGTCTATCAGGATTTAAATGAGGATATAGTATATATAATTCGGCTAGTTTTTGTTTAGCCTGATTAAGTTTTTCTTGTATAGTAAGAGCCTTAGAGCTCGTAGATTTCCAAATAATTCCCTCTGTTTTAAACTCTATTGCAAACCTATCACCGTGCAAACCATTAGCACGTACATACCAAATGTGTCGTGGAATTTCATCAGCATTTATGGGAAACCCTTCTGGCAACACAATGGATCGTTTCTTTTTCCCCTGGTGTAAATTTTGTTCTGTTTGTGAGACTACCCTTAAATTCTCTTTCCTGTTATCTAATCCAATATTATTTATATGATCTACTGTTTCTATAGCACCCTTTCCTGGAAAATCCTGACGATTCATTACAAGGTTATGAATATACAATTCCTTCCTTTTATTATCGTGCATAATTCCACTTGATATATAACTTCCAGAAGCGTAATGCCAAGATTTATTTTCAACAAGAGGAAAATCTTCTTTATCAATCACAAATTGTATATCGTTTGCATTGAACGTTAGTGTACCAACAATATACTCTTTTTCATTAAATGTTACGTTTTTATAGTCAATTATTCCTGGTAATCTCCCACCTATTCCTTTTCTAGATGTCATATTCAACTACTATACTAGATGAATATGATATGTATACAATCAATTTTTTACTTATTATTATATGTGTTCAACAAATAATACAGTAATACGCCGGAAACCAATGGGTGGATTCCAACTTTTTAATTGCTGTAAGCAAGTCCACCCATGCCGCTCATGACGCGAAGCACGTTGTAGTTGGTGGCATACACACGCACCTGGGAGGAGGTGCTCACGCCCACGGCGTTGTTGGACACCGTCAGCAGCAGGGTGGTGTTGTCAATGCGGGACAGATTGCACGTGCCGCTGGGCTGGTGCTGCTCAGGGGACAGAGCAAAGGAGTACACGTTGATACCCACAGCCGGCACGTTGGTGTGGTGCTGGTAGGGCTGCACCTCGTTGAAATAGCGGCCCTCACGCACAGTGAACCTGTCGTGGCCGTTCAGCTGCAGCAGGGCAGTCACCACGGGGTTCATGCCACCCATGCCCTCCACGCGGGTCACGGAGTAGCCAGACTCCAGGCAGGCACGGTCCCACCAATCGGAATAGTTGAACGGCTGCTGGCCCTTCCACGGGTTGATCACGTTGTCGTCGCACGACACGAAGGAGTCGCGCTGCACCACCCAGATCAGCTCCTTGCAAGGGTGGTTGAAGTTCAGCTTCAGCTTGTTGGAGGAGCTGTTGATGGACTCGGCACCCGTGTACTGCAGGGTCTCGATCAGGTACTCGTGGCTCACCTGGGCGAACTTGCGGCGCTCGTCCGTGTCCAGGTAGATGTAGTCCACGTACAGGGAGGCGGCAACCAGGTTGGCAGCGTTCACGCGGTCGCGGATGGCGTGCAGGTTGGTGGAGCCCACGTTGTTGGGGGTGTAGTCCCACATCAGGTTCTGCAGGTCGTTGAACTGCAGGTTGATACGCACCTCGTGGTACTGGAGGGCGATCAGGGGCAGGGCCAGACCAGGGTTGCGGTTGAACCAGAACTGCAGGGGCACGTACAGGGTGTACTCGGGGGCGCAGCCCAGCAGGGAGGCAGAGCTCAGGGGCTCACCGCCGGCACAGTAGTTGTAGCAAGGGTCGCCGCCCTGCACCACCAGGTTGGTCAGCTGGGGCACGTTGCCAACCATCTTGGCATAGCCGGCCTGCTTGCCAGCCTCCTGGGTGAGCTCATTCCAGATCTGCAGCCAGTCACCGTAGTGCTTGTCGATACGCTGGCCACCAATCTGCAGCTCGACCCAGTCGATGAGGTTGTGACCGACCCAGTTGAGCCAGCGGAACTGGGCACCAGAGCCGTCAGAGGCATTCACGGCCACGGGGGGCAGGGTGGCCTGCAGGTAGATGCGGTGGATCAGATCGCCGTTACGCTGGATCGTGCACGTCACCTGGTTACCGAAGCGGGGGTTGCCGTTGAAGGGGTTCTCAATGGACTCCATGGCAAAGTTGGTGTGACGGCGGTACACCAGCTTGAAGAAGGTAATCTGGGGATTACCGGTGAGATACACGTCCTGAGCACCATAAGCCACAAGCTGCATAAGTCCACCTCCGGTCATATTGTTATACCCCCGTGTTAGAAAAAAATTCTGGCTGGGGAAGAAAGTTTAGCCAAATTATTTTGTAGGACGGGGAAATGTCCGTAGACTTAAACTCCATAACTCCTCAACAGTATATATGGACGGTATACAGTCAGATATATCGTCTTTGGGGAAACGAACGGTCGTAGAAGGCAAAACAACTCTTGATAATTTACACCAAATGCAAATGTCTGATATGCGTCGTGAGGCCGGATTAGTTGACACAATTAAAGAACATATTGCTGCACTTGAGACTGAGATAGCCGGTCTCACGGATGTCGTGGCAAAGACACAAAAGGAGGAGACGCTGCTTTACCTGAAAAAGAAGAGAGACGACCTCACATCCAATTCATCGATGTACGACTACTTTTTCAATGCCGGGGAGCTCTTGTTTAATTACTACGACCTCCAAGAAAAGATCCAGGATGGTGTGTCTGTGGTATCCAAGCAGGTAAAAGTCAAGCCGGGGAGTGTACTTGCGGCACTGCAAGAGCCATCCACGGGGGTTAAGCCATCCTCAAGCCCTGCATCTGCTCAGCCGGAGGGGAGGGATGTTTTGCTGGAAAGATATATGCAAAAGGTGAATCCTGAGAATGCCAAGGTCCAGCCCAATATCTCTGAGGATCCTCATGGACTCTGTGAAAAGTGCGACGTAGAGATGAAGTTCAGTCCTATCGAAGCTCTCTTCTTCTGCGACCAGTGCGGCTTCCAGGAGTTCGTCTTGATCGACAGTGACAAGCCAAGTTATAAGGATCCGCCCCGGGAGGTTACCTATTATGCCTATAAGCGGATCAACCACTTCAATGAGTGGCTCGCCCAGTTCCAGGCAAAAGAGAGTACAGAGATCCCGGAAGATATTTTCCAGGCGATCCTGGAGGAGCTGAAGAAGGAAAGGATTGTGAGCGTAGAAGATATAAAACAGGTGAAGATAAGAGAAATTCTGAAGAAGCTAAAATGTACGAATTTTTACGAACACGTACCTTATATACTTAACAGAATAAATGGGAAGACAGCACCGGTGATGTCTAGAGAGATTGAAGAGAAGCTGCGATTCATGTTCAAGGAGATCCAGAGCTCGTTCGTCAAGCACTGTCCTAAGACACGTAGCAATTTTCTGTCATACTCTTACGTATTATACAAGTTCTGTGAACTTCTGGAGCTAGATGACTATCTACAGTGCTTTCCTCTGCTGAAAAACAGGGACAAGCTTTACAATCAAGACAAGATCTGGGAGCGTATATGTACCGATCTACGCTGGCAGTTTATTCGGTCAATTTAGACATGTCCTATTTACATGTGAGACGCAGGGGATGCGGCGGCGGCCTTGGGTGCAGGCGATACATTTGCGAAGCCCTGGTGTCCATAAAAGTAGTTCCACACGGCCTTGTGGGTCAGGTGGTACACGAGGGCGAACACCACAGCGTGGGTGGCGGCGACCATCTTCTTCGAGCCACCAGCAGGCAGGCTCAGCAGGATACCAGGGGTCAGCACGAAGAACAGAAGGGCTACAAACAGACTCATGTACAGGTGGAACATTTCTAATTATCGGACGCAGATTTAATTTCCCTGGCGAGAAGGATTTCCCCTTCCCTCCTGGGATTCTTACGAACCAAGCCGGGATATTTCTTTAGTAAGTAATCAATTACCTTTGTGTAGGTAGACTGTCTCTCTTCAATCGTCTTACCGATTCCCCCTGTCTTCCCCATTTTAGTTGATGCGACAACATCATTCAAGCGAACCACACCACCGTCTCTAACTGCATTCTCTAGACTCAGCTCGTAGTCATGTTTTAGGGGAGCGTGCAGAACAATCTTACGATTAATTATTCCATACATATGGCCAATGAGAAACTTCAGATTCGTCGACGGTTCAGGTGACATCCAGCCCGCATTCTTGGTAGGATAAATTCCCCACATATGGTATCCCAACTTCTTGCACAAGGCAAAGCCTCGCCGAATCACTTGGGCTAGATGTGTTAGAGGGACCAGCTTAGTCCCCTCTAACTGCCACAGGGCACTCACATCATCGTCAAAGGATACGAGTTCTGTTCCAACCGGATAGTATTTCATGATGAAATTCCTTTGTTGCATTAGGCCAGGTACACCTATGACGATTGAACCATAGAGAGTAGCGGGAACTTCTTTCGCATAGCGTTCGTATTCTTGTTTATTTGCCACAAAGAGCGTGATTTGCTGTCTGGGAATCTTGTAGCTGTGTAAAAGGGCTAGGGTTTTTTCTTGGACAAGCTCGGGTCGCCCGTAGCTGGGAATAACGATCTGATAGACCATCTCTACCTAGGATCTGATAAATCCAACTCTTTACGGCACACCACTATATCAACCTGAAGATGATCATCATAAAATAATTCAACAGTTGATGCAATGTCATCAAAGGGTAGTATATATACCTGTATAGGTCCTCGGCGTGAAAGCATGTACATGTGGCTATACTCCTTGTGTAATAGGCTAAGCTCTTCTGTTGTTCTCTGAATACACTCGTCTCTCGTCGTTCCGTACCAGAACACAGAACATTCAAAAATAATAGCCTCTATGGTATGTAAGTAGGGATGAAGGCTGTGTAAAATGGCTAGGTCATGTCCTTCAGTGTCAATCTTAATAAGAGATACAGTGCGTTGGAGAAAGCTATCTAGGCGTATACAGGGCACGAGAAGCGTCGACGAACCTCTTGAATGCGATTGACCACCCTCTATGGTGAATGGAAGAGTACCATGAGAATCCGATATTGCTTTATTATGCAAACGTATCTGCATATCATTTACTAAATGGGGTAGTAGGGCTGCATAGGAAATAGGATTCGGTTCGAATGAGTCTATTGTGCAGTTCGAGTTAACACTAGCAGCAAAGAATGACCACCAGCCCTCATCAACCCCTATATCAATACAGTACTTCGGAGAATTCCCTTTCAGTAAATGATACGTAACATATGAATTACACACGTCTCCATCATTTCCAGATGTTATATGACGGACTTTTATACCCTTGCGAGGATCGTCTGGACAATCCATATCAATAATCCACGGATACGTCATTCTTATCGATAAAGTATAATACAAACGCTGCGGTGACGCAGGCACAGCTTGAAAAGTTGACGTGTTTCCCTGGGGCGTTACCAGTCCCTGTGTCATGAGTCTGGAGTTAATTGTTGGTCCTATGTTTGCTGGCAAGTCGACGGAGGCAATTCGGCGGGTCAGGGATTTCGAGGTACAGAGTATTCCTTATTTAGTTATTACTTCGGTGCGTGATATACGCTATGACCCCAGCGGAGAATCAATCCGTACTCACTCGGGCAAGAGTGTTCCCGCAACGGCACTGACAACATTGAAGACAGTCTTGCTGATGGGACAATTAGCAAAAGCTAAGCATGTTCTCATCGAGGAGGCTCAGTTCTTTCCTGATCTTTACGAGGTTGTCATGGAGATGGTAGAGAAGAAAGGAAAGCATGTACTTGTCTTTGGCTTGGACGGGGATTCGGAGAGGAGACCGTTTGGACAGGTACTTGATCTCATCCCTTTTGCCGATACGTATGCAAAGCTCCAGGCCGAGTGTCGGCTCTGTGGCGACGGAACCGCAGCCCTCTTCACGAAGAGATACTCGAGTTCGACGGCACAAGTGTGTGTTGGTGGAGGAGAGATATACAAGGCCGTATGCAGGAAACATTATTTAGACCCTGTAAGAGGCTAAATAATGGGTTTAGTCGAAGCAAACCCTAAAGAGATCCCTCACCTAACTCCTTAACGTACCATCGGGAAGCCCACCAGGTTGGCACCAATGCCAAAGCCGGCACCCTGTCTGGCCGTCACGCCAATGGAGGGGGAGAAGATGTCCAGCACGGCGAACACAGCGGCAGCGGCGATCGTCACAGACACAATCTCGTCCATCGGGAGGGGCTTGCGGGGGATGAAGAAGAGAGCAAGAGCCACGGCCACACCTTCCACAACGTACTTGATCAGGCGGGTAAGCAGATCATTCATGTCCATTCTATCTATATTCTGGCAAAAGATTTTTTAGGAATTGGTATAGCTTCAATTGGCAGGTCTAAAGGTGCAATACGAAGCCATATTCAGAATGAGTACCGAGCCAGTAGAGGATTACCTCATGGAGGACGCAGAGCTCCCTAGCCAGAAGGTTGTACTCCTGAGTTTTCTCAGCCCGGAGAAGGTTCTTGCAAATAAGGACATCTTCATGTTCAAGAAGTTCCTGCTTGACTACGAGATGCAGTGGAAGACTACGAAGCTCGAGCAGTGGATGGCCGAGCAGTTTAGGACGCTGAACGCAAAGATGGAGACTCTTGCCGGTAACAGTGAGAGCAAGACGAAGGAGGAGGTAGTCGAGGAGCTGAAGGGATGCCTCCTGCGTACTGATCTGTTCGTTGAGGGGTTCCAGGCCTTTGTCACGGAGAACATGACGGAGATGAAGGAGCAGAAGCTTCAGTCTGCATACGAGGACTTCCTGTTTGCGAATTCCTCAAAGCTGGAGGAGGAGTTCTTTTCCCTGAATGAGTTCAGGACGACCATGCGTGGCATCAAGGTGCGTGGCGTATTTGCAAGCGAGGCGGAGGCATCGATTCGTGCGAAGCGTCTCCAGAAGACTGACCCCTCCTTTAACATTTACCTGGGCAGTGTCGGGAAGTGGATGGCCTGGGAGCCGGACCCGAACAAGGTTGGGGCGAGCGAGTATGCAAACGACGAGCTGAACAGCCTGATGAAGAAGTACCGTGAGAACGAGGAGGCACGTGACCAGTTTTACAACGAGCAGAAGAAGCAGAAGCAGGGCACCGTAGTGTCTGCAGTCCCCCCTTCTGTTACGGCAGGTGCAGGTGCAGATGCAGAGGCCCCCCCTTCAGTAGGGGGTGCGTCATCTTCTGCGAGCTCCTATGATGGCATGTTCTCTGGACCGGCAGACCTGGCGATGCAGAGGAAGGCGGAGGCGGCAGCAGCAAAGGCGTCTGCCCTGGACTAATGTGTAATTCGCAGTAGATAGTTATACTATATTATGCGAATGTGAATCTGAATCTCCTATATCTAGCACTTTTCGTCCTTCCCGCACCCCTTAAATCCTTCGGGGAAGTACTGTGGTGAGCTAGACTTGAGAATCGGTAAAAGGGCGACTGCCACGAATAGTCCTGCTAAGGCATACCACGTGGCATCTTTAATGTATACTTTGCTCATCTATTGGGTAACGATCTTATCAGTGTAAAGCCATGGGTCCAGATGATTCTGCCTGATTGTCAGCGTCCTTTTCGTATGTGCGAAGACGCTCAGTCTTTGCACAGAACCCATTAATACATTTTAGCCCAACCTCACACGGGTTATTCACTCCGCAGGGAATAGCATCGCCGAATCCTTCGACCGAACTCAGGCGTCCAAATGAATTTACCTTGGCATGTCCACTCCATACTGCAAGAACAAGACCGAGTCCAAGGATAAGAAAAAGTGTGTTCGTTATGTCTCTAAGATGTAACATAATACTATTTGGTGGATTTAAAATTTCTTGACGTTAATCATCGGTCCCTTCAGTTTTCTGTTTGCTGGGTCATACTGATTTCCTTCCTCGGGGTCCTTTTCCTTATAGTGTTCCATCGAGTGCTTCCAGAATTCCGGGGCACCAATCTGAAACTCTCCATGCATCTCCGCCTTGTACCAGAAGACAATATCCTCCAGCTTATTGCTCTGCGAGTTATTGTTCATGACAATGCATTCATAATTCTGTGTACACTGGTCCATCACCTGGCAGAAGAACTCGAGGCTGGGAAAGGCACTCCCAAAATTCTCGAAGATACGCTTCCTATTGGTGACATAGGGCTCTCTCAGAATAAAGCAGTAATCCACATTTGTTCTTAACATAGGTGGAATACCGAGAGGATATTGCATAGTAATAAGGAAGAACACCTTGAGCCAACGTCCGTTCAAGAAAAGATATCTGATGTTACGGTCGTGAAGCCAGCTGTCGTCGTACAGACAGTCGTCCATGATCAAGAACGATCTTGGGTCGGTCCTGCTGGTCCCCATCGTCTCAATCTCCTTTTGCACCTTTGCCATAATTAACTTCTGTCTCTTGCAAAAGTTGGCAATAATTACCGGGTTATAGTCTCCATGGATGAACAGCGGGGGAATCAGTTTCTTGTAAAATTGGTTCGATTCCTCGGTACCGCTGATCACGGTACCAAGAGGCATTTGCTGGTGGTGAAACAGGAGGTCACGCACAAGGGTCGACTTGCCCGTTCGTCGCCTCCCAATAAAAACACAAACCGCATCCTGGGGAATCATTTTCATATCGAACTTCCGGATATTTACATTGAGGGCGGAGGCTACTTCGGACATTTTACTCCTCTCTTGCACATAATAAATGCGGGTAATTCTCCGAGTGTGAACAAAAAAGTCATGATAGAATGGATTCCTGTTTAAATCAACCTATCGAAGTATCCCTTCCTAGGTGGACGATGTATAGTCGAGTCCCCGCTATACCTGGCTATAACGAGGTTTCTACACGTATACCTATTCTCGAGAAGGCCCTGGGTTCACTTCCAGAAAAGGAGGGGCAGCTACAGTCGGATGAATATTTCGCCCGTGTGCACTCGTTTACAGGAAGCGGTGAATGTGTGGTGGAGACGGCATCGAAAAAGAAGAAGCCGAGTTACTGTAAGGTAACCCACATCCTAGATCCTGTAAGAAAGATTCAGGGATACTATGATAATGCCGAGAAGGGAGAAGAAAGGGTCAAGAGAAAGACATCCAATCATATGAATCAGGCTTACATTGACTATATGGCCAATTATTTACTTGGACAGCTGAGAGAACGGGATATTTCTCCCCATTTCTGCCTCTTTTATGGAGGGTTTCAGGCAGTGGCCAACAAGTACAGATACAATATAACAGAATCCTTTGACTCCTACAGGCATTACAAGGGCTTCTGGGATAAGAAGGAGGCGGGGCTGTTTTCCCTGTACATTACGGAAGATGGTGAGTCTGTCGATGCTGACTCTCGCCTGAAGACATCTGTTCACTCTCGTTCGTTTTCCTATTTTACAGACAAGTCTCGTGGCCGGTCTACCTCGAGCTCTGAGTCAGAGTCTAGTCACATTTCTCTTCTTGAGTATGCCGGAGCAGCCGAAGCTGACGGTGAACTTGAATCTGTGTCGACGTTCGAGTCTGGATCTGATGCCAGCGACTCCGATGCCAGCGACTCTGATGAAACATCCGATGAAGCAGAGGTATACTCGGAGTTTGTCAAGTTTCCCACGGTCCTCCTCTTCCAGGAAAAGATGGATGGAATCATGGACAAGATTCTCGATGAAGAGGATCCTGAGTTTGAGGAAAAGTGGACAGCGTGGACCTTTCAGGTGATTGCTGCCCTTTGTGTGGCCCAGGCCACCTTCGGCCTAACCCACAATGACCTGCACACGAACAATATCCTGTACTCAGATACCGAGGAGAAGTACATCTATTACAGGACCCGCGATGGCTGCATGTGGAGAGTTCCCACCTACGGTCGTATCCTACGAATAATCGACTATGGTCGTTCTGCCTTCCGCATAGGGTCACAGTGGTTTGTGAGTGACGATTTTGCAAAGGGAGGCGATGCAGAGGCCCAGTATTCCTTTGGTGAGTTTAAGATTGATCGGGCAGAGGAGGTCTACCCCAATCCCTCCTTTGACTTATCTCGCTATGCAGTAAGTATAATGGAACCTCTTTTTCCTACATTTCCTGCTAAAAAGGAGGGGGGAGAGATCCTGAACAAGGAAGGTTCCTGGGTGATCGAGGAATCCGTTTCTCCTCTGTGGAATTTACTGTGGAGTTGGCTGATTGATGACAAGGGGAAGAATATTCTGCGTAACGAGGATGGTACAGAGAGATTTCCTGATTTTGATTTATATGAGAGAATCGCTGCTCATGTCTTTACTGCCAAGCCGCATGAGCAGGTGAGGAAGGAAATTTTCAAGCAATACTCTGTGACTGACGTTCCTGGCGGTCAAAAAGTATATTCGTTGTTCTGTTGAAGAGAGCTTTTGTCTAAAACCTCGCAGGGCCAGTCTGAAGCTCGATATCTACTGGAGCTGAAACTGCAGTCGCTGTAGCAACCGCAGTTGCGGTCGAATCGATAAAGGAATCAATCGATTCGGGCAGGAACATATATATGGATGCAGTTACGCAGGCACCGAGGCAGAAGTCACGAACTACGGGGCGAATCTTTAGCTCCTCGGAGGGATCTTTTGTGTAAACCTGGTAAATATAACTAGCTAGTGCAATTATAACTCCTCCTGCGAGCACTGCCTTCCACATACCGGACTTCGTAAAATCCATTCTACCGCGTGAATATGTTTGGGAAAGTCACTCCGTACGCGGGCTCTTCCTTCCCAGAGCCTATAGCTCTTCCTTCCCAGAGCCTATAGCTCTTCATCAAACTCCATGGGCATTTCCTCAGATGGTTCCAGTGAGAGTTCCTCGTCTGCAAAAGGGATGTCCTGGATTCCATTTTCCTCCAGGACATCGGAATCAAAGAGAACGTGGTTTGTCGAAAAACTCACTTGAGGCTTCGTCTGAATATTTATCACACGAGGTGTCTCTGTAGGGGCGACCTCCACGGGTGCTGTAACCTCTGCAGGGGCAGCGGCCTCCACGGGTGCTGTAACCTCTACAGGGGCAGCGGCCTCCACGGGTGCTGTAACCTCTACAGGGGCAGCGGCCTCAATGGGGGCTACGACTTCCAGAGGAGCAACGACCTCAGCAGGAGCGGCGACCTCAGCAGGAGCAGCAACTTCCAGAGGAGCGGCGACCTCAGCAGGAGCAGCGACCGTAACCTCATCTCCCTTTGACTCCTCTACCGCCTCAACCTTAATCTCACCTGTCTTAGTGTCATCCTCGTCGTCGTGCAGATACTCCCGCAGGATAGACTTCACGGGCAGTAGACCCCGAATCGCCTGTAACACGGAATCATTCAGAAGAGAAGATACCTGGCGAAGATTCTTCTGCTTCTCAATACTGTTCGAGTCTGCAAAAAGGTATGCATTTGTCCAGAGAGTACGGGCACACTCCGATAATACCCTGTGTAAGAAGTGGTCAATCTTGGGAATGGTAATCTGCAGCTTCTTCTGCTTCGTTGTTAGGCGAATCGCAGAAAGTACCTTTGTATGGGCAATAAAGACAGCCGTAATCAGCTCCTCCAGGTAATCACACGGGCAATCCTTCTGAATCTTCTCCGTCTCCCTCAGCACCTTGTCCTGATTCCAATCCGGAATACCCTGTAACATGGTTTGGAACTGCCAAAGGATCTTATTGGGTGTCGGAGCCTCCTCCTTGGCCGAGGCGAGAAGTTCTAAGACATATGTCTCAAGTGTAGGGACAAGAAAAACACAGAGCTGACGTGTATATTCTCCTTTTGCTTCTCCGTACACTGAAAAATCACTTTCCCCGCTCATTGCGATATTCTAGTCTATATACATTTACTCAAAGAATCATTATAACCGCATAGACTTCAAGTATAGTAGACGTGCCCAGGGAGAACTACCAGAACCAATTGCACGCAAGGCGAGAAGAGCTTCCTCCCAGGTATCCTCTCGATCCAAATACTCTTTTATCTGATCTATAGGATTTTCACCCTTTTGAAAGGATTCTGATACCGTTAACGTTGGATCTGTTTTTACTCTCGGCGGCCGAGCCATTTGACGAAATGAATCGGTCCCAACAGGTTGTTTCCACTCGCACCTAGACTGAATTGCGGGAGTAATACGGTTTGGATCTCGGCACTCCAGAATACATTGCACGGATGGAGAAACGGTTTCTAGAATACGCCGTAAAAAGGCCTGGGATTCGGGAGTTAGATCTTCGGCTCCTTCAATCCAGACGAACAGAGGTTCTTGACTTCGCACTTGCCGATGAAGAGATTCTCTTCCCTCTCTGAGCGTCCGATCTGTGCGTGCGTTCCAGTGATAGAGCTTTGCTTTTGCCTGCCTGACGTGTGATAATATCCACGTTGTTTTTCCACAACCTGGAGGACCATATACTAACCATGCAGGTTGGGGCATCCCCTTTCATTGAACTGGGTTGCCGAGTTTAGGCTTCCCGTGGAAGCTAAAGAGCTGGGCCTGCCCCGTGGAAGCTAAAGAGCTGGGCCTGGCTGGAAGCCAAGCTTCTACTTCCACGCATTCACATGCAGGCTCTGCATGAGGGGATTATTCTGGGTCATCTCAATAATCTCACGTGTATTCCTCTCCTCTGCCACATCTAAGTTAAAGGGTGCTCTGTACTTCACCCGCCCGATATCCGTCGAGCCAGGGCCAAGGTCGACGCTCCTGTTGACTGTGAGCTCACGGTCATTGCGAATATCCGAGTCCAGCTTCCTCGATGTAACATTGGGTTCGTCGCCCTTGAACATCTGAATGTTTCCACCCATGGCCTGTCTTCCCTTGGCCACCACCTGCTTATTCGGGTTCAGTGTCATGTTATAGGCGAAGGTGTGGCTGATCATCCGCTCAGCCGCCGCCTTCGGTGCACCCGTGTAAGCCGATTTAGCAGAGATCTGTGCCTTCTGCGTCGGGCGAGCGATATCATCAGGATCATATACAGTCAGACGCGTGGGGCCGTCCGCAATAGCCATGATACCAAAACGGTCATTGTGGATGGTTCCCTCACGCACCGTCGTGCGGGCAATATCACTGGGATCCCATACTGTGATTGCTGGTGCACCATTGGCATACCCTGTTGCATTGCCAGACTGCTGGATGTTTCCAATCGTCTCACCACGACGGGTAGGGCGGGACTCGTCCTCAAAATGCGTCGTTACTGCACCAGCCTCTGCAGGGCTCAGATTCAGCCCCATGACACGATCACCAGTGTAAAAGCGTTCGTTGGGACGGGCATCATACGAACCCTTACCATAGTCATCGTCGGGACTCGACGAAAACTGACTTGCATCAGCATTTCTGTAGCCCGCACCCCCGTACTGGTGGCCCTGCGGCTTCCTGTAACTGCCTACCACGTAGTTCATTCCAAAGTCCTGACTTGCACCGGGACCAGTATATTCAACACTGGTGTCCTGGCGATTTGTCTCAGGCATCACTTGGATAGGACGGTTCATTTCCTTGGTCAGCTCGGACTGGCCGGCAATACCCATGTGCTTACCATCCTCGTCACTGTAAAAGCCATCGGGGCGGTATTTCCTCACTTCACCGGGGTTCTCTGCCGATTTGCCGATGAACTGCTGACCTTCCACGACGGGCATGGTGTAGGTATTCTTGGGGTTCGTTGCAACACGAAGATCATCGGTCTTCTTCATGTTCTTCATCATGTAGTCATTGACCTCTAGCTGCTGGAAGCCGCCCTTGCCCGTCGAACCATACCCCTCGTTCAGAGCAGGGGCGACTCTCACCTGCTCGAACGGCTTCTCTCCTGCACGATTTCTCGGCTCGTTAATACGACTGTGTACGAAATCAGAGGATGCCTCCATACCGTATACGTTGCCAAAGGGTACCTGGGTGTTGTCAAACATTTGCTCAACCTCTTGCTTCTTCACCTGCACCGTGCCAGCACCCGTGTAACGATCTAGGCGACCAGAATTGGCAGAGGAGTCAACATTCTGCTTCACCCTCCCTCCGAAAAAGGGCTGCATATTGTTATGAGTGAACTCCTCAGCAGGAACGACCTGACCAGATAGACCGCTTGTAATATAGTCAGAATCAATATAGTTAGGGGTAAGCTCCCTACCGCCGGCATTCATAATGACATCGGGTGTTGCGGCTTCAATAGGCATTTGGGTAGGGATCTGCCTGACGCCGGACGGATTTGGTTCAACAGGTGGCGTGGTCATTCCCATAAGCCCCTTGTACATCAGGTTAAGTTCTGCGGCCGAACCTCTGAGACTCGTATTCGGATTTCCATCCGAGGCTTGACGGTTGCTAAAGGCTTCCTGGCGGTTGCCTGAGGCTTCTTGACGGTTGCCTTGATTCCCGAACGCCTCTTTTACAGGTAAAGCACTGCGTGCAGTAGGGTTGGTGCCTGCGGGATTTGTGGGGTAAGGACCTGCAGGAGTGGTGTTTCTTGCCAGAACAAGTCCTACTCCTCCTAAAACTGCTAGGACTGCTAATTCCATACTAACAAGTGACTAGTAAAAGGATGGAACATATCACCTAAGAAAAGACGCTTGTCTTAGTGAATGTATCTACTGGAGTCTGGGCTCTGCTGCAACACCCTTGACCACCTCATCAGTGTAAGTACCACGAGCAGGAGTGTGCGTTCTGAATCTGTACTTATCGACATCTCTAGCAGGGATGAAAAAGTCAAAGGGAGTCTCGAAGGTCTCCTGGGGATTGTGAATGGGAAAGTCCCAGCGATTCCATCCAGTAGCACGGAGGGTACACGGGGGATTTGTTAAATGGTTGAAGACAAGCGGAGAACTCTCATCAGGAGCGTGTTCCAGGCTCCTCTGGTTTACGGGATTGGTGGCTGGGTTGTAGAGAAGAGAATTCTCTCTCAGCCTTGCGGAAGGACGGCCTACACCCATTAAGTCAGACTCCACCTCTGTCTTCCAAAGACCAGAGACCCAACTTGCTCCGGATTGTTGAATACGGGTTGTTGTGTCCATAGGAAAACTAGCAGGGCAGTTCTTGTAAGGAGTAAAAGCATATGTTCCAGCATAGGATGTAATTCTCATATCGTCTGCCTGGTGGACGTCATCCCACTTTGACCGTGTGAAGGCCGTCTGTCGGGGAGTGCACATCTCTACTAGTACTTTTCAGGACGATTGCATACATTTATGCTAAAGGGTTCAGGGGCAAGGGTGGAAGGGTAGGCCCACATCTGACTCTGCTTTAGGGGGGTAGATGACACATTTATAGACACCTTTTGCTTAGGAGTGTCCCGTCGTACTTCATTTCCGACGTCATCCTTGGGCAGGTGCTGCCTCTTGGGGCAAAAGGTGTTTGCACGGGTGATGCCACGGAGATCAGATTCAATGTTCACCTGCTTTTCCCGGGTCTCATAAGGCACCTCATTTCCTCCGACAAGGCCGAGAGTGTGCTGGGTAGGCTTAGGGTGTTCCGCATAGGATTTAAGGATATCGTAGGTCTGGGGGTTCTCTGTAGATTCCCATGGGTGAGGTTCGTATGGGCCTATTGCATCCATGTTCTATCCTGGCGGAATAAATGATTCTTGAAGAGAATGTCTTCAGTATCCTCTAGTGGAGAAGGAAACGAGAATACTGTGCCTGGTCCCACGGGGACGGTACCTGAACTTCGCAGAAGTAGTCGTAGTCGAAGTGCATCTCCTATTGGCAGCGGCACTCCTGCTCGTTCTTCTCCTCGTACTCGTCTAGGATCTGGCCCTACAGGGGCATCTAGCCCTGAAGGGGCGTCTAGTCCTACAGGGACGTCTAGTCCCACAGGGACGTCGCCTGCACCAGAAGCAGTCCCTAGCCCTGAAGCCCCGTCGCCTGCACCAGAAGCCCCGTCGCAGTCTGACTGTGACCGACTCCGTTACCTAGAAATTCCGTTAAATGGTGAAGCGATATGCTGGTGGCTTTCTGTGAACCTCGCCCTTTTCCACAAGAAGAGACCCGAATTAGACACATTTTTCCAAGAAAGTGGATCAGCCCTATTTCGGGAGATATATGACCATTATACTGGAACAACTGCTGTTGCCATGGAACGTCTTACTACAGAAATTCGCACTGAATTAGCTGCCTCTGCCTCTGCTTCCCCAGCAGCCACCAAACCCACCTTTGACATAGCCAGCAAGGGCCCGCAATCAACAAATGAGTATCTCTTATATTTAAAATCAATCATACCAACCTTAGACAACACCTTTGTCCAGCTCGTAAATGGATCACCTAGTGCATTTCAACAGTTATATGATATATACTATCATGCCCTATATTTTGGCCTACCACGCAGCCTCAAGGAAGGGGACACAACCGATACATCTAACCCCACCCTAGCTGCATTCTTTGAATTTCCCGATGTAGTGATTCCCTCCACAGGAAATACGGTCGTCTTTAGTTTTGAACGCAAGTCGCAAAATAAGTCATATTCAAACTATTCAATCACTCCTCTCCAGACAATTACCCTTCCCACGTCGAAGGGCGAACGTATGCTAAACACACCTGTAACAAAGGAAATGAAAGATAAGGCACACTCTGAATGGGCAAAGATGATCGCTGGCAGCACAGACTCAACGACATTGTATTTAGATGCCATTACGGTATCAACGCCTGGAGGAGGTCATTATGTCACCTACGTGAAGTGCGAAGATTCAGATATTTGGTTATATGATAATGGTCTATCTGCAGGTCCTCTCGGATCAAAGGAAGGTTCTGCTGAATTTGCATCGTTTGATGATATGATGAGTAAGAAGGGCGACTTAATCCGTGAGAATCTCGTCTTACTCTATTACTCGAAGACTGGTTCAGCATAGACTTACACGTGATATAAATCTAAGATAGGATACTATCTTACATTTAGTATGCCACGTGTCACCATTTAACTGCTCACATCTCTGGCAAAGGCCCTACTCGGCAGACCGCCACGGATCCATCCATTGGCAGCCACCTCCTCCACCAGGTGCTTAGGGTTCTGCACATTGTCCTTCACGGTCTTAATTAAGGGCTCGAACACACCATCAAAGCCCACCTCCGTCACGCCACCACACTCCTTGCCCTGGCGTACCTGCTCACTGTGCAGAAGCATAGACTCGACGTCAGAGTTACCGCGGCCAGTACCCATGAACGGAACAGTCAGGAAGGGTCTCGCCTGGGCACGGATCAGACACCTGTTGTTCTTGAACTCGGGTTGATTCTTCAGTGCCGACTCAGAATCAATGTCAGCATTGTTTGCACCGAATCCCTCACGGGGGTAGACAAATACATTCTCGATCGAGATAGGGTTCACCATTCTTGCATCAGGAACCAGGTTACGTGTGTTGTACTGACCAGGTCCTACCGACTGAGAATAGTAAGAGGTGATTCCACAGGCATCATCTCTTACATGTGTAAGACGGTTAATATCCATTCTTCTAGCAGAGTAGAAGAAATGGTTCGGGCTCCTATGAAGGATAGATTCTGTTCATGCATTAAAAAGGTCTGGAGGCAGAAGACTCGCCGGTTCAAGAAAGAATCTTCTGCTATTGCTATCTGCGTGAAATCAGTAATACAAGGTCCTGCAAGTAAAGGCCGGAGGCGTACCCTCAAGCGTTTTTCTTGTCGAGGGAAGCCTACTCTTTCTCTTCAGCCTGCAAAAGACGTTGAGAGCTAGAGGCTAGAGGCTAGAGACCCCCTACATATTTAGCCAAGGAACAGAAGCCCCATTGGTTCCACCGTAGCATGCATCCCCGTTGCCTTCCTTGCACGTCTTCCCAGGTATCTTGTACAGCCAGTCCTGGTAGCTCTTCTGATCATTCGGAATACTCGTGATAGGCTGAGTGACAAACATACGCTGGCTCTGGGTCTTGCCAAACACGTCAGTAGGGTCGCTTGTCCACTGTACACGGAACATGGCATCTAGGTCCTCCTTGGCCTGTGGGGTTTGCAGAGAGGGTGCAGGGTCTCGTGTCGGGGCGTAAGAATACTGATCAACTGTTATATTGTGAAAGGGATTCCTGACTTCCTCGACCGAGCCCTGGAAGGGGAGTGTATCGTCCGTCCCCTCAACCCCTGTAACAAGTTCCGTCTCTTTTACGGATGCCAAGACATATTGATCATCTAGCTGTGGCTGGTCCGTAAATCCTTCCCTCTTTCCCTGGAGATTCTTGAGTGCAAGAAAGGTCGGTAAAAGGCCTATCGTTGCCAGCACACCAACGATGAGGTACGAGTGATGGTTCCGTGTCGTAGTAGTAACGATGAAGCCAACTAGAAAGGCAATCACATATACAACAGCCACCCTATTTACCATATGACTTGCACATGGCTTCTTTGTAGGGTATAACGAGTGAACAATATATTTGGGATTTTCCCAAAAATATGGGTCGCATAACTCCATCTAACGCTTCTATTTGTTTTTCTTCATCTCTTCAGCCTTCTTCCTCTCAGCAAGCTTCTTCTGAAGCCTCTCCTTCACCAGAGACATTCTACCACTTGGCTGACGTCCCGCAGCACGCTCAAAGTCATCTGCACGTGCACCAAAAGAGCTCCGGAACGTCTCCATCATCTCAACGAACTGCGGATTGTCGCTAAAGAGCTTCATCAGCTCCTGAGCCTCGGCCATTAGCTCCTTCGGGCGAAGAGCACCGGACTGTATTTTCTGCTGAAGCTTCTTTGACAGCTTCTGCACAGTACTCTGTACCATGGTTGAGTTCTTCCCGAAGAGATTCATCATAATTTCAAACGTCTTGGCGGGATTGCTCTTCGACGCCTCAATATCCTCAGGGCTCAGGCCGAGATCCTCCAGGTTCAGCTCCTTCACAATCTCCTCGGCCAGGCGGGCAATCTGTCCCTTCTTGAACTGCTCAGGCAGCTCAGGAAATCCCTTGCCCTCGCTGAACAGCTTTGACATCTTCTCGCCGAAGGAGGCGAAATCGATTCCACCCATCTTCTCCTTCATCTCCTCCATCATCTTCTTCGTCCAGTCGGAACCGTTCACATCGTCCTTCGTGCCCATGTCAACCAGCAGGCAGAAGGAGAGGAGGGTAAGATGCTGCTGTATGGCTGACCTGGTCGTGTCGCTGAAGGATGCCCAGAGTTCATCGGTGATGAACACTCCCGGTAGGACGGCACCTGGACTCGTCTTGGTATCTCTCTTGGGAGAGCAGGAGGGTAAGATACGTTCCTTGAACTGGGAAACCTTGTCGGTATCGGAAATGAACATTGCCATGTCAATATCCGACTTCAACTCGGGGCACGTCTTCATCAGGTCCACGGCAAATTCAGCGTACTTGTCGAGGAACAGTTTAGGAAGAGGCGGCATCTAGACTATATGGGATAGAAAGGCGGTGAATCTTTACGCTGTCTTGGATGCCTTCTCGCACAGGAGAACCAGGACCTTCAGGTGCTTCCAAATCGCCGAACGATTCGACTCCGACATATCCCCCCAATACTTGTCAAAGATGGTGAGTGCCGGGTAAATTTCATTGAACTGCGTCTGAATTGCAAGTTTCGTGTAAGCAATAATCTTATCCACATCCTCTGCCATAATCTCATCCTTCAGGGGCTTGTATACATGCTCGCTAAACAGATCGTGGATCAGCCTAGGATTCACCTTCTTGGCCGCCTCGATAGAGGATAGTGCACTCTTAATCTCCTTCTCCTCGGAGTACGTCTCGTGCAGGTCCCGGAAGAAGGCAATCATCTTGTCAACAAACAGACCAAGAGGAGTAGTGGGTGCCTTCGACATATCTTTACTTACATGGAGTGTTTTCTTTAGATTAGCTTTGACGTAAGCGGAACACCCCCTACTGTCTTGCCGGTCCCTGGGGGATTCCTAGGTCTCGCTGTTGTTTATACATGTCCATCTGCTTATCAAACACCGCCTCCTTCTTTGACCGAGTTCCCTGGTTCTGAACAGCCGCCGCTAATCCAATATCGCTCTGCTTGTCTCCAATTCCGCTTAAGAAGCTGAAACTTCCCGGAATTGTCGCCCCTCCATTTCCTGCAGTCGACATATCGGCATCGACGAAACTGTAGCCAGTGTCCCCATATCCACTCATCTCACCTCCCAGCCACGACTCTGGTCCATCAACCAGCGTCTGTGCCTGACTCGTGGTTGGCGGCTTCGACGGCTGTGCCTTCATCTTCTTCTCGTACAGCCAGTTCATCACTTCCGTATCCACTTTTACAGGATTCTCGTCGCCGGCAATAACGAGGGTGGGAACCTGCTTTAACCATTTCGGGAGAGTTGGCTTATTTCCTGCCTTATCGGCATCAACGCATTGGAACTCGAACGTCTTCAGCCAGGGAGTTTTAGACAATTCTTCGATGAATGCCTTGGACCATTTGTCCTTATTACTGTAAAAACAAACGTTCTTCTGACTCATCTATTTACTTCACAAATGTTTCGGGGGATTCATTACACGCAAATCCCCTAGGGCAAAAGCCCCAAGGCAAAAGGCCCAATGCAAAAGGCAAACCAAATGCCGAAACCCCCAAACAGTAAAGTTGAAATCCGGACGGGGGGATAGAATAGTCCAGCCATGTCTTCCGTATTCCACGACACCGAGTCCGCCGATGCGAAGACGATCACCTTTACCCTCTCTCCCACCAATGTGACCTATGCAAACTGTCTCCGCCGAGCCGTGCAGTCAGAGGTATCGATCCTCGGCTTCCGTGCCGATATGACCGACACGGGTACCACAAGCGATGTCACCGTTACGAAGAACACTACACCAATGTCAAATGAGATGCTTGCCGATCGGATTGGTCTTCTCCCCATTGCCTTTCCCGCCGAGGGAGTATCTGCCTGGGATAAGGAGCGTTACCTCTTCCGTCTGGCTGTAGAGAACAAGACGGAAGACACTCTCCTGGTTACTGCGTCGATGATTGAGTGCCTCGAGAAGGTGCCGACTTCCAATGAGAGAGTGCGTGTCCCCAATACCCAGTTCTTCTACCCTGACCCTGTTACAGGTGATACGTGCATTATTGCGGTGCTGAAGCCCTTTGTGCCCGGTCAGTCTCCCGAGGCGATCGAGCTGACTGCGTGGGCGACTCCTGGAAAGGGCAAGGAGCACGCTCGCTTCAACCCTTCATCGCAGTGCTCTTACGGATACACTCGTGACCCCGACGAGGGGCGTATCCTGAAGAGGTGGCAGGAGTGGCTCGTGCAGAAGAAGATCGCTATCAAGGACCTGGATGCCGATGAGACCAGGAAGAAGCAGCTAAATAATGAGTTCAGGAGCCTTGAGCTGCATCGTTCCTTCAAGATTGATGCAAAGGGGGAGCCGTACAGTTACGATTTCACCGTGGAGAGCATTGGGACAATGTCTCCATACACGATGGTCTACACTGGTTTGTTAGAGCTGGCTGCTCTCTGTGAGAAGTATGCTGCGGTCGATGTGGGGGAGCTTCCTGATACAATGGATATCCGCCCTGCCGATGGAGCGATGAAGGGCTATGATCTGTGGTTTCGTGGGGAGGACCATACCCTGGGAAGCATGCTACAGGCGTGGATCGTGGAGAACACGGTGTCGAGTGGCGAGGTGGATTATGCTGGCTACAAGGTACCCCATCCTCTGCGAAAGGAGATGGTGCTCCGTCTAGGTGTTGCGGATTCCAAGAAGTTCGAGGAGAGGGCGGCTCGGGCCTGCCTCGCTTCGGCGGCCAAGGGATGTGCAGATATGTTCCGTGAGTGGTCGGTGGAGTGGTCGGTTGTCGCTAGGGAGAATGGCTTTGCCATGGGTGGCGACGGCAAGGCCATGCCGAAGAAGCCGTGGGAGGCACACGCTGAGGCGAAGAGGCGGTGATTTACCATCACCATCTCCACCGCTTTGCGGAAGAGGCGGTAGTCTCCACCGCTTTGCGGAAGCGTAAGTAGATTCGCTTAAACTCTAAGTCGTCATCTAAGCTAGATGTTCGCTCCTAGTCCAGTGGTAAAATACTATACACGCAAGTGCATCAGTTGTCTCAACAAGGTGGTAATCAAGATTGAACTCCCCAGTAATGCGACAGAGGCTGCATGCCCCCAGTGTCAGGCGATTGTTCGCATATGGCCTTAGTAGATGGCGGCCCCTGTTTTTTCCACGGAATACCTGGCTGAATTACTTGCACTTCCTGAAGTGACAGCTGCGAGGGAGAAGATTGCGTCAGGTCAGAAGCAGGTGTATTTCAATACCCCTGTAACTGAGACACTTCGCTCTGCCCTCCTACCCCTCGGACTCGATATCTCTGCAGGGGAAATCCCCATGCGATGGATCCAGGGAGATACTCCCGCACACGTGGATTCCGGCCCGTCGGCCTTCGAGAATACCTACCTCGTCTATTTAACCGACAGCCCTGGAGAACTTGTTCTCGATGACACCGCTCACCCTATTACAGCAAATACTGGATTCGTCTTTCACGAAGGAATTCGACACGAGACGAGGGGAACAGGGTCTATACCCCGTCTCTTACTTGGACCCATGAATGAGTTTGCACAGGCGGTTGGTCTTCCAGCAATAACCTATTATCCTGATCAAGCTCATGCCCTTTCACAGACTGGTACCATTCTCGGGTATGGAGGATATACTATAGGTTCTTCTATCGGTGGAAATTCCACCGACTATTCGACATGGGGAGCTTCCTGGCGAATTGCCGCATGGACGGGCACAGGTTCTCCCCCTTCTGGGGCGTATTCAACAGGCTTTGACTTGAGTAGCCTGGGTTCTTTTTCCTATTATGTTTATCCAGCGCCCCCTTGCTTTCTGGAAGGGACAACCGTACTCTGTTACAGGGATGGTGTAGAGGCCTATGTACCCATTGAAACCATTAAGTGCGGGACCAGTGTGCTAACTCCTCAAGGCTACAAGAAGGTGGAACTTATTGGAAAGAGGACTATACAGAATCGAGGAGACGATGAACGTGTTCAGGATCGTCTGTACCGTTGCTCTGTCGCAAACTACCTGCAGTTAAAGGAAGATCTCTTCCTTACGGGATGCCATTCCATCCTTGTACCCAGGTTGTCCGATAAAGAGAGAAGAAAGACAGAGGAGATTCTCAGCCAGGTGTTTATTACTGGTAAACTGTATAGGCTGATGGCCTGTGTTGATGAACGTGCCGAGCCATGGGCCTCCGATGGAATGTACACAGTCTGGCATCTTGCACTCGAGAACAAGGATCTCATAAAGAACTATGGAATCTACGTGAATGGGGGATTACTGGTGGAAACGTGTTGCCTGCAGAGGATGAAGAGTTCTGCGTTAACGCTGTGTTAGAGGAATTACAGTGGATTATCAGATGCCCTTATATTATCGCAGGTGTCCTAGCTGCCTGAGTAGAGTAGTATTAAATAATCCAAGCCCTGGTGCAGAGCTTAGATGTTTACACTGCCATGCGATTATTTGCATTTGGCCTTAGGGCACTATAGCTTGATAGAGGGTACATTCTATGTACCTCCTCTAAGGCTACCGCATACTCGGAATCAATACCATCGTAGCTTATATTCGATGCCATGCCAAATTCTGCCATCAGGATAATAACCTTTAACAGATCTCTCACATACGGTTGGCCTGCCGTTGCATAGGCGAGACAGGCTCGGCGTTCGATGTACACTCCTCGTTCTCCGCCGAGAGTAAATCCCCACGGCGTTCGTTCAAACGGAGTTTCGGGATTGAGCAGGGAAGGAATGAGAGAGAGAAACGTGTTATAGATAAATTCGGAAACCAGTATTTGTTTCCAGTGAATTGTATGGAATTGCATTTGCTTTTGCATTCTCTAGTAGATGTCCAAGAGGAATACTCGAAAGGTCTCCCGTGGAAATCGATATTTAACCATGAATAACGGTGCAAATTACTGGCT